AGGTAGAACGGTAGTAAACTACTACTTGACAAATTTATGGTTTTATGATAGGGGCGGGGTTATACCACATATCAAACCGTATGTCAAGTAAGCATATAAAAAAATAATTGTCAATAGGGTATAAAGGAGGGTCACCCCTCCCTATACTATTTATTCCATTTGCGCAAATTCTCAATCAAGTCTTCTGCGGCTCTTTGTAGGTCTCTAATAGCCGTATCTGTCTTATGCTCCTGCTTAACAACGCCGGACACAATAGCGCTAATACGCTTGGATACGTACGTAGCCTCTACCAGTGCCATATCATGTTTAACGCCCTTCATACCCTTGTCAATAAACGTCGAAGCGTCTATGATATGGACGTGCATATGAGCAGGTAATACAATTGAGTACGTTTGTCTAGTCTTATACATAGCACCAAGCACCTCAGCATGCTTGACAATTTGCTCCAGTTCAATAATGGCAAGTTCGATATTAGCGTTCATAATATCCCATCCTTTTATCTATATAATAGTGAGCTTACAATTATAAGGGACTTAACGCCCCGACTAGCAAGTGTATACGGACACTTGACCCTCAATGTCATAGTATTTAGCTAACTTAGTTCTCATTGCACGGGCAGCCTTGAGAGCTTCTTTCTCATCGTAATAAGTGCCAAAATATACCGTGAACATATAATCGCCAGTCGTGTCATATGCAGTGAATTCACAATCAAAGATGTCAGTGCCGTTGTCGTCCTCGCTATTATATACCATAACTGTATGATAGTCTACGTCTTCCCATTGCTCTGCAAGCTCCTCTTTATATTCCCCTTTAATCTCAGTAATATTCTTAACGTCTAAAGGTGCAGGAATAGCCTCTTTAACCTCATTCGCTAACTCCTCGCTGATTTCCTCTTTTGGCTCTGCTAATACAGTAATACGAGATTTAGCAACGTTAACTAAAACCCACTCATCCGTAGTCGTACGATTAACCCAAATGATATTAGTATCAAGACCGATATCAACGATGCGACCTGAGAAATAGTCACCGTTTGGACATTCAACGAATAATAGTTGTCCCATATGATAAGGTGCTTCTTTAACCTCTACTTCTTCAGTGATAAGCATAGCCACTACCACGTGATGCATATTAATAGTTTCTAATACGCCGCCTACGTTTAACCATAATAGAGTTTGTTTAGAAGTGAAGTCTGTCACATAACCTTTGTATTGATTGCCTGACATCATTGTAACCTCTACCACTTGTCCTAATTCGAATTGACCCATTTCAACACGTGTTTTCACTTCTTTTCCCTCCTCCTCGATTTTAACGATACCAGTATGATTGTATGATGCATCTACCATTTTAATTGCATGCTCTTCACTAGTAGCCATAACATAGCGAGTGTTTACCATACCATTTGCATGGTTGAAAGTAACCGTGAATTTACGTTCTTGTTTAGCAGGGATAAGCCCGCTTTCCATTAAAGCATTAACCGCGTTCGTGATATCACCTTCACCAGCTAGGATTGAAAGACCCGCGTTAACGTCTTCATATGCATTTGTTAAAGTAATAAGGTAACGTTTGTAATCAGTTAAGCGAATAGCGTTGTTAAGCTCCTTGTTTGTTGCTACCTCTGTAATTACCTCAAGATTGTTTTTGTATTCAGTTGCGATTGTCATATTCATCTACCATCCTTTTATGTATGCTAGCAAGGTGTTTCCCTGCTGCTCCTATAATATCTCATATTCCGACGGCAATTACAACCCTTTGACAAAAAGTAATTATATTCGCAATTGTCAGAATCTTTTATACAGTTAATTTGTCAGAATATAAGATTTACTTGACTTATAGCTATTACTATGATAACCACATATGCGCGCTCCTATGCAATGTAATAGGAGTTTTAAATTGTCTGATAGTCAGAATTATCTGATAACTTCCCATAACATATAATTGTCTATTTGTCAAATCTATTTTAAAGGCTCTAACAGCCCTTCTAAGCGATTCTAAGCTATAGCCCTAGTATTTGTATTGCCTAGCATCCTAACAGCCCGTACAGAGGAAATAGCCCTCTAAGCCAGTCATACCAAGGGCTCATAAATTGTCAGAATATTTAGTCATCTTATAATAGACAGAATTATCTGACTATTTGAATTATCTGACAAATAGCTCACACACGTATACCACACATCGAGCCAATTGTCAAGTTGACAATGTATTCAAAATAGTCAGATAACTTAACAGCAGCTCCTTATCAAACAATTGTCAGAATATTTAGAATAGGCTGACTATCATAATTGCTTGAATAGTTTGAATTGTCAGTTAATTCTATCGCAGTCTCTTATAATTGTCAGACTATTTAGACTATTCATAACATTCAAACTGTCAGAATATCCACAATAACACGAACATTATAATTGTCAGACTATTTTATCATTCGTAATTATCAGACAATTAAGATTAGTCAACTAATAATTCCCGAGGGTTTTTATCTAAATGTTCAGACTATTCATAATAATCCGAACAATAGCACAATTCACACTATTATGACAGTCAGACTATTAGCCGCCCCTACCGTTGTCAGACTATTTATACTATTCTTATTGTCAGAATATTTGCAATACTCTTTTAACTTGACAAATAGCCTCATCTGTGCTATTTATACGAGCTGCTAATTGTCAGAATATTTAGTTAGTCAGAATATGTATAAAAAACTTTTAATTTGTCTATGCTTGTATTATTGTCGTTTGATGTGCTATTCTGTTTAAGCAGGTCGATGCACATTTTGTAGATACCTGTTGTCGTAATTGTCTGACAATTGTCAGATAGTGCGATTGGCTCCGTGGGCGTAATTGCTCATGAGCTAAATGGACAAGCCATATAGTTGCCTATGCGTTCTAGGGAGCTACTAAGGATTTTCGGCTCTGTTCCAGTGAGCTACTAGGAGTTGTGCTTGCATTCCAGTGAGCTACTAGCAAAACCCCACATTATAGCAGGAAAGCCCTCACATTGTCGTGAAGGGCTTTTTTGTTGTTCTTATATATTTGTACCAGTTAGTTTGTAAAACGACGTGTAACGGAGTGTGAGGGTCCTTAAAACACCTGTACAAGTTTGTAATACTCGTATATATTTGTGTACAAGGGTGCAATCTGCTCTATCTAGCATGAACAGGGTATCAGAGAAAAACCTGAGGTAACCAAGTTGCACTTATTGAAAGGCTTCTTATTCGCACTCTGTCGCTGTGTTATCGTTGCTCTAGTGTAATACAATCCCTTTAACGTTTATAATCTCATACAAAGGAAGCGACAATGTCTCACTGTTATTACCTGTGAACTCTATCCACGAGTTAGCTTGTTCATGTACATCATATATAATACGTTCTAGTTTAACTAGGTCTGATGTAATAAACTCACGAACCTTATCATCATCCATTACTTTGTATTCTCTGTATACAATATGAAAGTGTGTAGCTTCTTCCTTTAATGCTTGTAATAGTTCTTGCCATTCCATAACCATTGTTGATGAATGATATCTGATTGTCATTTAAAACACTTCCTTATATAGTTCTATTCTTTTATCACGTGCTCTTTGTTCTTCTAATACATTCGCAATTGCTCTATACACGGGATGGTTATATTTTACGTTATCTTTGTTTTTATTATTCATTGCGTTTAATCGAATATCTATTACCGTTTGCATTAATGTAATTGCCTCATCAATTGGCACTGTTACAAATACACGTTCTTCTAGTGGGTGCGCGAATACTGTTGTTTCTTTTAGTGTTTGTTCGAACTCTCGTTTGATGTGTATAAGCATCCAGCCTATTGCCTCATCAAAGCTATTGAAGTTACAATTGAGTTGATTAATGTCTTTGATTGATTCAGTTGCTTTCTGTATCCATACTTGTTCTTTAATGCTTAGCTCTTTTACAGTGTCCGTATGGATTGTATAATCTGTGTGACCTGTTTGTAAGTAGAGCATGATATGTTTTAATGCTAAACGTTTAACCACTGTTAACTCATGACCTTCGAAACGATACATACTACATTCCCCCTTGTATTGAACTGTTTATGAATTGTCTTTCTCTAATAGCTCTATTATTGTCAGTATTGTTTCTTTTCTTTCTTATCACACCTGCATGTACTAATCCTTGTGTTATCATATCATCTTTATTAAAGTATACACGTGCATTATCACGTCTGAACTCTTCTTCTCTCAGTTGTTTTAATCTTTCCTTGCTACGTCTGATTACATATTCTAATGTAAGTATTTCTTTAGATAGTTCTTTATCGCTCCATCTCTCAATATTGCTTAACGTTGCCTTTTCTGTTGTCATTTACACCTACACCCTTTCATAATATATTATATATTGTTTAGTCTTCGTTTAGATAATATTCTTCATAGCTGAAGATATTTCCCCCGAGGTCTTTGTTTGCTTTGTCACATCTAGCCTTTGCCTTCTCCTCTGTACTGTATACCCCTTCAAAATCATTTGTGTCATATCCGTAATTAGATGTAACAATGTACACGTAAACTTTACCATCTTTGATTGTAAGCTCTTTTAATAAGTCTACTAATGATAAACATATTGCTAGTTCCTTTTCCTTTGTCATAACTATTCTCCTTTAATTCATACATGATTTAATAATCAATATATCTTCCATGGGGATAACTAGTATATGCCCCTCGTAATCGATGAATCGTACATGTGTTACCTTTAACGCTGTACTGTATACAACTTCATGTAGCTTGTACACTGTTGTTACTAAGAACTTTCTTTCTGGTTTGCCTTCTTTACGTCGGATATGTGTTACCATAAAGAATTGTGTGTCTCTTGTTCTTGCTAGTGTTTTCATGATAACATCATAACTTGTTATCTCCTCTGACTTATATAGACCTAACATTATAATATTTCATCCTCTAATCTTTCTTTTGTCGCTTTATTGTTTAATACGCGCATCAACCCTATATAAGCATTGTCTAAATGGTTATTTATCTTGTTCCATTCTTCAAAGGACATTTCCCCTTCACTACATCCGATGCTTATTTTCTTTTTAGCTGATTCAATTAGTTCTAGTGTTCTATAGGAGTTCATTCTCATTCGTTTGCACTCCAGTCCATTAAGTCAGTAATGTGCGTTGTATTTGTTCTATCAATTACAATATCTGTTCCATAACCTGTGAATGTTAGTGTATTATTTAATAGGTCAATAACAACTTCAAAACTGTCAATTCGAAACGATTGTGTATAGTCGCCCATTTCCAAATAATTATATAGCTTGTCAATCTCTTTTGCATCTAGTAAGAAATCATATCTTCTTTCCTTTGTTCCGTGGTTTCGGTTAGATACAATTGATATTTGCATATCGCTCCCCATGTTATCAGAACGTTTGAACTGTACATAATCCGGCGTGTATTCTGTGCAGTTATAAGTTAGGGTAATAACTTCGTTCGTTCTCATGCGTTTAACCCCCTTTCTAACTCATCTCTAAGCTTCCTGCACGTTGTACGATTCAAGGCGATAGTGTCAACGCCTATATAGATGTATGCGCGCTTTCTAGCTGCGTCTGATACAATTGCAACTGTATCCTTAATTTCATAACCTTTGTTAATTTCTTCATGTACATCCTCATACATACAGATAGACAATGTTTTGATAAGGCGCAACGTTTCAACACGTGATAATAATTGATGCTTTGTAAGTGGTTCCTCATTAAAGATTACATGCATGAACACGCTTGTCATGCCTTTGTCATTCATTGCCACTGTTAAATTATCGCTTTCCATTACATCACATACGATATGAAATTCATTTACTTTTGTCATTATAATCTACCATCCTTTATAATTGATTTAGTTTAGTGTTGCGCGAAATACCAAATTCCTTGTAATTCTTCTTTAGTAAACTTTGTAGCAGCTTTCTTATAATCCCCTTCACCTAACAAATTGACAAATGTTTCTGCCTTTTGTTCTCCGCAAAAGTCTGCACCGTTCCATACACGCGACACCTTAATGTTATGAGGTAAAAACCTTAATTCATTATCAATTGCATGTACATACTCTAATTTATTAGCTGGTTTCATAGAGCAACACCTCCTACAGTGAAAAATTCATTTTTACGTGCCATAACCTCGGGTAACGGCTCGTTGTGGTATGCATAGCACACGTTTTTATAAAGTGTTTCCAATTCAACGATTTCCTTAACCCATGCTTTACGGTACTTAACAAACTCATTGTAACGCATGTCAGTTGGAGCTAAACGAATAGCCTTATAAAGTCTTTCTTTTTCCTCTACGACATCAAGACCTAGTGCATAGATGCTTGTAACTTCCTCAATCTTAGTTGGAAAAGCCTTTTCTACTACAGTTCCATTACTTAACAAAATTTGTTTAACTTTCATATGTAACTACCTCCATTTATTTAATTGTTTATGTATTTCTTAACTGACTTCATTGTATCATATATGTAAGGGGCTGTGAACCCCTTATTTTAATTAATTGAAAGAAATATTTCCTTTAACTCTATCCTTTTGGATTAAGTCCATAATCTTTTCAATTTGTTCAAGTACAAGTATAACTCCAGAACCATTAAGTTCAATCAAAACTTCTTGTTGTTCTACATCATGACCTATACGCAAATCAATATCATTTTCTTCATCATGTACGATACGTTCAGCCAAATTACCGTAAACACCTGTATTTTGATACATTGATAATAGAAGTTGTGTAATTTTATCTGTAAAGGATGCTGTTTGCTCTGGTGTTAGTTGGCGCTCAATACGCTCAACCGTTTCGCCCATATCATCATGCATTAAAATTGAAATGTTTTCCTCAGCAGTAACACCAACATTCATGTAATCCGTACCAGAGCACACACAACCAAGACTAACCATTTCCACAACCGCTTTTAATTCTTTCATATGTAACTACCACCTTATATTTTTTTTTTGTATTTCTTAACTGACTTCATTGTATCATGTATGTATATTACTTGCAAGCACTTTTTTTATATTGTTTCATTATGTCGATACCTTCATGTTTAAAACTCATCCAAGACTTATTATACCTGTTACCAACAGTAAGGAAGATAAGACCCTTATCTCTCAGTTTGTAGCATATCGCATAAAACTGACTAATACTTTTAAACTCGTTACCTGTATAACGGTACGCGTCTTTAACCTCAACAGAACTATACTTTGTTACGGTACAATTCCAATTATGTTTTACAGCTAAATCCATACTAGCTTTAATACGTTTAGCAAGGGCTAACATTGCGTATACTTCTAAACGCTCTACTTTCATGTGTAGCAACCTCCTTGTAATTAAGTACAATATTAGATTACCACACATGAAATAGACCGTCAACACTTTTTTATAAGTCTTCAGTAAATCTATTTAATCCCTCAACGGCGTCCATCTCGTCCCATAATGCTGTATAGTATTTGTCATAAACACTATCATTTACATACTGTCTTTTCTCTAGTTTGACAATAGCATCCATCTTCACTATAGTATCAATTAGTTTACCAGCTTGTGCGCCTGTCTCCACCTCATATGCGTGTGGTAGTCGCTCAATGATAAGTACACGGTCACACACTTCTACGACTCTGCAAACGTGCGTATAAAGTACACCATCATACTCTCGATACGTTAGATTGATGAACTCTGTTTTTGCGTGTAAATCTAGTACAGCATCAAAAAAGTTTGCTGGTGTTACCTTGATACGCTTTGACACAATGTAATTACGATATATTTCAGTCATTGTATTCAATATCCTTCCCAGAAAAGTAAACGTATGCATTTTCTAACATAAGAAACAAACGGTAACCCCCATCGCGCGGCGTTCGTCCTCCTGTTATCCATCCGTCCACAGGGTGTTGTTGAGCTGTGTTAAACTCTAGAATGTCCCATACACGTTTTACATCATTGTTTGTTGTCTGTCCTAAAGAAATTACAAGTTGTTCCAAGTCATCATATGTTAGCTCGTACACTCTGGAAGGATTAAACAAACGCTTAAGGGATTCTTTGTTGTACACAATGAGAGAACAATACAAAGTGTTGCTTTCCTCTGCTGTTAAAGAGAAGGATACCTTATTATCCTCAATAGGCGTAAAACCAGCATGCACCATGCTTATTTCTCTATCAGTTAACCGTTTAACCATTAATTAACAACCTCCTCTATAAGTTCATTATCCATAATACGTTGGTTTCGTGTAATCTCGTTGCACATTAACTCGAATTTGTCAAGTGTAACAGTCACTTCTCCTGTTATGCTCTTCCCTAAATGGTACATGCGCATATCTGCTACAATTTCGCGTTTACCATCTTTTAAACGAACCTTAATGTCGACTGATATTGTAATTTCGTCGTTGTGGTCACGGAAACACACATAATTGTTTTCCTTTAGTTTGTCAACACCTTTTTCGAATTGCGCACGGTCTACAATTGTAGTAATCTTAGTGTAAATCAAATCACTATTACGAACCTCACATACTTGTTTGAAAACAATAGTATCCTTATCAAAAGTATACACTATCTTACCAGTCTTTTCAAATCCTTCACCATTAAATGGGATTGATAACTCCATAACACGTCCAGCCATATTATACCCCCGCCTTTTCTCTATAGTCTTGATAACGCTTGTCAAAGTCATAAAATGTATGATTCCCCAACTCTGCAATGATAATAATATCAACAAAGTGAACATATGTCAAATCATAGTTTACTTGATGCTTAACGATTAATTGACCGTCAAGTTTTCCTTGTATAACTCCATCCACTATGCTATAATTCCGCTTGCTGCTATTGTCTTTGTATATAACTCGTACTGTATTAACCTCTAAAGACAACAAAACTTTATCTAACAAATCAGTTTTAAAGGTAAGTTCATCCATGACGCTGTTTAAGGGCTCTAGAGGCTCGCTGTGCGCGATTACCTCCGGAGCTGGTGCAATTGTCTTCTTTTCGTCTAACGTGGGCATAAAGTCCCACATAGAGCCTGTATGCGTTTGTGTCATTTTGTAGACCTCCACAAATTATTATTAAGGAAAGTAAACTCAATGCTATCTTCATTTTGTAATCGTTCTTGAATACTCATAATTTCCTCGAATCCAATTTCTGTGCACTGGCTAGGTGAGTCATCATGTCTAACAACAACGACTTCACTTTCCGCGTTCACAACGTCGATTCGTCCCGTAATATTTCTAATAATCTTGTAATTCATGTCTTTAGCTATTACTGTAATCAATATGCGCTTTTCATCAATGTTGGTAAGGTATTTAAATAGTGCTGTTTCTGTAATGTCAAGAGCATGTTTAAACAAATCAGCGCGTAAATCATACATAGAACCATTCTCAAGGAATACAATTTGTTCAACATTTTGATATTGAATGTTTGTTATTTCATCAAACGCGCTCTTAACATCGAAGGATTGTAGAAACGAATTAGCTATTCTACCATCAACAGATTTTAACGGCTTGTCTACATGATGCACATCTCTATACCAGAAACGGAACTGCTTACCTTTCTGTATACGTTGGAATGATTTAACTAAATCACTAACGAATAGAATTTTGTCTGTTTCCTCTGCATTTGTTAAAGTTACCTCTGTCATTATAACGACCACCCTTTATAATAGTTTGTTGTACCTAACATTTCTACCAAACTTTTAAACTCTAAATCTTTGTACATTCTTGCTAGTTCACTAGGATTACAACCAAATACCATGTTACACCAGAATGTTTCTTTTGTCAACCACTCTAGATAATTGTTTAAATGCTCCTGTTCGTCTGCTATAATCTTAGAAGTCCCAACACCGCTGCACGCTGCTAAAATTCTAACCTCAGCGTCTGTATAGTCATAAGCTATTAGACTATCACCGTTGTATACAACGTCCTGTATTGAACCGTAAAAACCTGCATACCGTGCCGCGTAATCACACGCTTTACCATACATTTCTGTAATAGCTCCATCTGGTAAACCTTTACCCATGAAAAGATTTGTTTCAGTATCGAAAGCAATCATTTGTGTCATCGTCCTGCACTCCTTTTCCCCAACATTTATACTTAACTGGTACTTTTAAAAACTCTATAGGGTCATGCTCCAGAAACTGCTCACCTACCCACCCCGACCAATACACCCACCATCTAACGATGAGTGTATTACGGTCAAAGTTTTCATTAGAGTATTTCCAGCCGTTACCGTTTGTAAGGCTATTCATCTTCACCGCCTCCGAACTTGTGCACTCTAGACTCATCAAAGTGTGACAGTGGTTTGAATCCTGCTTCCTCTAATGCCTCTTTTAAGCTCTCTACCATCGGATAAAATGTGAATGTTTCGTGATGTGTTGTTTCTACAAATCCCTCTTTAGACAACCAACCTTGTTTATTGCTGTAATCCGTTTCAACATAATCCCAACCCGCGATTAAATCGATATTTACTGATAACCCGAAACCCTTCGACATTTGCATTTGTTGGAATGACTCCAGTTTGTAAACCATTGTTTCATCTTCATTAATCACATAATTCACACCCGCAAAACCTAAAGTGTCATATTGTCTTCTTACTACTGTCATATTCATCTACCATCCTTTAATTTGTATTTGTTTTCTTAACCTGTAATCATTGTAGCATATATGTAAGGGGCGGACAAGCCCCTATTTATTAAAATGTTACATTAATATCTTCGATGCTATGCCCATTAAGTAGGTAATCTACTGTTTTAAAAATAACATTCTCAGCACCGTTGTAATGTACGTTCCCTAGTACCTCGCTAATAAATTCATCCTCTGGCAAGTGGTCACCTCCGACATAGTTCGCAGCTAGGTCAATTTCATAATCATAACCACCAACCTCAACCGTTACCGCAATCCCTTCGTTTAGCATTTCTACAGCATCCTCAAACCATACTTGACCTTTGATTAACTCATCATTTAATGTATACATATTATTTAGCCCCTTTTCTAATGTTTTTAGTGATTGCTATAACATGAGATAGTACCGCCGACATAAATTCATGCTTGTCCAGTTCGTAGAGTCCTGCAATAGTGTTGCATAGTTCTGTAATTCTCTTGCTTGATACGTCACCGAACTGCTTATATTCGCTTATGATGTTTAACGCCACCTCTGTAACTTTACGGACAAATAGTTTAGGTTTGTTCACCTCTAAATATAAATCATACTCATCATCATTTAATTGATTTGTACGTTTTAGCACCGTTAATGGAAGAAATAAAGTTTCTGTTAAGTCATTATGAAAATGGTAACCAGTGTATTTACATTCAACAACACCTTCTTCGATACTAGTAATGTCTGTTACAACAACAGTTTCCATCAAAACTTTCTTATACTTTTTGTTAAAAAGATTCGTGTTGATAATTACCATTTCTTCACCTTTTTGAATTCTATCTGTAGTCATATGTAACTACCTCCTATTAATTTGTTGTTTTCTTAACCTGTAATCATTGTATCATGGATGTAAGGGGGTTGCAACCCCCTATTTTAATTAAGTGGAAAATGTACTATTAAATTAGATAATATGTGTAGTAGACCAAAACCAATACCCGTATAAACCGCAATCTTTAAACTACCTCGCATGCTCATTTGTTTAACCCCTCCTACGCTTCTTCTATTAAACACTGTACTTTCGTTGTAACCTTGTTACTAGCCATTGAGAAGCCTTTTAACTCTAGTTCTTCACGTAGACTATTAGACCACGCGAACCAAACCATATACGCCGCCCTTGCCTCGTCCTCAGCTCTATTAGTGTAGTTAAATCTATCAACATATTCCCCGTTCTCCAAACCTGCTAAAAGGTACACGTTAAGGTCATACATTAATATTGCGCCTTCCTTTTGTTCCCCTACATCCAAACCGAATACCGCTTGTGTATCATTACTAATAACTACAAATTGAAAGTCGTTAACATTAAACATTAGTATTCTTCCTCCTTATACATCTCATTCCATAATTCACTCACTAGAGACATTTTAACATCTCGGCAATCCGCGATTAACTGGATACATTTAATTTTCGTTAACGCTCCGTTTTCTACATCTTCATGAGCTTCTTTAATGTCTTCCATAACCTGTGCAATGTTATTCATGCGTAACGCTATTTTCATTACTTCCCACCCCCTATAACACGCTCTGAGATATGAACATGTTTTAATTCTTTGTTTAGCAGGTTTATAATGTCCTGTACTTGGAAAACGTCAAGGTAGACTCTATCTCCGTACATATCAAAACATATATCACAGTCATAGTGATTAACCGATACTGTAAACTTTGTATTGTTAGACTCTGGACATATAACCACTTCTTTGTTAACTGGGAACTTATCCGCGCTTTCAATGCTCTCAAGGAACTTTACTAACGTTTCTGTAAACAGTACAATCTCCGCTGGTGTTAAGTTTGCGCTTGGTGTTGACATTGTATCTCCGTTATCCACACGAATTGCAACAGTAACATTATTGTTTGAATCCTTTACAATACGGATATCATCACAAGTACTATAATGACAATCGAACATTACACACTCTTGAACGACTTGTAAACCATCATTTAACTTTTTCATATTTAACTACCACCTTATAAGTATTTGTTTTCTTAACCTATAATCATTGTATCATATGTATTTTCTAGTTGCAACACTTTTTTTTATACGACCTTATAACTCTCACTGACACCCTCATCCGTTATAAAGGTTTCTACTACTAAGTTACAGCCACACTCCGGACATTCGACGGGTTCCCCATGATAGGCAACCGCATGACATTCACCGTTTGCACAGTGATATACAAATCTATCATCAATCACCGCCCCATGTGCTTTATAGTTTGTGAACGAGACCACTTGACACATATTACAAAGCCCCTTCTATTACTGTGACTTTGTCGTTTTTCAAGTCTACTACGTGCATTGTGCCTTCATAGTCATTGATAACCCATATTGTACGAGAATCCACACCAGTTGTAACAGTGCCTGTGAACTTGTACCCCATTTGAGTTTTAACACTAACCTTAGAACCTTCTTTAATTGTCATATGAATCTACCACCCTTATATGTATTGTATTTCTTAACCTGTAATCATTGTATCATATGTATAAAAGGAAGACAAGCCCCTATTTTTAATATTAGGCTTGTCCACCTATATTATTTAGAATTGTATTTCTTCGTGCTCCGTGCTCCATACTACATTTACACCAGCGTTTCTAAGTGCTCCGCATAAGTCAATAACCGTTTTACACTCCGTTGTCGAAGGGTTAAAGTTTTCAATACCGTCATATCCTATTAAAGCGCTAATTCTTTCATATGGTTCCGCGTCCATGCTAATGCCCGCATACTCGTTAATGTCATACCAGTTAATCCAACCATCATTTAAATCAATATACATACTATCTAGATAGAACCCGTCGAACTCGTTACCTGATACACGTTCCACATAATAACTATTGTCTGTATCTTCATCCTTTTTAATAAACATTGCGCCCTCTGTGATAGTTACATCACCGATATTTTCCCAATCTTGATTATCAAGAGCTTGTCCCATTTCAAGACCTGCAATATATGAATCAATGAATTCTTCTAACTGAGAGAACATTTCATCATCCATGTAATCAAACTCACTATAACTGCTTTCTGCCTCGTCTGCATAGTTCTCTATTTCTTCCTCTAGACCTTCGATGTCCATTTGTGTTACATGCTTGTCCACTAACATTTTATTAACACGGTACACAATGTAGTTATATAGAATCTCGCTTCTATTCGCTTGTAATTCACTGTCTAAAAGATACAGATAAGCGTTTAACATTGTATCATTCATGTCATCCGGATTAACAACAACCATTCCCTCACTTATTGCATCTTGAAAGGCGTCACGTGCGTCCCTCATCATTGTCCAGATATCATGAGTGCTATCAGAGCTGTAACGGTCAACCATATCTGAGATAACTCTGTCAAGGTCTCCTGACTGATTATCCTCTACAATAAACGATAACGCTTGACGAGTAACGCGGTTTCCTTCACTATCACATAATTCCTCGTTAAAACCATCATATAAAGGGAAATTGAAATCCTTGCTTTCGATTTGAATTACTTCTTTTTCCTCAACTGCTGTTAATTCATTTACGTTTTTCATATGTAACTACCACCTTATATTTTTTTTTTGTTTTTCTTAACTGACTTCATTGTAGCATATGCCGTCGAAAAGTGTCAACACTTTTTTTTTATTGGCAAACCCCGCCAGTATTAGGCGGGACGCTCTGGACTTAATGCCCTTTGACTTTTGTCACTGTCCAGACAGTTCTTACCAAGGCGCACCCCATTTATTAGGTACATAGAACGCGCCCATGTCTTCTTTCGTTTTAAATTGAAGTAATTCGCCTTTCTTTTGCTTAGGTCTATTAGAGCAAATGTAAATCCACTTCATTTCCTCGCGTCCTGTTCCGTTACCTGCTACAATTTGCGCTTCCTCATAAGATTCACATTCGAAAGCTAGTTTGTTTTTACGGTCTTTAGCTTCTCCCCACCCGCTCATGAAAGTATCAATCATAGTAACATAATATTTGTAATCTGGAGTTTTTTTCATTTTAACCTACCTACCTTTTTTTAGTTATTTTGTTAACCTGTAATCATTATAGCATGTCCACTTTTAGAATGCAAACGTTTATTGCCAAATTCCGTCGATTAATTCATTTTCATTTAAATCATATCGCCCTACCAATTCACTAATAATGTAACCTAGAGCGCGTTGTGTCTTTTGCTTAACACCTTTACCGCTCATTTCATCTTTAACCATTTCACAACTAATTCTATGAAAAGCTAACATTAATTGAGTATCAGACATTGTTTTCACTTCACTACGAATATACATAGTTATTTCCACCCCATTTCCATATCATAAGAAAAGTTTATCACAGCTGTTACAATCATGTCAAGCGTTTGTTTTCCAAGATTCGAAAAGTAAGAGTGTTCTGCGTTTCTAATTGCAAGATATACCGTACTAGCTTTGTAACATGTCATACCGAGTCTAACACCTATATATCGTTCTACTAATAAACGAAGCTTTGTAGCATCATAACTACTTTTCTTTTCCATTGCATTAATACACTCTTGAGCTCGCAAAACCATTTCTTTTTTAGTCATATGTAACTACCACCTTATAAGTATTTGTTTTCTTAACCTATAATCATTGTATCATATATGTAAGGGGGTGACACCCCCCTATTTTAATTTTATTCTCGTATAAGGGTACATGTCATGCATTAAACGGCTTTCTGTTGTATATTGCATCCCTAAAACGTCGAGTATATCTCTAATTTGCATCGAACTTAATTCATTACAACTATTAACATCAAAGTATCCATAATGTACGAGTTCGTGTACAACCTCATTTAACCTGTTTAAGGGTTTACGACTAGTTGATAAAGTCATCTTGTGTCAACCCCGTTTCGTATAATCTCGCATCGCTAGAGCTGTACCAAGCATCTTCATTGATGTTATCTTGTAACATGTCTAGCGTCTTATTAATCTTGTCAATTTGTGCCTTAATACCTCGAATCTCGGTTTTATATTCTTCACGTTCCGAGGGGCTTGACGAGTAGTCAAACGCATCCCATAATAGTTCTAGCTTGTCCTGTAGCTCCTCGCGTTGTTCTTGTAAGGTTTCTGGTGTTGTCATATATAACGACCTCCTGTTATTTAGTTTTCAATGTCCAGTAACTCATAATATGATTCATAGAAATCAAGATAGAAACGTCTATCGTATTCGCTTTCTATAATGTCTAACGTTTCGTTAAACTCTATGACCTCTTTCATAGAAGTTCGAGGGGTATTAAACCCCTTCACGAACTCTTTAACCTTCATTACAAAGGTTCTATCATCTAATGACTTCCAATCCATTACTTTTTCACCTTCTTACTTTTGCGCAACGCCTTTAACATTTCATTACTATTGCTATTGTTAAATTTACGTACCGCGCGGTGTTGGCTCTTAATGCTTGTCCCACCTTTGTATAACGTAGGCTCTTTAGTCATTTGCAACTACCTCCTTATTAAGTTAACCCTAGTTTACTAAAATTGTGATAGTCTGTCAATACAATCCTGTAAAGTTTTTTCTAATCTCTCAATATTGCGGTTTGCTTCTTTTAAATCACACACCAGCACATCCAGAACAGTATCATTAGTTACACTTGTCATACTTGAAATAATGCTAACTTTTTCATTAGTAAAGAACTGTAAATCTTTCTTACATTCACTAATCTTAAGTGTGAGCTTTTCCTTTGTTGTGTCCATACCTTCAAACTCAATCCCTTTATGCGTTAACCACTTTTCTAATAGTATAGATAGTTTCTGTAATTCCAGTTCACTAATAGTTGTGCGATATCTTCCAATCTCTATGTTAGTTCTATCATTATAACCCATGTAACTAAACTTTGAATCACGAATCCACTTATTAAGGGAAACATCTTTTCTAAAGTGACTATGAAACGCTTTAACAATTGCAACAACTTCCTGTACATCCATATAGATATGAGATAGCCCTTTTCCTGTACGGTCTTCAATACCGAAAATCATTTCGTTTTGTGTTAAAGCCTCGCTTACTGTTAGATTTTGCCCCATTTGCTCATTAACTACCTCTAACTTATCTGTGAATCTCATTATTAACTACCACCTTTTTTTTTTATTGTTTTATTAACCTGTAATCATTGTATCATACATATTTAACTTGTACAACACTTTTTGAAACTTTTTTAATTCTACCTTGATGTGTATGTGATACGCATGCAATGAACATTGTATCACCTGTTATGTATAAGACTTGATATTCTTTGTTGTTATGTGTGAACACATCGCCGTAACTGTATACGCGCCTTACAAAGAAACTAATGTTATTATCAACTATGTACGCCCTTGTCACCTTGTCCCCTCCTCTCGTTTAACTCTGTAAACATCGTAACATGGTAAACAAGGAAAATGCAACCATTATTTTAAATAACTTTTTTATGTTTCCTATAATGGAAGGAACTATTTACAAAACATCTACAAACCCAGTCATACCAAGGGTTCACAAGGGTTTTAAAACAAATAAAAAGCCTGACAGAATTGTCAGACTCTTCAAAACTACTATTTTAGTATGATAATTTTCGATATACGTTCCAGTGAGCTACTAGTCAAATGACCCACACGAATCTGAGGAGCTACTAGAACTTCCACCGTCATCATGGTAACTACGACCACAACTTGGGGCTGGTGAGCTACTAGGTGTATGTGAAGCTGTATTAGGCGATGTAAAGAATGTGTCTATATCATATCTATCATCCCAGTTCCTACGAGTATCTTTAGGTCTAGTAGGTGTAGGCGGTCTATATGACTCTCGATAACCTTTATTGCTTAATGATGTTTTGTGCTTGCTAGGGTTATAGTTACTCTTGATAAGATACTCACGTGTCTCTCTCCGTACTTCTTCTAGTCTAGCCTTATTCTTAGCCTCAACAGCGTCGTTCATATCCTTACTTAACCGTCTATCCTTGTTCTTTGGGGGTGTGCTTCCAGAGTACATATGAACAACAAAGTAAATCGCACACAGTCCAAAGAATGCTAATAAAGGTGCCATACTATCATCCTCTCTAGGGAGCTACTAGTTTACTAGTGAGTTCTCCACAGCTTTTGCAATTTTCTCAAACGCTTTAACTCCAATTACTTTACGTGTACCATTCTTCCACCCTGTAGGGCTCATGTACATTGGTTCTAAAACATAAGATGGATTCGAACCCTTGTAACATTTCTTAACCGTGAACTTATTTTTATCATCCGTTTGTTCACTGTAAATCTCTTCTTCTTTATCCCAGCCTGTCCACTCTCTTGCCATTATTTAATCCTCCCAACAATTTGACACATATATTGACAATCGTAATCACTAGGTTCGAAACCAACATGGATATCGTGATTGGAATCAACAAAAGCCCACTGAGATACGAATCTTGTCGCATTAAGGTTTGATACTGTACGTTTACCGTAACCAAACGCTCTAGCAAAGTCTTCTCCACTAATGTAGTACATGTACTCACCTTCTTTAAAACTACTAAGCTTAATCGCTAAACCCTCCATTTGCATAGCTGCTCGTGCTTGAGTCCACGTACACATTGCTTTCTCACCCTCATGCTGTTTACGCAAGTAGTGAGTCTCCCAGTTTCCAATTAATCTTTCGTTATCCATGTCAATCTCTCCCTACTAATTATTTTCTAACTCTCCAACCTTCACTTTGAATGTATCTACTTGGCTCATACCCTAGCTTAAGAATCTTACCACTACTGTATAAACGTCTATCTACATTCACTACCTCTACTACTGTATCGATGAATGTAGGCTCACCCTCATACTCTCCGTAACCGTACTTGAATGCTTCACACAGCCGTTTACTTGTTAGTAGATACAAGTAGTCACCACTTTTAAACGATTCATGTTCAACTGTATACCCTTGATTTAGTAATGTTCTAGCTTGGTCCCAAGTCAGATTGAATGGGATACTCATACAGTCACCCCGCGGTCCGTTAAGAACTTCTCATAGTTTTCATAAGAGTATATGAACTTAACTTCTACGAAAGAGAAATCGTAGTCTACCATTTCGTCAATCTCGTCATCACCTACATACGCTTCCGCGAACTTAACAAAGCTGTCCAGTTCTTTCCAATCATGTTTAACAATCTCACCCTTGTTTAGGACAATAACCCCAATACCACTTCGCGAGCTACTTAAAATATACTCTTCTTGCTCCTTCTCAACTAAAGCCTCTTGTCGGTCTGTCTCAGTAATAACTCGTAACATTCCCATTCCTCCTAATAGTTTTATTTGTGTACCAAACCCACCAGAACAGAGTCTAGTCAGTATCCTAGTGAGCTACTAGTAACTTGAGTTTATTATATCATGAATCTACTTATTTAGCAATGCTTTATTTACTAGAGAAAAGTCATTAATAGGGTCGATACGAACTATTTGTAGCCGTAACTTATCAATCCCTCTATAATAATCCATTGTACTATCAAAGCTGCTACACCATACGCCTACTGTTCCTCGTTTACTAATTTCAACAACATTAAAGGTTGCATCCTTAACAAGAGACAGATTATTAACCAACATGTGTACTGTTCCACCCTTAAATGTAACCAACAACCCCTTGTCAATACTTGTAGGGAACACTAACTCATCATTTGTATTAATAACGTTAAATGAACTCACTTCGTTCTCCTCCTCTTTCACACCTTTAATATATGTTACTTCTAGCTCATCGCTATTTAGGTAAATGTTAATACTGCTGAACTCTGCTACAGTTGATACGTTCTCTCTATCTAAAACGAACTCCTGTTTATTAACGTTTTTACGAATAGTTCTACAGAACCCTTCAGCTGTTGAGTACCCGTAGAAGTAACGATAGTCTCTATGCTCATCAACGATAACTCTATCAAACAGATTCATATCAGAGATGTAACGATTTCTAGGGTTATTGAACATAGATAAGAGCGACTTCATCTCCATAACTCTTGCAATTGTTACGAACTGACGGAACCTAAATCCTGTTTTCGCGTACTGTATTCTAACGACTACATCATTGTCGTCTGCGTCAAATGAGTGTCTATCAACCTTGATAATAAATCCTGTACCGAAATCGATGTCATCGACTGATAGCTCGTCCTTCAAGTATTGGATTATGATATTACGACCAACTACAGGTCTTAGGACTACTTCGTGACTGTTAAACGGCTCGAAGTAAGTAACTAGTTGGTCCATCGTGATAGTAATCTCGAAATCTAGTTGTAGATGTCGCAGTGTTACTCCAATCTTGCACTCATCTACCTTTTCGTACATATCATACTCGCAAACCTCTTCTTGAACATCATAAGTAATCGGCATGAAAGACTCGTCAAACATATTCAACATTAACCCCATATTCTTTACCTTATACAACTGACCACCATTAATTGTTCTCATTCTTCTTTTCCCCCTTGAACTTTATGTGATAGATAAGCATATCACGGTTGTCGAACTTAACTGTAATCGTCGAACCTTCTTGAATAGCTTTGAATTGGCTGTCTTGGATTTTAAGGTCTAATTTAACATCCGAACCCTCTACCGTAATCGTACTGTACCGAGCTCTTGCTGTTGAGTAGTTCTTACCCACAACCTTCACATCTTCAAGTGTGGTTACGTAGTTATCAGTCTCACAACCTATTAATAGTGTAGCACACAAAACTAGTAAAGTCAACAACTTTTTCATAGTTTATCACTCTTCCTAACTTTAACCCCATACTCGTGTAGCGTTACTTTAGACATTTCAATAACTTCTGCGTACTTCTCTCTAGTCAACTCTGCCCAACCTGTAAATTTAATTACACCTTGCTTACTAATAATGGTCTTGTCTCTACGAGCGATGTTTTTTAAAGTCATTTCGTAGTAAGCTACTTGAGATTCTAACTTCCTTACCTGTTCTTCTAACTGCTGCTGTTTCATTGTGCCGCCTCCAGTTCTGGTTTAATAGCTCTAGCCTTGTCCCACATCATTCTAATAATCTTCCCTCTAGTTAACCCCTCGCATTCTAGTTGGAATGTCATATTACTAGAATGACTTTTATAGTAGCCTTGTAGATTAGTATCATCCGCAGACAATACTAACGCGAATACGCCCCCAATATCGTAAGACTTAACAGTCTCATCTAGTACGTGCCTACGGTAATAAGCATCGTCCTCTTTCTCCCAACGTTGATACATCCTATCACGGTACGTCATTGTAATTCTCCTCCTCTACGAATAAGAAAAAAGCATATAATATATAGTCTTTGTGATACCCCTTCACACTTAACTCTATTACTTTATCAATATGTTCTTTCTTCTGTATGTCATAACCGTTATAAGTAATGACTGTGTAGAATTCGAACGGTTTCTTTGTTACCCCTCTGTAAAACATATTAGGTACCTGCGGTATCTCTTTCTTAAACAACGTCTCCATTAGAACTCATCCCTTGGAATGTTATTTACATGAACAACATGAAGGTCATTAGCTTCATCAGCTAGTTTATCTAGGAACACCTCTCGGCTCGTTATACCTCTTCTAGTGTCATCCTCAATCCAATCATCAAAGAAACTGACAATGTTCTGTACGGGCTCAATAGACAGCTCTAACTCCTTAACTGTACAAGGAAGGTCTATCGCATGCTTGTCCATATGTGCGACAGAGTTTTTAAGTTTCTCACGCTGCTTGTCCCACTCTCTAAATTCCCAATCTGGTAAAGACAGTAACTTTTCATAGATACTAATAATCGCGTTTACATGTCCTACATTTACTAACTTTGTCATTATAACATTACCCCCGTCATATTAATGTATGGTGTTGTAGCCTCATCAATTGCATCATCTACTAATTCTCTGACAGCCTCCTGTGCATCTAGAGGTAAGCTATCGATAAACTCGTCGATATGATTGAAGAAACTCCCTTGCCCATCCTCTTTCAAGTCAATATATACCATTACACAGCCCTCCCTAAAGATACGATTACTTTATTACTATTCTCTAACTCTAGTATATTGAGTCCAACACCTGTTGACATGGCATCATACGCTCGTTGGAACACCTCTAAGTGTTCTCTTGTAACTTTCACTGGTGTACCGTTAACAAGATGTGCGAACATGTTATGAACGATGAACATTTTCTCTTGGTAATTAATCTTAGAAGTAACTCCTAGCTCTTTAGCACTCATCTCGTAATCCGTCTTAAAGTTCTTAAGTTCGTACATCATGTCATTCTCATCGACAAGACTTAAAGCTTCTTCTCGGTCGCGCGCTTCTACAGTTCTAGTAATTTCTGCTGTCATTGTACATGTGAAATATTTAAGTTCATCCATTAACGTTCCCTCTTTTCTATCATGATTACTCGAACGGTATCATCATCAGGAAAATTAAGCGACATGATATATTTGTTCGTATCTAACGCATCAAAAGCAATTACAAAATCTGAGTAAAACTCTTCGTTCATCGTACAGTCCAGACCACTATTCAACGCACATAATACTCGAATCGTCTCATTTATTTTTTCTTTATCAGTCCATTCAGCATATGGTTTCATTGCTTGTCCATCCTTTCTTTTACCGCTCTAAAGTAATTGTATAAGTGGATAATCCCTCTGTCTGTATATTCTTCAAAGTTATCGGGCAGCCCTAGCTGGGTTACCCGATTCATTTGTACACAGAACATTATAGCCTCTTCCCTTGAACACCCGATAGATGACATAGGATATAACGTGCTCATTACTTCACTCCATTCCCCATCTCAGCCATTACATCTCCAGTTTCATTAATGATTTGTAATGTGATTTGATGTGTCTTTGCTTTTCCTCCATGGAAACGGTCATTCATTTCATCTAATACATACGATACATCTTTCGCTACTGCTGCTGCATACTCTTTGTGGATGATTGGCTTAATCCCATCAATCCGTTCTACAGCTCGGAAGTTAATTGCTAACTGGACCGTGTTCTCATCTTTTACAATCCATTCAATATTATACTTCTTTGCTTCCGGCTTTCTGTCATCGTTAAGCGCATCTTCAAATACTTTCGTGTTGTTAACTTCTGCGATTAAGTTCTCTGCTTTCTGTATTGCCTCGTTATTCTTGTGTACCGTTTCATTCTTCTTTCTTAGTGCTTCACTGTAAGTTGTGTCTACTGTGTCACCAGCATCGTGTGGTATTAATGTCTGTGCAGACCCTCCATTTGTTGAGTACACATAAACACCTACCACTAAAGTTGTAATAACTACCGTTGACTTTAAAGTGAAGTTTACGAATCCTTTTCTAAACTTAAACATTCCTCATCTTCCTCTACTAAGTTAAATTTGAACAAGAGGTCTCGAATACTGACCCGAGCTTGCTCCTTCGTGTCATTATACTCGATAATTAAGTCTGTGTCAATACGATACTCAGTATGTTTTAATCTTTCCTTAATAGTGATGTCTCTTCCGTTATGTGTTGCTTTATGGTCACCTCCGAATAACTGACCACTAAAGTCGATGCGATAACCTTCACCAATCTCCTCTTCCCAGTTAAACAAATTTACGCTTACTTCATCTTCCTCTTCTACTATAAGAGACTTGATGTATTCTTTAACATCCTCTGCAACCTCTTGACTAGCCCAGTACCAATTCTCATCACATTTACGTCCGTATTGAGTAGTAAATGCCATTGGTCTATCATCGAAGAAGTAAACTTGGAAACCTACAACTGTGTCTGTGCAGTACCAGCTACCTAACCAGTAAACTTTAATTCTGCAATCTTCCGGTTCACTAATGTAATCTTCCCAGATTTGAAATTCGCTAGCAATGTCACTTAAACTTAACCAGCCCTCATTACCCTTACTTCTGTCAACTCTGTCAAAAATGTGTTTTGCTTTCATGATTTAATTCCCCCTAGTAATTTGTTGTTCTCTTAACTTGTCTTTATCTTATCATAGGCGAAACTAGATTGCAACACTTTTATAAAAAAAAAATAGCCCACTATTTCTAGTGAGCTACTACTATTAAATACCTAATTTAGCTGCGATGTCTCCTAGTTTACGGTCTGCTTTCATTTCTTCCGATAACATACCATCGATTTCCTTAGAACCTGCCTCTAGCTCTTCACGTTCCTTCTTAAGGTTGTGCTTATTAATGATAGTAGCGATATCTTGCATCCAGTCCATAATAGGGAATCCAGCAAACTTGTACGAGTACTCTACACCTAAATCCTTTGCTGATAGCTTATGCATGTTAAGCTGTACCTGCACCTCACGCAGCTTATCAACTGATAGTGTATGGAAGTTTAACTTCTCCCCGTATAATGTAAGACTACATGGAGTCTTGAAGTCTGGTACATTGGATAAAGCTAGCTCAATAGCGTTTAATTTGTGCTTAATACTAGTCTGCATTCCTACAATTTTAGCATCTTGTTTAGTTTGAATCATTATAAATCTCTCCCTTTAATTTTATCGGTATTGGCTTTCTGCGCCAACTTCTTCGGCTAAACCTTTATTCATTTCTTTACTTCCACCATAAACTTTGTACGGCTTACCAGATGCATGACGAACAAGTAGTGCATAAGGCTTGTACTCACTTGCTAGTTTCTCACGAAGTGCGTTCTCTGTTAAAGAATACGTACATCCCATGCTCTCATGTCCACCTAGAACACGAGTCTTACAGATTGCATACTCATACTCAGGTTCGTTAGGTGAATCCTTATGTCTAATCGTATACTGGTACTTTTGTCTACGTTCTACTCGATAGTGATACTTAGCTGCTTCTGGTCCTTCTAGATGGAACGCGAATGAATCAGCACTCTTATACCCAACATATGAAGCTAGATAAGACATGATATCCTCCACATCAATCTCGTAGTACTCAGGTTCCCAAATTTTTACCTCACTAGCTTCATAACTAGTATCTAGTAACTCTTGAAACGGGGTGAAATCCTGCACACAGCCCCAATCAGCTTCCTCACAGAAGAAGTTTTTAACATTAGAACGTGTTACGATACGCCACTCTTTGTCAGACCATGAATACTTCTGTGCAAAGAACCACTGTTTCGATTTTGTTCCGTATACATTCTTACGACGCTGCTCTTCATCTTTCCAACCGTATGATGAATTAGATGGATAACTGTATTTAGTGAACTTCCCTAAATATACCCATTCTTCTTGTTTCTTCGTATCGATATACGTGTACCCAATCTTAAGGTCCTTAGGCTCTACAAATTCTAGCTTCTTGATTACATCCGAGTATGCCGACATAGTTTGATAGACATCCGATTCTACCGGAAGTAAATACAGCTGTTGTCCTTCCCATGCTAGAATCAACTTACCTTCAATACCTTTACCTTTGGTAATGCTGCAATGAGCTAAGATAAACATAAGATTGTCCAAGTCAATCTCAAACTCGAAACCTTCTGGGTGCCACACACGAATGAATGCTTTACGTTCACTCCACTTAGGCACACCGCCACCAGAACGGTTAATAACAAATCCTTCAGTAGGCTTGTTATCTAGCTCCATAATACCTAACTCTTCTCTAATCCAACCTTTCCAGCTATTCTCTTTACGCAACACTCCCTTCTCATCGTAGTAAGTGATGTAGCTAAGTTTACCAGAGTACGTGTCATCACGACTCTGGAAACCTACTTTTAACTTATCAGGGATATACATCTTAGCCATTAGTTCTCCTCCAATGCGAATTCCATTAGTTTTTCTGCTACGAGCTTAGCTGTCTCTCTATTTAAGTGTAGCATTGTAGATACAGCATCATCGTCACCTTCATAGTCTTTCTCGATAATCTTGACCCTCATTACCTCGACACCATAATCTGCTATTTCTCGACTAAGCTCGATTTCATCTTGGAACACAGTATGACAGTTAAGTTGTAATATCTTAGACACTGGCAATCGTCAACTCCTCTAACAATAGTTTAACAGGGATAACGTTAAATTTTTCATCAAGCTCAGATAATAGAATTGTATTATCTACATGACCGCCATCCCATCTGACTGTTGTAATAACAAGTCTTGTGTCATTGTACTCATTGACGATACCGTATTCCTCTTCCCAGCGCATTGCTACCGGACCAGATGTGTAAGATTGAATGATTACAGGTTCCCCAACATTAAAGTGCCTCTTGTTAAACACCTCCTTCGTTTCTGTTACCTTACCCTCTACAAAATACTTTGCGTCTACATGCGGTTTCCCCATTGTTTCTCCCCCTTAATAGTTGCTTTCTAGTATATTCTCTAACTCGTACTCTTGGTCTTTTAACTGCTCCTTAAGTTGTATAAGCCATCGAGTACAACCTACAACATCAATCTCGTCTCTATCATTATAAATCATTTCTTCGTACTCTGTGATATATTCTTTTGTATCTTTGATGTCATCTAGAATCCTGCAAACTTCTTTTTCTAGTTCGCGCCTCTCCTCGATAGTCATGCTACCCCTCCACTGGTTGGTACGTATCAAACGCGTCCATACCTGTTTTCTCTGCTGTGCGGTACATCTGGTAAGCTAGTATTTCTAGCTGGTCATCTGTAAAGTCTACTAATAATGCTTTTATCTGTTCGTAAGACGCCCCATATCCGTGACGTGTCATGTTCCAAGCTAACACCTCTGCTGGTGTTTCCGGCATCATATCTGTATTCATTCTACCACTCCTCTTCCCAATCTACATTTGTTAACCCCCATGTTTGTTCATACGCCCATTGTGCGCTCTCTAGTACCTGCCCCATCTCGTGACCTACTATACTTTCGATAACAAATGAACCAACTTCTACGTTATTGATATAGGCGATACATTTTACATCCCTTACTTGAAACATTCTTCAACCTCCACTACGTTAAACCCTAAATTCCTTACAGTATCAAGATGTGGCATTAGCCCTGTATCTAAATGCATACAGTAAATCCTGCTGCGTAATTCTCTATGCGTGATTGCATTTACTAGATTCTCTAACGATAAATGTACGTTCCCTTCGTAGTGTAACCAGCTCGTATCTTGATAGATGTAATCAAACTTGTTGACAATTGTCGGCTTCTTAACGAACCAAGGTAACAAAGTAGTGTCGCCACTATAATAGATTGTCTTGTCGTTAACCTCGATGACGTATCCATACGCTAACAACTCCTCTACATGTTTTTGTGGTACTGCAACTATTTTGATGTCTTCATAATCCTCAAACTTCATATCAATATTGTTATCGAAGTTTCTAGGGTGGTAATACTTTGTTGTGCACCCTACTTTATCTAATACATCTTTTAGTTTAATATCATAAGGAGAGTAAACCCAGATATTCTTCTCTCCTAGATTTCCCATATTAAAGTAGTTGTGCATGATTAAGCTGCCTAATGAACCTACATGGTCATCGTGTGTATGTGTGACAAGTACTCTGATATTAGTAAACTTTTCTAAGAAGAAAGATTCATTTAATCTCTTAAATGTCTCAGTACCACAATCAATCAGAATCAACTCCTTACCATAAACAAAGTAAGCTGAGTTACTACCTTCCCATGTGTTAAAAGCGCTACCTCTACCGATAAACTTTAGCAATGTGTTCCCTCCTATTTAATTTCGTCGTAAGCTTTAGCAAATACAGGAATCATAAGAAGTATTGAAATGATTACAGAGATAAGTCCAAGTACAATGGCACTCTTACGTAATGCTTCGTCCTCGCTAGTAATCGCCACCGACATAAACGCGATACTCATTAAACTGATGTAAACAATCGACAATCCTGTTGTGATGTTCTTTAATAGTTTCATTACATCAACTCCTTAGGTTTAATTGTGATGATATTATACTCGTGTTTCTTCATGAACTCTTGTATCTTATTCTTAACGTAGATGTTGGGATTAGCGTGATACACATGACGTAAAACTTCCCCTGCGTCAATGCTAATCTCTTGTTCAATTTCCAATAACTCTTTTAAGATATAGTTGTCATACTCTAGTAAAGCTATCTTCTCATCCTTCTTGTTAATCACTCTACGTTTAGCCCCATAAGTTCGTCTCATTATTTAACCCCTTTTAAACGTAATGTAAACAAACGCTACTAACAGACACCATACTAACGGAGGTCCCAATAAGATTACCGCTAGTACCCCTAACCAGAAATCCGGAATAGTAAAGCTGATATCCATTACTCATCCTCCCCGAATACTTTGTTTACTGCAAAACGAAGACCGATTAACTCGCACATCCTCTCATCGGTATGACCATGTTCTTCTTGAACTGCATCCCAATATGACTCGTATTCTTCCTGAGTACCATTATCTGATATCCAAATTAGCTTGTCCGCTTGTGCTGGTGTCATTCGTTCTCCTCCTTAATCTCTGCTCGCAGGAACCATTTCATGTCTGATACAGCCTGTTCGACTTTATCTAGCTCACCTAGCATGCGTTGTATATCCTGTTCTGTATATAGTTGTACTTCCGTCTTAGCTAGTGCGCTGTCAATCTTACTAATCTTCCCTTGAATGAAATCTTGCATTGCTACTTTCTCCTCTTTCGTATACTTACTCATTATTTACCCTCCTTAGCGTTATAGATTAACTCAGTAATCTCAGCAACAGTATTCTCTGTTTGAACGTACATTATGCCACCACCCTTCAATGTTCTTGTGAGCTACTTGCTCTCATTATACTTTTTAACCTTAAGAGCTACATAAGCTCCAATACCACCCAACAACATATAGAATAGTAGAGTTGAAATGGAAGGAAACAATTGGATGATAATGTTAGCAACTGTTAATCCTCCTATGATAGCGAGAATACCTACAATTGCTTCCTTAACCTTGTCCGGTAACACGTTAGCTCCTCCTCTCTTTAACTTACTTTTATTCTATCATACAATCTAGTAATTTGCAAGTACTTTTTACATTTTTCCTTCTCTAACTTTTTTAGCCCACGTAGACACGGTTCCCAGCGGTACACCTGTCAGTCTACTAATCTCCTTATGTCCTAATTCTCGGACGCGTAGGAGCTCGATACACAGGTTTTTATCTCCTATCTGTGGTTTTACTCCTCTATTAGACGGAAGGGCTTTGTCGCCGCCTACCATACGTCTAAGATTACGCAATGCATCTAGTTCGATGTTCTTTACTGTATTCTTTGTAACTCTCATTTCGTTAGCAATATCAATCTGCTGCTCATTGTCAAAGTACAATTTAGAGATGATGTACTTCTCTTTAGAAGGAAGTCTATCAATCAAGTCTCGTAAAGCTACTCTATCATCGATTGGCATATCCTCCGATGGAATGACGTCTCCTAGTGTACCTTGTCCCACGTTATTGCTATTACCTATGTTCACTTCCTTATCCATTGACACGGAGTCGTACGCTGCTAACCAGCCGATAGCTTCTTGTAACTCCTCGTAAGAACAACCTAACGCATCCATCAACTCTAAGTTAGTCAGGTTATTAATATCAAAGAACTTTCGTAACTTCAATACAAGCGGTTCGATTCTCGTCGGTATTCTAAACCCTTTTGTGTCTCGCATGAAGTTCTTTAGTACGCCTTTCATAGACGTTGTTAGATACGTAGATAACTCGAATCCTCGATTTACATCAAAGGCTTGTACCACTTTAAAGAAGCACTGTGACAGTTCTTGGTATGCATCATCTTGACTGTTCTGGTTTACTTTATGGTTATTAATCAGTGACCACATTAGTCCGTTGTACTTAGTGAGCAATACCTCCATTGCATCTTCGTCTCCACCTTGTGCTCGCAAAATTAGTTCTTTGTGTTTAATCATTTGTAACTCCCCCTCGGTAACTGATAAAATAATAGTATCATAATGTCCAACAAATTGCAACATATTTTTACAAAAAAAAAAAGAGGCGTTAGCCCCTTAGTTTTGTTTTACTGTGAAGCGAGTACTAGCGCCATGGTAGATTTTAGCTTCTTCAATCTTCTCTTTTGTATCTGCCTTCATGTTCTTCTCTTTCATTAAATCACGAAGTTTTGTTGCATCGATTTTTAGTACTGCAACCTTATTAAATAAGTGAGAAGGTAGGATGCGCTGTACTTCTCGTACATCATACGTAGTAAAGGTGTTTGTTGAGCCTGTTTTAACTGTGTCAGTTAGTTTAGCCTCGAATCCGTCGATACCTTCCACATGGTCTAGTCCATGTTTTTCCATGAACTCTTGGATACGTTTCTTGATTTTATCCTTCTTCGTTTTAGCTGCTGATTCTTCTTTAGCTGCTAGGCTGTAATCCTTGATTGCTTTCTTGATATCCATAGGTACTTCAACAGTTACTTCGTGTTTAAATACCGCATGCTTGTCCGTTACATCAACCCATCCGGAAGTTACGAACTGGTGTACAACATCTTCCAATGTGAACTCCTCGTTATACACATTTGTTGTAGGCTCCTTAGTTGGATGATTAACATCAATTGTTACTGTTACTGCTCCGTTACGATTAACCTCCACAAATACTACCTCACCAGTTGCGATGTTCTTTAACATTGTTTTCTTATTCATGATTTTTTCCTCCTAATAGTCCGTTTTTAACTTCTACAAGCAACTCAATAGCTAACTCGTACTTATAAATAGCTACTTCTGTCCATGCATAGTTCTTAGCCACACGTGATAAGTAATCCGCGTTTCTGTCTCCGCCCTTTTGATTCTCAATCATATTCTTTCTTCGTTTGTTCTTAGCTTTCATCTCTTCTAGCTCATAGTGTAAGTGGGATAACGCGCTCATATTATCTAGCCCCTTTCATAATATTTAACGCTGCCTCTAAATCTTGGATATTCATCTCGTCGCACAGTATACCTTGTTTAACTGAACTAACGTGAGGATGTCCCTCTACATTTGTACTAAGCCAACGCTTACGTTGAGCTATAAGAAACGCCAATCTCTCCAACTCTTTCTCTAAGATAAGCTCCGCGTAACTCATTTGTATTGCACCACGATGTTACTAACATCCTCTTTAGGTACGTAGATGTCTACTAATACGTCCTTTCCTTTTAAGATAACCTTACCTGCAATTTCGGTTACCTCCGGCTCAGTAAGGATAACCCCTGCTTGTAACTCACCAGATTCCTTCATAGCGTTAAGTTTATCAATTACCTCTCGAGCTGTCTTATTATCTACTTTAGCTACGATTGGCTCTGGGAAGTAGCCTTCATCAACAACACCGATAGCTTTCTTCCCTTTAGCATTAGGGGCAATACCTTTCTCTGAACGACGGACAATTGCTCGCTCATCCAGTATATCATACACCGTTTGGTAATTAATAGCAAACTTCTTAGCGATTTCTAATACAGGTCTACCTATAATGTACATGTCTGCGATACTCTTCTTCTCGTAATCACTAAGTTCTAGCATACGCTGTGCCGATTCGCGTTTGTAAGGTGCTCGACGCTTCTCGACACCATTACGACGTAAGATACGGTAAATCTTCCCTGCCGATAAATCTAGTTTAGCTTGAATAGATGTCACCTTTTCATCATTCTTATACATACGGATAACCTTTTCCTCTAACTCTACTGTTAGTGCATCCTCGGACCCCCAAGACGCGGTAACTGCACCTTGGATTAACGTTTCCTTCTTAACATCTTTCTCCATATCGATTACTGTCATAACTCTAACTCCCCCTTTATTTATCTCTTGTTCTATCATATCCTTAAACTTCATGTTTGTCAACCCCTAAAGTTTATCTATCGCGTTACTCCACGAAATAGTTAATCTACTCATATACTGCCTCTCACCGTTATTTGAGTACGCAGGTGTTACTGTATAACCAGCTTGTCTAAAACGACGTGTTAGAATCATATAATGCTGGAAGTTCTCAAACATAACTTTAGATACTAGATTACCTTCGTCCTTAGTAAATACTACACTGAAGTTGCCTTTACTAACAGCTTCCTCGATACTACCTAAGATATAGTTAACTACCGCAGCTTCAGATGTACCATTTTTCTTTAATATTTCCAATACAGACCTATTTCGCATGGTATACGCACTTTCTAATCGTCTAACTTGCTCTGGTATCTCTATGCTTCTATTAGTCATTGTCTAACTCCCCCGTTCCATTACAAGTTTCACAATCCCAGAATGCATCATCTCCGCGGTCTAAACAAACACCTTTCCCGTCGCAGTTCCAGCATGTGCGGACAGGAATAACCTTCTCAACTTTAACTTCCCAGTCTTCCAGAGCAGACTCTAACTCTAGCTCTCTCATCATTTCATTAACATCGTCATCAATCATTTCCTCGATTGTTTCTGGTAGTTCGTCATCCATAGACTTAAAGTTTAGCTTAACTGTAAAGGTTACTTCGCGTTCTCCCATTACTCTACCCCCATTAATTCATTTTGTTCGTAAGCGTACTTGTCCTCTCTGGATAAAGCGTATAGATAGTGACCTTTCTTATTAGGGTCGATGCTGCGGTAAATATCTGTGATGAAAGCTGTATCATGTTTACCACTCTCGGCTGATACGTAAGCCACAACGTCCCCTACTCCGAACTTGTTTGTATCCTGTAAATCTTTAATGTCGTAGATTACTAGGACAGGTAGTAGTGATAAATCGTTGATACCGATGTTGTACACTTGCCAGAATGCTTCACCTAAAGAAGACTTCATAGTATCATAGCTAATTACTGTAACATCTTTCCCTTTAATGTTCTTCATTTTAATTAAGACATCTGCCTTTGTGAATTGTTCAAAGTTTCTAATAACAAGCGTATCCCCAGACACTAAGGCGTCTAGCTTGTCCTCTAATGTTGTTAATAAATCGAAGTTCATAACTTCCCATCGTTGTTCAAATCCATCTTCAAATTGGTCTACTGCCATTACTTGTCATCTCCCTTTTCTAAATTAACTTTATCCCACGAGATAGATATAGATGGTGGTGTATCTAATCCTCCTACCAACTTAGACTCTAGTGAAGGTGTATACCCAACTACATACCCTCTTGTCCTAAACTCATCTAATATATACTTAAATTCTTCGTATCTAAAGAAGAATATTCTCATCGGTTCTAGTACATTGCAGTTTTCTGCATGAATAATTGTTGCGGTGTTACCTTTACCTGCGGCATCGTTGATTTCATTAACAATCGCTTCTCTCATTCCCCTTGATAACTTCTCATCTAAAGCGTGTCGATGAATCGCGGAAATAGTCCTCATCGCACCTGCCGGTGGTATATCCGTGTACATCATACTAATTCCTCCAATTCTTCTAGTACAAGCACTTTGCTCCAGTGACCTTCGTTATTATATTTGTCTTTTAAAATGTTAACCTCATCTAAGAACTCACTGTACGTAGTTCCATCTGAGTAGCACCAGTCTAGAACCCCTTTCAACTCTAACAGAACGCTGGTCTTGCTCCAATCCCCATACCCTGCATACTTATCGTACAGACTATTAATCTCGTCTTTAAAATTAATCATTTTTGTGCACCCATTTAAAGTATCTAAATACCAGTGCTGATACCGCAAAAGATAATGTAATAATGACGTTCGTTACTGTTGTCTCTTTAAAAGAAACCCCCAAGGAAATCGCACCCATAAACACTGCTGCTGACTCTAGTTCTCTAAAAATCTTGTATTTCATTTGTATCTCCTCCTATATTAACTCGTATTTGATAACTACTACTGGTTTACCTAATCTCATCTTAACATGAGCCCCAAACTCTGTCAACACTTCTTTTGCTAAATAATAGTCTTTTGTGTAAAGCGTGATGTCTCCTGACCAGTTGTAGATACTGCCATAAGCAAACACATTCTCGTCACCTTTAATAGAAGAATTATTTTTACCAAATTTGAACCCAGCTGCCTTTAACTTGTTTTTCATAGAAGTTACTAATCCAGTCACACTGCTAATCTTATTTACTTTTGTCATATAAACCTACCTCCAAGTAATTTGTTTTCTTAACTTACTTATATCTTAACATAGAAAAAGAGCCCCGTCAAGGACTCTTTTAAAAGTTTTTTTATATTAAATACCGAATGCTTGCATTGCGTCTTTCACTCTTCTATCTTCTTCCGTTAAATCTAAGTTCTCATAGAATGATTTCTCTGCTAACTCTAGGTCTGCGAATAAAGCATCATGCATTTCTTCCGGAACATACTTCATAACTACTTCGGTTAATGCTGATTCCTTCGCTCTCACTTTAATAGACATTTCTTTTAATGCTGAGATTGATAGCCCACCTAATGCGTTGTTTGTAATCTTAGCTTTAACTTCCATCGCTTTGATTGCTAGAGGGATATCAATAATGTCGAACTCCTTAAGACCGATGAATGCTTTCGCGATTACCTCATCTAAGAACTCGACATCATTGAATACGTTGTTTACTTTGTCAACTGCACCGAACGGCATTGCTGCTGCTTGTGATTCTTCATTAAACTCTTGTACTCTCTTATCACTAATATATGTTACGTTGTCTTTCGCACGTTTGTCAAGTAAAGAGATTAATGGTACACCCTCTGTAATAGCTTCCTCACGCTTCTTCTTATAGTTTGTTAGAGAAGATTTACTAATTGTGAACCCTTGGTCCTCACAGAAAGCAATGATGTAGTCATATGTTCTACCATCGTCTAGCATATTGTCAACCTTAGTTACTAGCTTCTTGTTATTATATAGTTGTACTAACACCGAGCTCGCTTGTAATTTCTTTTTATCTTTAGTCATTTTAATAGTCTCCTTCTGACCTTAATGGTCTACGTTTTTGGAATATCTTGCATAAATTATATACCGTAAGAATGCTGTAATGACAGCTGTCTTGGCTTCTATGTCTAATATAGCAGATAGGTTACCCTGTTTGGAACGTAAACGTAAATTCATTAAAAGGCATCACTACTTTGTTATGTATTCTAGGTAACTACTATGTTTACGATATTAAACAAAATACAGGTCGTACAAGATAATCGTAAACGGAGCGAACAAGACAAAATAAAAAGCCCCACTAGATAGTGAGACTTTCTCAACTTAAAACTTCCTTAATTTAACGGATTTATACAACTTTATCCATAATCCGGTGTTCAACTCCTTGGTGCCATGGATGATAAGACCTCCGAACAACAAACCGAAGAATCCGATACATCCACCAATCCAGATACTAGCATTATCGTATCCATCTCGACTAAAAGGGTCTATACTAATCATGTCAATCTCGCGCCCATCTTCAGAATACGACAATCGAGGTCTGTAATCTTACGTTCAGCCTCTGATACACGTTTAACCATTTCTAACTCTCCTCGTTGCTTATGAAGGTCATCCAATGCCACTCTAATAAACATTACTTCTTCAGTTAGCTCTGATAGCTTGGAGATTAACGCTTGTTGTTCTCTAATCTTGGCACCTAATTTTAACGACTGTATTACTGATTCTTCTTTTACCTGTAAGAGCTGTTTGCTTATATTCATGATTACACCTCGAAATATAGAGTAATTTCAGTATCTAATTCATCATTTGTCATCTCAATGTACTTCTCATTCGTGACTTCGTCCGTATCAACGACGATTTTGTTAACACCATCCAAGAACAATCCACTAAGTGAAGCTGTAGTGTCTTCAGATTCGATTGCATATCCTCCCTGACCAACTCGTTTACGAATACTCATCATCTCTGTTCGCGGCTCCATTGTAACTAATGACATTGGAGTATCAATCATCATACCTGTGAACGCTTTTCCTGTAACATTTTTGCTAGATAGTAAGTCTAGAAACACTTTAACGTCCTTAATCGTAGGTTCTCCTGTAGATAGTAGTCCGATAACACTATTAAAGTTAGCATCACCGATGATTAATGTGATTTCTTGGTCAATATTTAGCTCATCGATGAAGTGTGTGTCCTTAATTTTAACCTCATACACCTTGTACTTGTTAATTGTGTGAGGTTTGATGACTACATTAGGGTTTTCTAGAGAAACAAACATATCAGCTGTGAATAAACTCATATGATTTGTAATCTTTTCTTCTAAATGAGGCTTGTCTAGGATATCGCCTTCTGCAATATACCCCATCACGTCGCCTTTACCAGAGATTTCGAACATATTTAACGTATATTCTAGTGCTGGGAAGTCATTATATGGTAATCGTAAGAAGAATCCAATGTCAATTCTATTACTATCAATCTTAGTTAACTCCTTAATGTAGAAGCTGCGAGTGATATGGTTCTTAGCAAAGTAAGCATTTGTGTAATGAATACCTAAAATCTTCATATCACCGTATGTTAAAATTTGTTTAACTCGGTCTAATTTAGTTGTTTCTGTAATGGTTTCGTTTGTCATGTGCTATCTCCCCTTTTGTTTTCTTAACGAAGGTATCGTTTCTCGTATAAGCTTTACGTTCTCCAGACTCTTTAAGGACTTTAGTCTTATAAACTATCATAATACTACGTCCTCGGAACGTTCTTTGTACCCTTATACTAACCTTACCAAGTATCGTTGTACCTATTTTAACATAGTAAACACTATCAAGGCAAGTTAAAGTTACAACTTCTCCGTTTCTTTTTGGTACTAGTCTGATAATGTCGATACTAGTTCCGGTATGCTTAGCTACTAACTCTAATGCATACTTCTCTTTAAGCTCTACATTACGCTCTGTGACGTTCTTAAACTCTTCAATGAACTCTACACGGTAATTACCGGAACTCTTCTTCAGTACGCCTTGCATAGCGTTACGTCCGTTATCATTTAACCCGTTCATCCCACGAGCACCTAACCCGCGGGAATGAGAACGAGAATTAAAACTACTCTTTTTCACCGATAACACCATCTATAAAATCTTTTATTTCTGTCTCACTAAAATCTGGATAAGATTGTACCAGCTCTTCAATCTTATCATAATCTTCATCCCATCCGGTAATATCATGAACAATCTGCATATGATGTGTGATATGCGAATACATCATCATATCCCCTGCGACCTTAGCAATGAAGTCACGGGAATAACTGCGGAAAGATAAGTCTATCTTTTTCTTACACGTATGACAAGCGATGGTATAGTTAGTACTCATACTACTCTTCCTCCGAACCAGTATAGAACTCTACTAGAGAGGTATCAACAGTTAATGTCTCGCACTCTTCGTTCATTATGATATACCCTTCACCAGACATAAATGTGTGATGCGTAACCTTACCTACAATGTAGAATGGGATATTAGGTGCGAAATAGACTGTAACTCCTTCTTTACTATCATGATAGGTAAAGTCGATTTCTGATACGCCTTTGTACATATTCTCTTTATCTATAATCCACACTATAATCCCGCCTCTTCAATCTCTTTTTTCTGTCATAACGCTTACATGTTCTAAGAGAATATCAGTTTCAATGTTCTCTTCCTCATAAACTTTACCATCTTTGACAAGCTGTCGTATCTCATCAAGGTTGTTTGCTTTAACATAACATTCACGCGTAGTAGTCTCGGTGTACTCTACTCTAATCCACTCAGCCATGGAACTCCTCCTTACATGCATCACATTCTTCTTTCGTATACACACGTTTCATGATAATAGTTTCATAAGGGAATGTTGACCATAAGTCATTCGCGTGTTTAGGGCATAAGGATTGATGCTGTTTTAATGTTAGTTTTTTCTCATTAACTATATTCGCTGCCACAGTTATTGCTTCTTTACCGTCGAAGATTACAACAGCCTTCCCTTCACTGTAACTCTCTTCGTCGAACTCATGAAGAATGGCTACTTCTGTACCTTTAGGCATATCAACGGCTCTCATATTGTTCTCATCTCGTAAAACAATTGAATTTTGTAATACGTGTGTCTTCTTCATTAGAACGCCACCGTTGAGCTGATTACACAAGGTTCTGTAACATTCATCCAACCAATTGCATACCAGAATGGGACTTTAAAGTACTTCGTGTTATACACTTCCACTAACTCGAATCCGAATGTGTTATAATCACGTAAAGGTACATCGTTAACATCGAATAGCATTGTCTTATTTAACGATACTTCCCCTTCATAGTACTCTTCGATGTCTTCTTGGTCTATTCCACATTCATCTTTATAGAATCGCATAGCTTCATCCTCATCGCGAGCTGCTACGTGGTCACAGTCGTTCATTTTGTATACACGGAACATACGCGTGTCTTTTGGTACGTTATTGTCCACCAGTTTCATACCAACTGCTGCAAACTGGTCTTGCAGTACTTCTATGTCTACATAGTTATACGCATACCCTGTCTTATTAACAAAATCATTGTATACCTCTACCATTAACGTTGTGTCGGAACCACAACCACCTACTGTTACTGCATGTTTGCGTTCTGTCATATTAGTTTCCCTCCTATTTTATTAACTCTTGTTTGATATATACTTGTGTTAATTCACCATCTGGAAACGGAACAAAGTTTCTTGTAAACAATACCTTCTGCTCCTTAGTGTATTTAAGCATGAAATCTGTAATTGACATATTGTTATATTTAGCTAAGTCTTTAATAACTGCTGATGAGTTTTTGAATGATGTTGCGCCTACACCCACATCAAGATATTCGAAGATATCCACGAACCAAGAGTTTAAGATTGCCTCGTCATCGTCATCTAATTCATCTTCAATCCAACAAGTTAAGTCGTGACCATTAACTGTTGCTGTTTGTGTTGGGATTCCTAAATTGCTACCATATGGGTTCTTCCATCCTGCATCCTGCCAGTTACTATCGTCAACACAAATATCATTTACTAGTTTACTATAGTCTAACGGTGTTAAAGATGCTACTCCGATACCCATTAAAGTGTTTTCTAATTTAAGATGAGTCACAGGTGTGATACCCAACCTATCAAATTGCTTCCCAATCTCTCCGATTGTAAATACCTCAACTTGTCCTACAACTTCTAACTTATCCATTAATTTTCTCCTCCCATTTGTTTAGTTTCTGGTTAAACATAGCATTGAATCTAGCGTCACTCACGTTATAGCGATGTAGTAGTGACTCTACGACCATACACACATCTACTAACTCTTCGATAACGTCGTCACGACCCTTAGCCTTGTACTCGCAACCTTGAGTTCCTTTGAAAGATAGTACCGCTTGCGCAACCTCTCCAACCTCCTCCATAAGCTTTAGTACCATTTCCTCGGATGTCTTCGTGTTCATTTCACATAGACGGTCTAACTTACCTCTGTCTAATGTTGTCATGTTATCTCCTCCTTAACTAACTTCATTCTATCATACTATCTTTTGTTTGTAAACTACTAATTTAAATAATTCCAAAGATAGATAGAACTACAAGTAGCAATATACCTACAGGGAAGCCAACGAGTACCATCACAATACATTTGCCCATCTCTTGAAACACCATATGCTGCCGTTCTATCAGTTCAATATCCTTCTTTGTCTTAAACATAGTAACCCCCTATTGGAAATAATATTTGTTTAATGTCTTCTCTGGATGCATCTTACCATTGATGTACATATTGCATAGTAGATGTTTAGCTCTATCTGGTCCTAATCGTTCTACGATATGTGATGCAATCTGACTCTTCTTCATACGAGAACTAACACCAGACTGAACAAGTAGTCCGTTCATACCGATTGCTCCTCGGCTATCTGCGGAACCTACTTTAGCACCATCACCGGATAGTGTAGATACTTGTCGTTTAAAGGAACCCGCTATGTTAAGTAGTTCCTCTTTCCAGAACAAGGAATTAAATGCTGCTTTCACATCATGTCTAGGTGATGGATACGCCTCACTGTACATACCAAGAATACCTTCACCGCGGAACTCCGTATAAGCAATAATACCTACTCCATGATGCTTGTACTCTTTAATAATATTCTCTACTTTTTCTACATGCTTATCTTCACATACAACGTACACTAAATCGCATATCTTACTGTATGCTTTAAGTTGTTTGTTAAGTCGCGTTGTTGTATCACGTGAGGTCTTGATTTCTAGTCCTATTAGTTTGCCATCACTACGGAAGATTAACAAGTCTGCAATTACTGAGTTGATGTCAATACCTTTCTCACTAAGCACAATAGATTTCATATCTTTAAAAGGGAGAAACAGCCGCTTATTATTTAAAACGAGCTGCTTCACATCATCCTCATAGAATGATTGTTTAGTAGACATAATCCCCCTCCTCAGTCAAGTGTCTTGTTAGTTTCATTAGCGCTGTCGTATAACTATCTGCTTGGATGTGCCACCCTTTATCGAAATCTTCTTGTCTAATAAAGTACTCCATGTAAACATCTTCTACGTCAAGCCAACCTCTTCTACGTCTAACCTCATTAGGGTAAATCTTCACTTTATATAATTTACCATAAACTAAAATCTCCTTACTAAATTCCTCTCCAGTCCATGTTTTATAGTAATATCGCTTATTCTTAAAAAACTTAAACATACTATCTCTCCTTACATTTTAGGTCATATTGTAGTTCTGCGATAATGTAAGCAATTGCATCCTTCCTGCTCATTCCTGATGCATCTATAAACTCTTGGATTATATGGTCAAACAGTACCTTCTTTTGCCATGGTCTTAGTTCTTCGCTCATAACTTCGCCCCTATTAGTGTGTCGTAGGCATCTTGTTTTGACTCTAGTGCTGCTAGCTCTTCCTCTTTTTTCTGTGCCAATGTACCAAAATGAACAACAGAGTTCCAATAACTACGATTAGCCGCATCTTTGATAGCGTTTCGAATGTGCTTAATATCTTTCTTGAGTAGTTCAATGTTGCATGTCTCATCAGGAATACCTATAATCTCATGATTCCAATCATTCATAAAAGAAGTACGCTTTTCTGAGCTCATTTAATCTTGCCTCCTCTTCTCTAATTCCAGCTAGAGCGGACCACATACCTGCATCAGCAGCCATGGTAGCCATTCTGTCTAGTAAGCTAAGTTTATGCTTAATCGCGTGTAATTCATTTAAACTAGTAGTGATAAACTCATGTGGATTGCTCATATCCCTAACCTCGCTTCTCGTTCACTTTTTCTCCATCGTAGTTCCGCTTCCATAGCTTTAGCCTTTCTAACTAAGTTGTCTATGTCCGACCAGAAACTATTACGTACCGCTCTCTGGATATCTTCTTTAGTCTCGTCTAAAACCTCTTCAATCTCCTCATCTGTAGCACTGTTAATTAGCTCCCTAGCTTGTTCTGGTGTCATTTACCTTCCTCCTCGATATCAATCCATAATGGGTGATTCTTGTACTCTCCTTCAAACTTCTGGTACGATGCATATTTACCTGTGCCTATTTGTAACTGTTTAACTCCGTCTTTCATTACGATAGAGCCCCTCCACGCGCCGTTACACACATAAAATTTAGTTCCGACAGGTAAACTACTAATAACCGTTTTGGTTCCTCCATATGGGTTATACTCTTCTTTGGTCATCAATTTCTTCCAACCCCTTATCTAAAGCTTCATAATAGCGTGACAATGGATTACTTACACTTTCGTTACTGTGTTCTAAGTCATAGAAGTCTGATATAAATTCTCCCTGTTGCATAGACAAGGCTTGTACAATATTTTTAACTCCTACAGAGAACTCATTGAACCAGTATACATCGTTTAAATGAATAAATACTCCTGTGTAATCACCACGAACCATAACTAGTTCACCACCACGAGGTTTAAGTACATCAGGTTCACGTTCGTAGAAACCTTGTCCACGTCGACCGGATAAAGTTGATACACCATTGACAATAGGGCATACGAATAATGGGTCATCAATTACCCATTGCTTCTTATACTTAGCTGGTAGTTTACTATTCGCCCAAGCTCCTAATGTTGTATTAATGCTAAATGGATTCATACGTTCACTCTTAGCTGTTGCCTTCTTCTTAGGAGTAACCCCTTTTGGATGCGGCGTATGAGCTTTAAATACGATTGCATACATCGTACCGTCATGTTCTTTGATAAGGTCTACAATGTAATGAGGTTCCCCTCCTACACTGATTGCGCCCTGTTTCGTATAACGTAAATACTTACCTGACAAATGAGGCATTGCATTCTCGATAACACCTGTCATTCATTACACCTCCCATTGAAATTCTAACCCGTATACTCCTAACGTGTCATTTCGTTTTCGGTATACTTTTATCTTGTTATAATGAAGCTCCTCGATTATCATTTGACGGATAATTTTCGACTCAAATATACATCCAATTCCCATCTCATTTGCGTTATCCTTTGGTAACATGTACTGTGTTTTACCTTGTCTCGCTTCATGAATTAACTCAGTTTTGATAACGTCATAGATGTCTTTAATCGCAATCCCGTAATCGATTAGTTCTTTTTCTCGAACTAAGTGTTTCAATTCGATTCCTAATGGTAAATGAAAACCTTCACCTTCATCATGTACATGTTTCTCTAAAGTCATTCTACATCCTCCTCACAATCGCGAATGTATGCTTCTAAATCTTGAATTAGTAGTTTAGCTGTTTCTGGTGTAAGGTTAACAGACGGATTCTCTCCTGATTCGTCTCCAGATGTGTAGTGCATTTCAATATTAAATGCGAATCGCTGCTCTTCATCAAAAGCTGTTCCTACTTCTATGAAATCATCACCAGATGTCACGCAGTGTAATCTACGATACAACCCTCCATTACCACCATCTACAAAATAACCCGTTTTAACTTCACTCATATTATCTCCTCCTTAATTATTATACTACTAATATAGCACACTATTTTAAAAAAGTCAACAAAAAAGAGAGACTTTTTAAGCCTCTCCTCCCATCTTTCTAATATCGCGTTTTAAGCTCTCTTTAAACTTCTTCTCATTCCTCTTAACTACGATTGCCCAATACCCAAGAGCTGTATAGTGGGCTAAGAAGTTTTTAATCAAGTACAGTGATATCCCGAACGCCATCATAGATACATAATTAATTGGCATAGCTGCGAAGTATGTTTTTGTATATGAGAACGCATAAATAATCTCAACTGCTAAAGTTAAACCGAAACCTAACAATACGGTACCGTATAATGGTGTCTCTCCTTTAGTTTTAATATCTTTAAATTGCGCTACTACACCTAGTAACTTCAACCCGTAATTAACTCCGATACTAGCTGCGATAATACATAAAGCTACATCTACATACGTCATACTAATTCATACCCCGTTTCGTCCATCTTAACTGATTCTACGATAGCGTATTTGTTTCCCGATTGGATTAACAGTTCTTTGACGAACTCTTTCTTAGGAACGTACTCGCATCTAAATGGAGTGTATACGTTTCGAACTGTTCTAGCTAACTCTTTACTTGGGTACATTTTAACAACACAAGATACTAACTTACCGCTAGCCTCACAACACGATAGTTTAGGTTCTTTACTATCATCTAAATCATACTTAACTTCTGAACGAAGTGCTTCTCCTTCTTTAGTTCCGACAATATACACGTCGCCTTCATCCGTGTGCCATACATCTCTATAACATACTAGTTTTCTATCCATTCTATTCCCTCCTAAGGGAGCCAGCTTATGCCAGCTCTCCGTTTTCTCCAAACATTAATGTGATAGATTCATAGGTTTCTTTACCACGATACAGAACAACAGCTGATTGAGATGGCATCGTTGCTGGTAGGTTCAGTGAGCTACTATAATCGTTCTCTCCTACTGGTGACGATACTTGGTAATGGACACGACCGAATGACTCTTGTGTAACGTCTAGGTAGTGTAAGTGACCAGAGAATAAGATTTTAATAGTTTTACCATTCTTCATAAACACTGGAATCTTCTCTTTTGCCTTAGGCATCTTGTCTCCATGCGTACCTACTACGCGATGACCTACCACATCAATATCAAAGATGTCATTCTTGTTTCTATTGTCGGTGATTACTACGTTAGGCATCTGGTTCAACTCTTCTTGAATCATGATAAGTGTATCTAAAATAATGTACTCAACATTGTTATTTGCCAAGTTATCATTCTTGTTTTGGAAGAATCGTGAATGGTTACCCGTAATCATACTGAAGTGTACCGTATGGCTCTCTGACAATTCGTTAAGCATCTCCACAAACAATCTGATAGATTTACTAATCTGTGCTGCCATATGGAACTCTAAGTCGAATGACTGGGTATTACGCATAACTTGGTTCTCGATGATATCACCTAAGAATAGTACATGAATCTCTTCGAAATCACAAGCATTCATCTGCTGCTTAGCCCAACCTACTACGCTATTAATCGAGTTCTGTAATCTCTCGAAATTGTAGTCACCAGTACGACTGTGGAACGTCTCAAGACCTACATGCCAATCAGAGAATGCTAGAATCAATGCTTTCCCATTCTCAGCAATCTTAACGTTCTTAGGCTCGGCTAAGTACTTAGGTGTTGGTAAGTCTTTAATCTCTGCTACGATTTCCTTTTTAAGGTCATCCATTAAGATTTTAAGAGCTGTACCTTCACGTTGTACTTTCTTGTATTCTCGTAAGAACTCGGTTTGCTTTTGTCTCTCCATTATATGAGGCGTGACCATAGAGAACACATTTTCCTCTACCACAGCTACCTCATTACCAATTGGTTCAATGTTATCTACGGTTAAGTCACCGTTCGTAGCTGCCATATAAATAGCCGCAAGAGATTCACTGTTATTAATATCATCGATACAGTATTGTAAGTCTTCCTTCGTTACCTTGTCTCGTCCTAGCCCTGTTAATAGTTTATTCACAAGCGTACGGTCGATTACCCCGCGTTCACGCTTGCTATATCCCATTAGTACCGCAATCACATCTTCGTATAGTTCAATCTTCTTCATTCGTTAACACTCCTCGTTTAATTAGTTCTTCTTCAGCTGCTTTCATACATTGGAAGAAGTGAGCTCTATTTATCATGTTCCACGGCGAATCGTCTAAGAATGCTGCTTTGAAGTCTCTATATACTTTTAATACCCTTTCGTCTGACCATCCGTCGTACATTTACTCACCACTCTCTGCCATGGCTTTAATAGCTGCTGCAATTACGTTAGCTGTTCCAGTAGGTAAGAACATGGTACCTACATAACCAGAACCTGTAGTTCCGTCTTTCATATTAGCTGCTGCAAAGAACTGCTCGACTGTTACACCTTTCGTTCGTACTTGAACCATGTCAGATGTACGAGTTGTACTAGCTACTAGAGCGACCCCATTCTCTCCACCAATATCCTTAAGGTTCCGGTGAGCTACTTCGTTTGTCCAGTCTTCTGCGTATACAGTACCCACTTGTACAGGTTCACCATTTATTTCAATCATCATCCACTTAGTTTGTTGTCGTTTCTTCTCTACGAAGTCTGACTGCTGCTTAAGTTGACTTTTGATAACTGGTAGATTCTCTTTCATAATCTCCTGTAATGGCTTGTCCACTAATACCGCTGTGATGTTACGACCAAACGCACGATACAAAGCCATGAGAATTTTAATGTTGTTGTTCGTGTCTACGTCTTTCCATTGCTGGTACGCGCTACTAGCTTTTATTACATTAAAGTCATTCTTAGACGCGTCTTTAACATTCTGGAATGTTGTCATTCCTGATGTTAGTAGCAGCGTTCTTAGGTAAACAATCGGCGGGAAGTCTGGGCTCACTACAGAGCGACCTACACTAACCTTTCTCCCGTAAGTGTTAATGTGTATGAAGTCACTAAAAGGATTGTTCAGCGGCTCGATAGCCTTCTTAAAATCGTCGTTATCGTAGATAGGTAGACCCATAACGATAATCTTACTTACTAACTGTGCTTGTGTACCTAACGAGTGGATGTCTAGCTTGTCCACAAATTCAACATCGACTTCGTAATCCGGAAGCATACGCTTAATTACCGGAAGTGTAATTGTATTCATGAAGTTATCTTTCATGTACAACTTCACTAATTCTTTGTCCATCAATATCCCCATCCTTTATAAACGTTATCTTTAGGTGTGTCTCTATGTTCCCTTGTGTACACATCTAGGTACCTAACAAACTTTAACTCACCATCTTTAACTGTATACTGTTTCTCTATATCCCATTCCTCGTAGTGCTCGTACATATAAACAACCTTCTCTGCTATTTTCGCCAAGATAGTGTTCATGAAGCATTGTATTTCACCATCGTAGTTTTTAAGAGCGAATACAAACTCCCACTCTCTCGTTTCTTTATTTAGTGTGTTGACGTTGTACTCGCCCCATTCATCCGGCATATACGCAGGTGACATGAAAGGCACTTGGTCTCCACGGTCCTTATTAGATAACGATTCTACGAAAGGGAACGCTTGAACCGCTTCACCCCACTCACCATCACTATCGATAACGTGCTCAACTAAAGGTAAATATTCTTCTTTCACTACAATCTTAGCTCGTAATCCTGTGTAGTTACCCATTTAATCCCTCCTCTTTTATTCTACTAAACTAGTATATCACACTAAATCCGTAATGTCAACATAATTCTTGAATTTAATTTCTTCTGTTTCTGTGATTGTGAAGAAAGTAGGTTGTAGCTCGTTCTTTTTCATCCAAGTAATAAACGTCTCGGTTAGCATGTCACTCAGTTCGTGCCGCATATCCATGGACACTCCTGATAGAAATCCTTCCGCAAACTCGCCGCATTGGTCGTATACATCCTCTTGTACTTCATCAATAGCGTGGTCACCACAAATACCGATAGATGGTTCAGAAACTTTACCTACAAATAACGCTGTCCATTCTGCTTCTGTTGCATGCTTAACTCCTGCTACAATAGCCTCTTCTCGTGAATCAAACATATCATTTCCCCAGTAGTCACATGACTGGTGGTTATACGTCCACTGCTCTTTTTCACTTACTGCTTTTAATTGGTCCATTCTAACTCCTCCTTGTTTACGGCAATAAAAAAAAGTAGATACCGTTTATAGTATCTACTTTATCATAATCTATTAAATTTGTCAACTACTATTTTTAAGGTCCAACTACTGGAGCTGGTTCGAGAGTTGATTCCTCGATACGGAAGTCATTAACACCAAGTGATAATGTGCTATCCGCAAAGTCTAAGAATGCTAGCACCATTTGCTTATCAACATCTGCTGGTTTCACGTCTTTATACTTATCAAATCCAGCACCGTTGTAAGGTTGTTTGTCTACACGGTTCTGACCTACGTGGAACACGATGTCTTTACCGTCAACATATACAACTGGTTCTTTGTCTTTGAACTTTAATGCTTGAGCTTGATGGTCAATATAAGCTGGTAAGATTGATTTCTTGCCACCTACTGTTTTAACTTGGAATACTAATTGACCTTGTGCTAAAGATGTAGAACCTTCTAACGATGGTAGGTAACCTTCACTACGTACATGTGCGAATAGGATGTCACCATCTGCTAATTTTGCTGTTGGATTCTTTAAGAAATCTGACACTTTGACTACTGCCATTATTTTACCTCTCCTTTGTCTAAATCAATTTGTTTAGCTGCATGTTCTCGTAATCGAGCTTGCTTTGTTACCGCGTTGTTCTTCCAAGCCATGTGACTAGCTGAACCGAATAACAGGATTGCAGATACTAAATCGTACGCTACGTTTTGGTCAATCTCTAATCCTAACTCATGTCCACATAAACGAGCAATCGCGTTAATTAACGCAACACCGAAAACGATAAAGCGAACAATCGTTGCAGCTCCAATCTTAGGTGCTTCCTCAGGTACAAATACCTCGTGTTTATTTTCCATCTATATCATCCTTTCTTTATTACTCTGTGTATAATATAGTGGTTAGTGTAGCTCGACATGAGACACAAGTTTATCAATATGATACACCTTAGCAACACTATCAGACTTTGTAACAATCTCGTAGTACTTACCTAAGTCGGTGTATCCTGTCCCTACAATAGGGTATTGTACTTGGTCATAAGCAAGGTATCCGATAATATAGTGTGTTGGTACTTCGTCATCCTCATCAGGAACTAACTTAATAGCTCGTACATCAGCAGAGCCGTTATATGCATCAATTGCATCTTCGATAACATCTTTAAACTCTGCTTCTGTCCAATTATCTACATCGAACCATATATCTACCTCTACACGTGCTTTCATAGGTTTCGCTCCCTTATCATTTCATGTAGTCTAGTTCGTAACAGCTCTTTTAAGTCTGCTAACTTCTCTTCTATGAGTAATGCAGGTACGGCACCATCTCTAGCGTACTTAGCTACTAGAATCTTAATGATGTAGCTGTCTGTATTCTCACGAACTAGTAATGTTAAGATGTCTCTGTCAATCTCATCTAACTTAACTCCATATAACGCAGCCTCTAACACTTCCATTTCTTCTAGTAGCGAATCCATAGATTCGTTCATCTCTATTAAATCCGTTACATCGAAGTCGTGTTTCGTAGTGAATACGCGGCTCTTGTCTCTGTAGTTATTCTTGATGAAGCTATTCTTGACACGGAGCTTTAACTTGTTATCTACGTAGAACGGGAAGTCTACCGGACCATTAATGTCATACTCTTTAACTAATCGTAGAAACTGTTCAGATATATATGACATCAACTCTGCTCTAGTAGCTTCATCTGGGATGTATCCTTTGTACTTATTATACACTGATACTCTCAGATTCTTGTATTGGTGAAACAACTGCTCTGGGTCACGTGAAAAGACACCATTAGTCTCTTCTACGTTCTTAAGGAAGCCAGCACCATTTAAAATCTTATTTGCTTCTTTTTCTAGGTCTCTACTCATCTTCTTCACTACCCATCCACATAATAGGTTGTTTAGGGGTGAAATACGCTTCACCTGTTTTCACAAGAATCCAACTGTCATCCTTACGATATTCATCGATGTTATGCAATCGGTCTTGTAATTTCTCAATCTGCGTTTCTATATCGTGTTCCATTCTATCTAAGAAACCACGACCGTTATCATCAATGATGTTTAACCCTCCTCTAACCCCACAGTTAAGACATACTTCTTTTCGAGATGCTAGTTTCTCTGTGGGCGATAGCCTAACGTTACAAATACCGCAATGTTTAGAATCCATCCGGCAACATTCCTTTCGATATTGTTTTTACACCCGTCTTCTTGCATAAGATGTCTGAGTAATGGATTGTTTGAGGTATCTTGACTAGCTCACCTTCAATGTATCCTTCAGCGTACCCTGTAGCCCATCTATCGAATGCTTTTGTAAGATGCATAACAGACGTTTGAACAGCATAGGCTGTCTTTACTTCAACTATAACAGGTAGTTTCTTAGAAATCAAGTTTTCCATTTCTTCTTTTACAACGGAATATGAAGTTGGGGCTTCATAAGGTGTGACTTCTAATCGCTCTCTGTATGTTTCTAGTAATTCTGTTACTAAGTCCATGTTTGATGCTTTGGTTACTTTCATCCAACCCCTCCTTAAAAATCAAGAGAGAGGAAACCTCCCCTCTCTATAAGTCTAGTACTGCATTTAATTGTTCTTCGTCGATAACGATTTCATCATCGTCACCCTCTTCTGGTTCTTCCTCATCCGGCGTGATATCACTAATATCATAGATAGGGTCAATCCAGTTATCGAGTTTTAAGATAGAGTTGTTAGAAGCTGGATAAGGTTCACCTTTGCTACCAAACTCTTCCCAGATTAATCGATTAAGAATCTCTGCTCGTACTTTGTTACCTTCTTCTTCATCGCGTAACCAATCTAGGAACCTAGCTGTTTGCATCTTATGTTCATTACCTTTAAGGTCGATGTAGATGTAACTTTGTCCAGATTGCTTAGCGATACCAGCATCGATACCTTGGTGAACTAAGTTGTACTCATAATCGAATCCAGTATCAGCAATTAAGTAGATGTCCTCTTCTTGCATCGGACGAGCTACTTTGTTCTTACGAGTACGAATACCTGCAATATGACCAATGCGCTCTTCCTTGCCTTTGATAGTCTTCTTGATTGCTTTCTTCTGTTTAACTTCCCAACGTTGTGACATCGCGTGTTCCCAAGCTTTACCGCCAGGGGTTTTGTATTGTTTTACAAAGCTCATACCGCCGATATCGTCACGTACTTGATTGATACCGATAAACATCGCTTTAGACTCTGCGATTAAAGGTGCAAGTTTTGTACACATCTGAGCTAGAGCGTTAGCCTTAGCACCAACATCTTTCTCACCGAAGTCTTTCTCATACTGCACAATTGAAGGAGTTTGTCCTAATGAATCCCAGATATAAACGATTGGGCGATTAGGTGCTTTCTCTTCGAAAGTTTTAAGAGTTTTAGCGACTGTTTTACCAACTTCCTCAATAGTTAACGGACGACCTGCTTTAGCATCCGGTTCCTTAATGATAATCTTCTTAGTGTTAATACCTAACGTTGTTAATCGGACCTTATCACTTGTACCCTCTACATCGAGTAGTACAACGATACAACCTAATTGAGATGCTACACGTGCAATGTGATGGGTCATTGTTGATTTACCACCAGACGGAATACCTGCAATCTCAATCATACGACCGAAAGGTAATCCTCCACCAAGAGCTCGGTCTAATCGAGGGAAGAATGTAGGTAACCAATCTTTAACTTCTGCGAATCCGGAGTCTTGTAATAAGACTAAACCATCATCTTCACTTGTTAATTCACTTAAATCGAAATCAGCCGATAAGTCTAATACGGGTCCTTTTGCTTTCGTTTTTGCTTTTGCCATTTAATTTCCTCCTAGTGTTGTATTTCCTCAAAAGAGGAGAGTAGGGTAATCCCTACTCTTACAGTCCTTGCTCAGCGATTAGAGCGTCGATATCAACAGCATCTAAATCATCTAAGTTAATTTCTGTATCACCAAGAGGTGAATCTAAGTCAACGCCTTCTAAGTCGTCTACTTTAACTTCTTCTGTTTTAGCAGGTGCCGCTGGAGCTGCCTTGACAGGTTGAGTTTGCGTAGTTGCTTGAGTTTGATAAGGATTTGTAGCTGGTGCCGTGTTTGCTGGTGTTACTGGTTGGTTAGTAGTAGCAGGTGCTGATTGACCACCTTCTTTAGTTACATTTGAATCAGGGTCGTTACTATTTTTCCCTTCCAATACATCCGCAAATCGTTGTACCCAGTTTAATCCGTTCTCTAATAACTCAGTTGCACGGGCGTGGAATGCTAAATCTTCTAATTCTTCCTGCCATCCTTCACCTAATGGAGGTAGCTGGTTTTGGTAAACTGTAACAGGTGCTTCCATTTGACCTTGTTTAGGTTTTTGGATTAAGACTGGTGAACCTGCATTAGGGTCTAAGAATGATAATTGACGACCGCCAGCTAGACGTTTATCCGTTAATGATGCATTGATAGTTTTCATAGCTGAATGAGGTACATCAAATAGTCGAACAACTAGTTTACCTTTCTCATCGCGTTCTTGGAATTGAGTACCGTCTGGATTCTCAATAATTTTTACACAGTTAACTGTGAAGAACTGCTTAGGTTTTTGTTGCCCACCGAATGGAGTAGGAATCATTTCCTTAGCTGTCCATTCATCAATCTTTTTATCTAAGAACAGCGTACCATCTTTCTTACCTGTTAATGTGAAAGTATTAGATAGTTTCTTTTGGTTCTTAGTTGTTGCTGATAAGAAGATTTTACGGCAGTGTTCCGCGAACTTACCAAATAAATCAGCCGATGGTAAGATTTGAATGAATACTTCCGGTTCCTCTTTACTTAAGAATAGACGTTTGTGTTTCGCTGTAGGATAAACAACCTTAGGATTGTTACCTCCGTTACCGGAACCGCCACGTCCACCTCCAGAACCTTCTAATTCCTTACGTTGTTGTTCAATAATATCTGCAAAGTTTACCATTATTCATTTCTCCCTTGTTTTATAATTTTGGTTTGTTTTACGTCCGCTTTGGGACAGCTGTTTAAAAGGGTTTAGCTACCTTTTCCATCTCTGTGTACCTCTACCCTCCTTTTAATAGTTTGTAAGAGTTCCTCCTTACTATTTCTATATACCATTAATCTAGTAAAAAGGTAACTACATTGTGGTATTTTTTAATTTATTTTCTAGATACTCTAATGCCCATTCTGCACCTTCGTCAGATAAAGCGTAGTCTACTACTTTATCAATAATACATTCGATAGCTTCCTCACGCGTATATTCATCTGCGTTGTACATATTAATCATTCTTTGGACTTCGTATAACATGGTAATTCACCTGCCCCTCCACAATTGTCACATACGGCATCATAGCCTGTCCCATAACCAGAAAAGCCGCTACCTCCGCAAGTAGCGCACTCCTCTGTTTTAATCTCCGTACTCATTACTTCTTATCCCCACTAGTACGCATCTTGATATCGGGAATAATCTCTTCTGGGCGGAATACAACTTTATAGTGGTATGCATCCTCATACTTAGCATCTGTTTGTTCAATGAAGTAACTTACATTATCACTAAGACCTAAGTAATGTTTCTTATATGTGTTATCTTTTGTTTTACATGTTACAGTTACCTTCTTAGCGTCTGACGCGTCCATAGCGCATAACCCTTCAATAGATAGTAGGTATTTATCTGTAATACCATTAAAGAATACTACTCGGCGCTGTACCTCGAAGTTATCTGCTGATTCTGATAGATTTCTAGAAACAGTATCCGCCTCGTTGGAACACGCTGCCAATCCTGTTAACGCCATTAATGATACTAAACCTGCAATAATCTTCTTTTTCATAATAAAACCCTCCTATTAGTTATCTAGTAAAGACAGTTCCTTTTGTATTCTAGTACTTTCTAAAATCTCTCTAGCTTTTCTAAGGTCGTTTATAACGCTGTCGGGCTTCTTCGTACCATCCATGTTGTGCGTACACTTCGTGCAGTTAGCAGATAGTTCTCCATCTTCACATACACATACATCGTTCCACCCACCTTTATATATTGCCCCTCTATTGTTTGAGTACGCTCCGTCGTAAGTGCTCATATTTCTGTTTCGCCTCCAATTTAGGAATTACTAATTCCTCTATGAACATTTCACATAGCTGCATATCTGTCATGTCGGGGAAGCATCCGTCCTGCTTTGCCTCCTGTGCAAGACGGTACGCATACCCATAATAAAAGAATACTTTCTGTTCGGATGTCATCTTTTCTCTAATTGCCACTAAACACACTCCCCGCTTTATGTCCGTATTGAGAATCATTTGCTAATTGCTTGCCGATAGATTGCAACATGTTACTGCGTTGCTCAAATGCTTTTACAATTCGAGATGTACGACCTAGAATCTGTTCAAACTCGATTACACGACCACGTTGTTTCTCATAGTCTTTTCTAGTCTTCACATATGCCTCTACAGCATCTTTTGTAGGTTTCTCACCTTGACTCTTGATATGAGCCCTCGCCTCGGCGTCTAGAACGGCTACCAGCTGCTCTAGTTTTAGTTCCTGACGTTCTAGCAGGTAACGCACTTTCTCGTGCAGACCGGACCAGTAGACGTATTTGACTGGTTGGTTTAACATTTCCTCCTGTAAGTTGACAGGATTGATTTTTAACTCTTCTCGTAAATCGAACGATTCTACTAATCCGTTTGTATCTTTTATAGTAATCTCATCGAAGTCGAGGAAGTCTACTGGAATGTTCACTCTACATCCTCCTCCGGTTCTACGTAATCTTGTAGTAGACTGTAGTCTAAGCTGTCTTTGAGAGGACCTTCTTTTAGTGGTACAAAATCAAACTTGTCTAAGAAGTCCTCGATATAAATCCAGTACTTCTCTCGATTAGCTTTCCTATCATAGAATTCAATTCGGAACGATTCGTTATCTTCCTCTACGATAGCAACGACTTTCGTATCAAATCCGCCGTCCCGCTCATCCTCATAACCATACCAGAATGTTAGATTTGTGTAAGCCACATGGTTCTCTAACAGGTCCTGCAAGATTCTTCGTTGTTCACGATAAATCTCTCCTGTTTGTTCTAGGTTCTCTCGTAGTCTATTTTTTAGTTTTAGAGTGGGTTTTTGCATAATAACAAACTTATCTAATGCTTGTTGAACCGTCATTAGTACATGCTCACCAGTCTCTGACACTATGGTTCTAGCTCTAGTAGCTTCATACATACTGGTATCTAGTTTCTTCGCCATATCCTCGTAGAGCGTACTCTTCCAATCAGACTTAGCTAATAGCACCTCCTCGTATGACTTACCTTTGATAAAATGTTCGTTAGTCTCTCCGATGTACTTTAACATTCTTCCTCCTCCGTTTCTTCATCGTCATGCATGTACCAAAGGTCACAATCCTCCGGTGTTACGGGTAACAGTAGCAGGAACACACCTTTACTAATCTTCTTATCTACAATATCTTCATGCTTGTACATACACTCGTCGCAAATGTGACCGTACATGTTAACGCCCCCTTATAAAATATAGAATACCTTCTGCCAGTAACCGTTATCTACTACTACAGGTCGTCCTTCTTCATCGATAAAGATAAGGTAACCTTCTGTGCTTTCTTCGTATTCATCGTCAACATCAGTTTCGTTCATAAGTTTTAAGAACTCTTCTTCAGTTAAGTTAGCCCACTCTGTATGACATCGTTTAATAGATTGGTAGATGTGATTCTTCTCAAATTGCACTACTTTCTTACCATTTTCTACATACCATTCAGTTTCTCCAGTGTAAATAGCTTTCATATTAAATATCCCCTTTCACTTTATCTTCGAATTGAATAACCCACTGGTCATCATCAACTTCCATAAAATGCACTTCATTTTTTATAGTTCTACTATCCAATACTTCCATAGTTGTTTTAACTACCATATACATTGTACCTTCAATGTTTACTAGTTTTCCTTTGTATATTTCAACATGCGGGTCTTCTAACGTACTACCATATTTCACTATTCCCATATCATCGTGTAGTGACCACCCATAGGTATAAGTGGCGCCCTTAAGTCGAACCTCTGTAACCACTAATTTCATTTCCTTTGGTAACTTCAAACTAAACACTCCTTTCTGATTTTAATAGTTCGGTAATCTCCCCTCCATGAACTCTATCAAGGAATGTAGAGAAATGAACTTTACAGATATTCATCAAACCCTCTCTACCAAACCCAATATTGGATACGATATACCTTGTCCCATCTAACGTGTAAGTTCGTCCTCGTTTAAAAACAAACTCACCTGTTCCACGGTCAACTTCGTTACCATTAGCTTGATGAATAATCCATGTAGGTTTATCATCTTGCGCATGTCGCAACATTGTCAACGTTATTTCTTGTCTACAAGTTGGCATTTAATAAACTCCTCCTCCGTCTTATTTGCTAACTCTATTAACGTTCTTCCTAGCTCTCTAGCATTTGTAGGAGACATATACATGATACTACTCTCGTAAACATAGTCTGTAATATCCAACTCAATCTCAACGTACTTCGTGTTATCAGTTCTCTTATCTAAAAAACCTGTAACAGAAATATAATCTTTCCCCGTTCCGTCTACATCGTAACTATCAATTACTCTCCTCATTTTCTACCTCCTTATCATAGCATGGTTCTGGTATAATGTCAATACATTTTTCTTTTTCTTGCGTTAACTCAAAACACGCTACCATTTCTTTTAAATCAATCTTCTTTTTATAAACTTCGTATCCCATAACCTTTCTTCGTTCTCTATATCCGTTAGATAGTGCTTGTTTCGATACATCAATCATTTGCCCTAACTCATTCCATGTTCGAGCTACATGATACTCGTCTCCTTTTGAGGCTACCATAACCCAATGCTCCGGAGGTTCTTCTCCAACATACCATAAACGCCAACCCAGTACATCTTCTTGCTTACCTGATAATACTGCGCTCACGGATGAACGAGCTATAAGATTATCATCTGCAAATACAGATTGTGTTGGATGATAACTAATCTCCATGTCAAACGGGTCAAATACGTAGAATGGTAGTTTTATTTGATGTGGTAATTCTCTTAACACGTAGTTGTCTCTATTACTATCTCCAGTCATGTCAGCGATAATACCATAGTAACCGTCTTGCTGTATCAATTCCGGTAATGTATACGACTTGATGAATTGTTCTCCAGTCCATCTATGTGTAGCCATAAACCTAAAAGCTCTACTTACTCTATACGTATCTTTAACAACTGCTAGCTTTCTCATATAAACCTCCTAGAAGTTCTTCGCCGCATATACGATATCGTCATATTCTACACCAGCTTCATATGCCTCTTTTAACGCGATATCTAACTTCTTCTTAGCTTCTTCAATTTTATGTTGCTTTTGTTTATCAATAAAGTCCTGTAACTCTTCTAGCGTATAATCATATAGATTAGGTACGGTATATGTTTTACCCCATCGTGATTGTAATAACGTAGAAATAATCATGTGTACACGAGATTCGTTCAACATAACATTTGCTGATTCCCCGTCTGATGTATCCGTCATTAACAACGTTGTGTATAATTCATGTTTACCATCCTCTAGTTCAAATTTACACCCTAAGTGGTCTGTGAAAGATAATTCTACTGCCATTATTTTTGTTCCTCCTCTGGATATTGTTTTAGTAACTCTGTAAGCTGTATGTTAAGCATCTCCATACTACTTCTACTTAAGTTACCATATAAATAGTTACCCCATTCTTCAATCATAATAGTAAATGTAAGTTTACCGTTCTGGATATGCCCTTTTGTCTCCGTGTACATATTCTCACTATCTGGTTGCGATGCTTCAGGCATACGTAACTTTGCGTTTAACACCATATCCCCTCCTTGTTTGATATAATACGATTCTATCACACTATTAACAGATTGTCAATAAAAAAAAAGAAGAGATTAATTCTCTTCTTCTACGTAGTACCCATATTCCCATTTAACTGTTTCTCCGTGATACTCTGTTGCGTTACAATTCTTACATGTCGTACCTACTAAATGATACACGCGATTATCATCCCCAACACGCTCGGAGTGGATTGTACGCGATGTTTCGGTAGTATGTGTATGCTTACAAAATTGACGCTTAATAAAATCAGTGATTTTCATCCCATTCTAACCTCTATCTCTTCCTCTGTCATTTCGACTAACCGTCTTAATAAGTGGTCTAGGTCTAGTAAGTCATCCCAGTCCGCTTGGTATATGTCTAATTTCTTAGTCTGTCCTAATAATTTAATAAGTTCCTCTATCTTACCCATCTGTTTCCCCACGCTCCTTCTTTCATTCTTATCGTTAATTCTGTCTCTAAGTTCTCTGTTAACTTCTTAGATAGAGAGGTAAGACGTGCTAAGTCTTCCCAATCCATCTCTTGTACATTGTTCGTTAACAATTGTTGTGCGTACTCTGTTAAGTTTCTCAAGTGATTAACGTTTTCTGTATGCATTTTTATTAGCCTCCATTAGATTAATAAACTCTTCATACTTCTCTTCACTTAACTTACCACAGTTCTTACAGTTTTTCAAGTGTTTCTTTTTCATATGGTAGTCACAGTACCCTTTAACTGTAGCGAAAGTAGATAAGTCTTCTGCATCGTAATCTACCATGTCATTGTAAGTGATACCAATCTCTGCATCTGCTGTTACAGGGAATCGTACGCGTTCTCCTTCCCAGTCGATATACAACCAGTCGATAGGTAAGTTCTCCATGACGTGCACACCAATCTTAGCCATTTGTTTAATCTCTTCTGGTGGGCAATCGATTACGATACTATCATGTACTGTCATAACGATACGAGAACGTAAGTTTAACTTCTCGATAATCTTGTTGATTAAGATAACTGAAGAGTTTGTTAAGAATGCACCAGTACCTTGTACACGTGTATTGTTCGATTGACGAAGTGCCTCGTTCTGTTTACCTTTATCTTTAGAGAAAATATCTCGAAGGTTACGAGTGAATCCTTGTTTCGTTTCAATATATCCATGGTCACGTACAAACTGCTTATTACCTTCGATGTAGGCTTCTACAGTTGGTTTCCCTGCGAAGAAGTCTTTAAACAGCTTCTCTGCTTCTTCTAGAGTCATGTCCCATTTCGGCGCGAAACTCATCGGTACTTCGCCGTATACTACACCGAACGATACAGCTTTTGCTTTTGTACGTTCATCATCTGTGATTTCATCGATAAGCTTCTTGAATGTTAATGCTGCTGTCTCTTTATGGATATCAGCACCTTCAATGAACGACTTAATCATTTCATAGTCACCAGAGTCTAATGCTAGAATACGAGACTCTAAGGCACTATAATCGAGCTGGATTAATGCTCCGCCTTCGAACGATGTGACGAACTCACGTTTAATAGGATTGATATAGTCAAATCGTGTAACATCCCCAGATTTCCTTGGTAAATTTTGTAAATTAGGTCCTGCTGATGATAGACGAGATGTTGCTGTACCTGTAGGATTGAATCGTCCGTGTAATCGTCCATTAGCGTCTACCATTTCTAGGAACTTGTAAGTGAATGATTGTTTACGAGTTTTAACTAAAGAGTACTCTAGGTAAATCTCTGCAAGTTCTTTATGCTCTGGGTAGTTGTCCTTAATATACTCGAATGCTGTCTTATCGGCTTTAAAGTGATACCATTCTGCTTCATGCTCCGTAATATTGTTATCTAGGGCTGTGTCTGTTAAATACTCACGGTTAAATGGCAATTCTACTCCACTGATAAGGTACCATGCACGTTGCTTATCATCTGATGAAGCTGGGTTAAACTTGCGTTTCTCTGGGTCCATTAGCTTAGTACGTAATTTCTCAACCTCTGGGTCACGTTCTGCTTTTGGTTTAGCAAACTCCTCAACACCCATTTGATACAGCTCTTCTTTGTACGCCTCTACTTCCTTAGACATTTTATACGTGCGTATAAGCTCGATTAAGCGCTGTTCCTCAGTTGTATATATCTCAGCCATATGTTTCACGTAAGGGATGTCCAGCTGGACGCCAGTAGCCTCTAACTTAGCTAATACGTTTGTTAGTTCTACGTAATGGTTCGAATACAAGTCAATCTTCTTCGTTAACCCTTCATCGTGTGCTCGTTTATCTAACGCGTTGTAGATACGTAAACACACGTCAACGTCACCTGCTGCATAAGGACTTAACATTTCGAAGAAAGGAATCCATTCATAGTTAAAGTCACTACCATCAATCTCATTACGAGGGCTCTGTGGCTTACCAAAGTCAGGCATCTTAGGCTTCACATACTTAAGTTCCTGCTGCTTCATCAGTAGTTCGCCAATCTGCTCCATAATGGTAGGGTTGTCCTCTTTCGTACCCATGTCTTTCTTGTAAGCTGTATTCTGTTTCTTAAGAACCTTTACTACTTCTTTTAAATCTTTAATCTTAGCGTTCGCTTCAGCACGTTCTAGCGTACATTGCTCTTTCCACTCATCTTTAAGCTTGTCAATACGCTTCTTATCTTCAGCAAGAGCATTCTTCTTGAAGTTCTCTTTAAATTCTTCTAGCTCTCTATCATAACCGCCGACGTCCGTGAACTCGTATGTCAAGTCCGATAATCGTAAAGAATCTTTTACTTCTTGGTTGACTAGTAACCAGTACATAACTTGTGTATCTCGGTTATTATTAAATACGGTAATGTTTCTAGTTAATCGTAGGAATTTTATATCGAACTTGATATTATGTCCGACTTTGATTTGCTTGGAGCCTACAAACTCTTCTATGAATTTGTAAATCTCAGCTAACTCCCCTAGATTCCAAGTGAAGCATTTATGCTGCAAGGGGATGGTGACACCTTGTCCCTCACGCCACGATAAACTAATACACAAAGGTTTTGCACCAATCTTTTCTGGATGTAATGTGTTAGTCTCTAAATCCCATGCGACTACTGGAGCGTTGACAATCTCTTTTGTAAATATCTCTCGTACACGTTGAATCGTCGTAACATCCTCGTACTCTACCTTTTTAGGCATGAATGCTGCGTAACCTTCTTCAACGTATTTCTTTAAGATACCCATATCTGCTACTACTAAGTTAGTAATCTTAGGTTGGAATAACAGATACTCCATAGAATAAGTAGGAAGAACCCAACACTCGTGGGTTTCTTTTGTTAATGTCGATGTGATAATCTCTCGTCTAGGCACACCTCGAAGTTTAGAAATCTCTGACTTTCCTATTGTAGCCTTACACGACATATTACCCATCGGTACAATGACATCTGGTTTATCTTTGATGACTCGTGCAGCAAACTCGTCGTAAAGCGGTCTTGCTTCTTTCTGGGTTACTGGTACGTAGGATATTGCTTTCTTGTTGCGGTTCCGAGCCTTAACTTTAGGTACTCGTTTAAATGCGTAATCAATATACCACTGGTCTTGCTTAAGGTTTAGCCCTTTCTTACCCACCAGAGCTGCTAGTGTTTTTCCTGCTTCAGTGTTGTGATAGTTAAACTCTAGCTCGTTTGTTCCGCGCTTCTGTTTGAAGTGCTCTTCGCGGATGTGGTCTAGCGCAAACATTATTCTCATTATATCTCCTCCTTACTAGAATAATACCATACTATCATACTTTTGTCAATATAAAAAAGCAAGGGACTACTCCCCTGCTTCTTCGACATGTACTACTTTCATAGGTTTATTAGGGTCTAATCTACCATCTTGTAGCTCTTTCCAATAGAAGTCTACATTTCGTAGATTTACTGAGATGTCATTGAATGTAATCCAGTTATAGTTGTTATTACGTTCTGCAAAGTTTGTGAATGAGTCTACATCGACATTAAGAATTCGTTTCACTCGACCGGATGTCATCTGGAAAACAACTGTGATTAACTCTCCCTTCTCATTTTGTGGTTGTGGTTTAGACGATTTGACTGTCATTGAATCTTTTCTGAACATTGTTTTCTTCCTCCTTTAGTTTTTGTCTCTCTTTCATAGCATCGATACGGTCACGGCAATCCGTGCAGCATCCTCCAAAGACTCTTTTAATTACTGGATAGATGTCGATTCCACAAGCATCACATTTTGGATAAGCCATATTAAATCTCCTTCCAGAATGTAGCTTCATCCATTATTTTTTGAATGTCTTCTAAATCTAGCTCGTGCATCGCGTATAAGAAATCGTCTATAGGCATAGGTCGAACTTGCCCTTCATTGCCTTTTAGTAGAACAACATCTAACAACCCAGTTAGGTCGTGTTCAAGTGTAACCATCTTCTTACCAGCTGTCATTAGACCTTTAATGTCTGTTTCTTCCATAATCCATGTGTTACTATGACCTATAAACTCCTTGAAGTTTCCAGTCTCACTAGGGTACTGGTAAACGAATGTACCTTGAGATAATACCGCGAATGGTAACGAATTATCATGCTTCTGCTCTTTCTTTAGCATGTCCCAATGCATGATTTTACCTTCTATAATCGAGTACGCGTCTGTAGTCCCTTCTTTACGCCACCAACCTTCTGTAAGATGTGGTAGTACGTTTAACCCTACATGTAATTCATCTTCACTCTTAACAGTTGCCATCATTTAGTCTCCTCCTTAGTAATGTTTGCTTCACCTTCAAAGAAAAGGAAGGCAATTGAGTCTAACGGTAGTGCGAAGTAGTCAGATACTAGTAAACCTTTAAATGTGTTAGTTCGCTTGTTGATATACCCCTCCATGTCCTTAGTCATTAAACGTACACTATCTTTAATCTCTCTACCATCCTTAGTAAGGATAACTACAATGTATGTGTTAAACATTACTTCTCCCCCTTAATTAACTTCTTGAATTGCTGATGATTAACTCCGATTAAGAACGTTTTACTATTTAAGATTTCTGAGATGTCATCTGATGTGAATTGGTTTGTCAGTCTTTCTAGGAATTTAGCTAGAGTTACACTCTCTTTACTAAATATTGATTGGTAATACGTATGCGTGCATATGATTTCTGTGTAGTTCTTAGAAGCCTCTTCGAATGTACCTTCTGTCTGTTCTGCTAATGTCTTAGGTACTTTTCTTACATCTCCCGCAACACTCATAGCTTTACTAGACAAGTTATTAAATGAAATGCTGCATGCGTAATCACTTACTAGAACACCTGATAAATTAAATCTCGCTTTTCTAAGTTCTCCACCTTGTAGGTAGTAGTACTCATGGTGACTACCATTTACTCCTGCACAAAATACGTAATCTGGTAACATTCCGACTAAAGCTTGCCCCTTTACTACTCTACCTAAATTAATTTGCTTGTACATATTATCGCTCCTCCCAATACATAATGTCTGTTAATGTAATCGTAGTTCTAAAACATTTCGATGTTAGTATTAACTTTATGTCTTCTTCTTTAAATGTCGATAACCTTGCAATGAATGACTTAAGTGATGTAGGTGAGTTATCTCCATATATGCATGTGTACGCGTTATGCTTACAATCTATCGGTTTCTTCAATTTAACTACTTCGTCAAACTCTAAGTTACCATAGTTCTTACTAAACGTTGTGATAATATCATTCATGTAACTATTCGTTTTAAGAGGAATCCAAGACTCATCCGTAATTAAATCGGTGTCAATAATAGTTTTAACATCAATTGATACTAGTACTGATTCTTTATTGAAGTGTAGTATCGCGAACTCTCCATCGAATAACGTATATAGGCTGAATGGTTTACCTGTTGCTTTGTCTTCGTGTTCACTAATCATAAGATTGTCTGCTGCTGCTTTATAAAATTCATTATTTCTAACTGTTTCACTCATTTGTAACGCCCCCTCTTTCTTAACTGTCTTTATCTTACCATATGTTTCTAGTAAGTACAACCCCTAAAATAAAAAAAAGAGAAGATTATTCTTCTCTAATAAAAATAGGAACAGGGAAGTTATCGAAGTCCCATACAGACCGCTTACCACAAGGTCTACATATAAATCTGTAATACCGTTCGCTCTCTATAAATCTAACTTTACTTTCGGCTTTAATCATACCAGTGCTACAGCTAGGACAGAACACCTCACAAGTTTGTTTCCTTTTCTGCTTATCTCCACCGAAAAACATATCAACTATCTTTTTCATTACGTTCATGTTTCCACTCCTTCGCAGGTATTCTTATAGATTCTAGTTTCTTAAGCAGCTGCGCCTTCACTACGTACGTTTCTTCTCGTGTCACATATCTTTCGTTAAGCTGGTCCCAACACTTCTTCTTCGGAAGCTTAACCATGTCTAACGTAAGGCTCTTACCTAGCTTAACCTTCTCACCACTTAGTAATGCATCTTCGATAACATCCTCTAGTAATTTAAGTACATCGTCCATATCCCCTAATGTGTACCCTCCGTTATAGGCAATACGTCGAGCTAATTCTTGTCGGTTTACTAGATTACTCATTTCACACCATCCAAAATTGTGACATTGTGATTATACTTGAACTTACGGTTCTTCGTATCTACTAAACATTCAACCTCGTTAGCATCAAACGCATCATCACAAACAATCCAGATATTCATCTTCCAAGTTGATAATGGTTCTTGAAGATGGCAGAAACATTTGTACTTGTATTCCGGCAGCACGTAGAACTTTCCATCTCTCTCTTCGTAGTATTTGCTGCGTTCTTCTGTAATCTCTTCCGCCTCTAAAGCTGGGAAACTAATACGTACTTTATCGACGTGGTATCGTAGGCTGTGAAGGCTAAATAGATAATCATATACATTTATATCTGGAAGAACAATAGGCGCGTCTACGACCGTGCTAGTAGCCATAGAAGCCAATCTAACATTCTCTACTTCATCTGTTGTGTATTCTTTCTTCGGTCCATAGATAATCTCCGATTCTGGAACACCTGCTAGTTTATTAATTACATGTACGCTTGCTTTACCTGTTACATAATATTGGATGAACCCCCCGTGGTCAAATACTAGGTTGTTTAACGTATCGTCACCGTATCTTTGCTGGTATACAAGGTATTTATTCTCGTCTCGTTCAGTAATGATTGATGATTCATCTTTTAGTTCACCTAGCGTACGGTAAAGCTCTTCTGCATTTAGCGCAGTCACCTTGATACCTTCTGCTTCTTTTTCTACTGTTGTGTAGTTAGCGTTAACACTTCGGTCCGAATTATGGATGTTAACTGTTCTTTTTCTCACGTTCTTTGCCATATGATGACCTCCTATTTGTCTATACTAATAGTATAGCACAACATAAAAAGTACAACAAAATAGAGTCCTTTTTAGGGACTCTATCTCATTCCTGTTAGCACGATTGACGTGATAATCATATCTTGTTTTGTGTATTGGATACGATGGATAATCTGTTCTAGCATTGCTAGGTTCTTTGCATCCAAGCTAGCGTATCGTCGTTTGTTATCCGCTGTTACGTAAGATACAGAATATGTGTTCATCTGTACATACTCTCCTTCTCCTTAACTAAATGATTAATGAGTGTATCTTTAGCTACCTTAATCATCTTTTCTAGGTTTCCTACAGTACAGTCGTTAATCTTAATCATCTCTACCTTTGCACTCATCGTTAACGCTACTAGCGCGTTCTGACCTTCTTTAGAAGAACTAACGATTACATACTCTCCTATACTGACTGTGAAATCATTAGAGTTCGACACTAAGTTTGAAATCTTCCCACTCGCTTTCGCAATTGCATTCAACATGGTAACTCTCCCCTACTGGTTGACACTCACACTGTGTTAGCTCCTCTACTAACTCTTCTTCTGTTGTATGAAGTAAATTTTCTAATGTGTAGGTACCAACTCTGTTTTTTCCTTTATCGTTTGTTATAACAATCGTTACGTACTGCGTGTCTAGTGACCTAAGCATTAAACCTTCGCCTCCAGCTTGTCCATTTGCTTCTTAACCTCAACTAACTCGGATAATGTTCGCATTTGTGTCGACATATTAAAGTTTGTTTTACGGGAGAACGTATCTAATAAGATATCTATTTTTGTCTTACTATGTCTTTGCTCTAAGATGAATCTCGTCATATGCGCTTGATATCTAGGTTTCAAGTCGTCGAAGTGGTCTTGTAGATACGTCGCATATTCATATAACTCGTTCTCTAAATCTTCTCGTACCGAAGACGGACAATCGAGCTGGTTAGGGGTTGCATTATCGAACCCCTCCTCACTCTCATGACAACAACTATCAAATGCTTGGAAGCAACAATATTTATTATTGCACTTCATATTTAGCGAACTCCTCACGGATGATATCTGCTAGCTGCTCCTCATCAACTTTACCATTGAACGCTAGTGATGCAACTTCTATAACGAACTCCTTAGTTGGTCCTGCAATTACTGTATTGTTTTCTTTAATAGCAGATACCAATTCCTTAGACTTTCGGAATGCAGCTACTTTACCAAATCCGTAATCGCCACCTTCTGCTAGATTCGATTCAATGCGCTCCTGTAATTTTTCTTGTACTTCTTGTTTAGTTAATGTGTTTGTCATAGTAAACCCTCCGTTTTAATTGTTTATTATTTTACTAGTAATTCCGCTAACTCATCTAACTCGTCTGGGACGAATTTCATTGAGCGTTTAATCTCTGTTCCAATAACATCGTCTTCGTTTTCCACTTCGACAAGGATAACAGTCGGAACTGAAGCTAGTTCATAATGTGCTGCAACTTCCGGATGCTCCTCTACGTGGACTGAGTGATGTTTAACCTGTAACTCGTTCTCTAGGTAGTTGCCTACTGCTTGACATGGTGCGCATGGTGCTGTGTATAGTTTGATTAACTTTTTCATTATTTTACCTCCAGATATTTCTTGAATTGATTAACTAGAATGTCATGCTTATAGACTTTAAACTCGGCTGTTTTGAATCCAGCTTTACGCACTGCATCTACACGATAGTGACGTGACTCTTCCGGATACAACGTGTTAATAGCATCCACAAGCTTGTCCACTTCTTCTTTAACCTTATTAGCTAGTTTCTTTTCTTGCAGCGCTACATGTAAACGACGTAGAATCTCTTCTGTTTTCGTGATTACATCTTTCGTTTCGTTTACTGAGTCTTTCATCAATACATCGTTAAGGATAGATGTCATCAGGATTTCATCTTCCATAGGGAAACGACCTGCTTTGTCACCTACTACAATTTTCATCACGCGTGCTGCCTCTTCTTGTGTGAATTTATGCTCTAACATATTCAACTCTCCCATTCATAATGTTTTCATAATCTTCTATTTTAGCATCTGTATAATTAATCCTAATATCGTCATCCCATTCAAACGTCGGAGAGTACTCAATCGAATCTATCATAGGGTTATCATCCAGACCTTGTAAAATCGCTCGTCTTACATAACTCTCAATCTCTTCTTCATCGAACTCTTCGAAGTCAGTAATGTACATCGTTACTTTGTGTACCTTTGCCATTGGTAACCTCCTTTACCTCTTCTCTATATAGTCTAGTAAACTGAGATATTTCTTTTGCTCTAGGATATCCTTCAAACTTAAATGTCTTCACGTAGTTCGCTTTAACATAATGTTGTCTGAAGAAATCTACTGAGCCACAGAAATGTTTATACTCACTTCTACCACTACCTACTACTATAACATGTTTATCTCTAATTTGCAAGAGTTCTTTTTCATATTTTCGTAGAAATTTAGGAAAGTCTGGTTTCTCTTGATATGATGGGTAATAGGTTGGAACAGCCAGCACGATTATATCAGACTCTTTAATCAAATCTCGTACTAAGCTTCTCGTTATACCCTCGTACCCTAAATCAATAATGTGCGTAAACTCTTCTTCTCTTAACTCAGATAATATTCCTACCGTATTACCTTTTAAAGAGTAGTAAAGGAGAGTAGACTTCATTAGAAGTCCATCTCTTCCTCTTCTGACTTGTGTTTGTATCCGATAGCGTTACCTTGTAGGAAGTCTACCTTAGACGCAATCTCGTTGCTACCTGACATCTTAGAACCATACGTTACAATCCATTTAGCTCGTAACTCACCATTGTCTGGGAACGGCTCCTGCATACCTGCGTTACGGCAGATTAAGTTTGCTAGATACTCCGCGTAGTTATGGTACTCATCGATTGACATTGTGTCGATATCCTTATATAACCACTCGGTCCACGCCTTCTCTAACTCTACTGCCGTTTGAATGAAGGATAAAGCCCAATCCATATTCTCTTTTGTATTTAAGAACGGATTCTCTTTAATCAAGATTTGAATAACGAAACCAAACACTTCACTATGCTGGTTCTCATCAGCCTTGATTAGGTTAATCATGTTATTAGACTCAATCATTTTGTTATCTCTAGCTAATGAGTGAAAGTATACGAATCCACCAGAGAAGTATAATCCTTCTAGAATCTGGTAAGCTACTAACCCTTTGAAAATTCGTAGGATTTCCTCTTCTGTGAATGTGATAGGTTCATTCTTTGCTAGCTTCTCACGGAACAGGTCGCACATATCTTCCAGTTGCTCAATAATGTGGCTATTACGTTTAGCCAACAATGGTAACTCCTGCACCTTAGCGAAATATTGCTGCTTACGTTCGAAGTTAATAACTGAGCTAGTCATATGCTCGTATGAGATGTTATGCGTTGTTTCAAATGATGCAATTAGTGTTAACACAGAACGTAACGCTGGGTCAGATGTTGTCATAAATAACATCGTTACGATATCACTAGCCATTGAGTCTAGCCAGTTGAGCATACCAGATACACGCTCGTATACGATTCTCTCATCCTCTGTTAATACTAATCTATATTGCTCGATGTCTTTGCCCATACGAACTTCTTCTGGAATCCAATACTCGCCGTATAACGCCTTCTGGAAGTCCATCCACTTATCTACTAACTGGTCGTCCCAATTTCGAATACCATTCGCTACGCCACCAAAGATACGCGTTGCTCGGTTAGGTGCTGCTGGATTATATAATCTAAAAGGTTTTTCTTCTGTTACAGTATTGAACATTCAATCGTCTCCTATTCTCTGTTGAATTTATATAAGAAATCGCTAACTTCCGAGTACACTTCGTTATCATCACAGTGAGAATCACCCATGATTGTATGTGCATCATCTAGTAAGCTATACATTGTATTAATCGTCTCTTGCAGTGTTTCCTCTTTATCTTGTAACTCTTCAATACGCTGCATCATACATAATACGAATTTATTACCCGCCTCGTTGCTCCACAGTTCTCCATGACGAAAAACATTTAAGTTTCCATCCATTTCATCGAACTCAACACGATACTTCCCGTCACCAACTGTTACAGAACGTCTATGACTGCTCATATATTCCCCTCCTTAAAATAAAAAATAGGTACCATAGCTTTCGCTACAATACCTACTATACACTATCTATTACTCTTTGTCAACATCTTTTTCTAAGGAAGTTATATCTTCGTAAGGACGAATCTGTCTGTCCATATCTTCGAAGTCTTTACACATAAACATTCGTTTTCCTTCTGGGTTTTCCTCTGTAATATACACAGTAGCTGAGTAGTAATACATGGGTTCACCATTCAAGATGTCTACTGACAGATGATAGAAACCGTTCATATTAAATACTGCAAACGTAGAACCGTTCGTATACTCTAGCTGATAACCTCGTTGGATATAAATATTGATAACCTCGATAATAGATTTATACATGTAATCTCTCCCTTCTATATTAATATAGCGAAAGAGTGGACCTAAATCCACTCTTCTTGTTTAACCTTGGCACATTGGGCAATCAGCTGGTCGCTCACGGTCCTCTGTGTGCGTGTAGTACACTGTTTTCATTCCTAGTTTCCAAGACATTAAGTCTAGTCGACGTAGTTCTGATGGTGGTGTATTCTCACTAATATGCATGTTATGCGAAATTGCTTGGTCTACATAACGTTGAGCTGTTGCTACGTGCTTTAATGCCCAACCCTCATCCATGTCGAAACCGGATTTGTATAACCATTTTGTTTTATTGTTGTAGTTCGGAGGAGCTACTAGAACAGTAATACCTGATTTAACTTCTGTATATAATACATCGTATAATGGGTCTTCAGCAGGTGAACCATTCATGATTATACTATTTGTAGCTGTCGGAGCGGTTGCTTTTACATAACCGAATCTAAACGCCGTAGCTGCCATTTTACGGTACTCTTCCCATTCCTCACCTACGAATCCTCGTTTGTCGAAGAACGCACCTGTCTGCCAGTCAGAGCCCTCATACAGTGGATACGAACCTTTCTCTAAGGCAATCTTGTATGAAGCTTTAATAATTGCTTTTAGATAACGTTTGTGGAAGCGTTCAATCTCATCTGTAGCTTTCGTAGACTCCCATGGAATACCTTCGTTAGTTAAATGGGTTACAGTACCTAAAAGTCCTGCACCAACTGCACGATATTTATTGTTTGTAACTCGCGCTTGTCCAACAGATAAACGACCTTGGTCGATAACGTTGTCTAACATACGCATTTGAATCTCTGTAAGCGCCTCGTACTCCTCATCAGATAAGTGTGCTACGTTGTGCATTACTTGAGATGATAGATTACAAGTTACTAAGTCTCCTGCTTCAACTTTGTAGATTACTTGACCTAATTCATTATCCTCATTCTGTAATAACTTATCGTAGGACATGTTATGAATGATTTCTGTACATAAGTTTGAGCCAAGTGGCATACCTGCATGACCATTAGGATTCATACGAGCACTTGTATCACTGTAGTACATGTAAGGAGTACCTGTAGTCATACGAGAGGAACGAATCTTCTTGTACACTTGACGAATATCTAGCACTTCTTTAATCTCTAAATCTTTTAACTGTTCCGCTTTACGGTACCAGTATGTGAAAGCATGGTCATGGATGTTAGGTTCTTCGCCATCTTGCAGCAATTTCTTATCGTACTGTAAGTTAAGGTCTACGCCTAAACGTTGACGTACTTCACGTGGGTCGAATAATGTTACTGGTTGTACTTTGTCTAAACGACGCATAAACTCATCAGGAATACATAAACCTGTCGTAATCGATTGTGCACGTTTTTCTTGTGTACCAGTTTTCAATCGTAACTCTAGGAATTCCATAACATCAGCGTGCCAGATTGGTAGATAAAGAGCGATACCTGCTTTACGTGTCCCTGTTTGGTCAACGTACTCAGCTAATCGAGATAACATACCTGCTGGATGGATAATACCATTGTTTGCTACTTTAACGCCACGGATACGTGAACCGCGAGCTCGTAAGAAGCCACCGTATACTCCTAGACCAGAGCCGTTCTTAGAGAATAACGCTACTTGTTTCAATACATCAAAGATGTTATCTAAGTCGTCATCCATTGTTACGATATGACAAGATGATAATGAACCATGTGGTCGACCTGAGTTCTTTAACGTCGGTGTAGCTTGTCCGATTAAATGATTAGCTAATGCTAGGTAACCTTGAAGAACACGTTCCATACGCTTCTCTTTTGGCTCTAATCGCATCAAATATAATACTGATGTCATTAATCGTTCCTGCGGCAACTCTACTAAATTCTTGTCTTTGTTATGCACAAGATAAGTAGCGGTTAACGCAGATAGACCAGCATAACTAAAGTTAACATCTTTCGATGGGTCAATCATTTTACCTGCTTCTTCTAATTCATCGCGTGTGTAGTCTTCTAGTAATGAAGAATCATATAATCCCCGTTCTACCATTGCTAGTACGTGAGATGCATAATCACCGTATCCTTCACGATAATCAAATCCACGTAACTTAGACACACCTTTATACTTAGCTCGTAAATCTACTGCTGCTACGAAGTTTAATAGAGGTAGATTATCTTTTGTTACACGAGATTGTGTCTCTCGAATCAAGTAACTGAATAATCGGTCCGCCTCAACTGTCTTCTTAGCTTTGATGAACGAGATTACTGCATCTGTAATTTCTTGTAGCTCAGCGCTGTCAATCTTGTCCAAGTCTTTTGTTACTTCAATAATACTATCTACAAATTTTACGAAGCGCTGCTCATCAAACTCTTTGCTTTGAATGTATGTGCCTCGATTCTTCGTAATCATTGTCACTTTCTTTTCTGTCTGCTTTAATGTGTCCATGCAATCTCTCCCTTTGTTTTGTCTAGACTTATAATATATCAGATTAGCTTCCATGCGTCAAGAGATAATTTATCTTTCCATCCACATTTCTCTGGTCTACGCTTTACGAATACTGACAGTATTGAACCGTCTTTATTAAACTCGATTTCGACTTTTTCAATACCTTGGTCCGATATAGTAGAACTGTTAATCAACATCCCCTTAAGTGGTTGACTCTCCATTATCGCTCCTCCTTTTATTTGTTTAGCACATCCCAATCTACACCTCGATAGTAATCCCAGATAACATTTTTGTCGAAAGAAGTAAATCCTTCAATAGTTGTCATTAATGTGTCAAACTGCTGTTCTTCTTCTCGTACATCTAGGAACTTGATGAGTTGTCGAGATACTGGGAATTTGCCCGCTAATTCATTATACACTCCTTCTACGTACGGCATGATGAAGTAGACTTTATCATGGTTTTTAGACCAGATAAGACACGGAACGAGCCTTATATCTGCACAACGTCTAGCATCTGTAACTACTTGCTCCCAGTAAGACTTAATCTTACCACCGCTCATGAAGACATCCTTAACTTCTACACCTTCTTGTTTTTTGCATTCGTGTACGAATACGTTCCCACTTCCTACAGGGAATGTGATATCACCATTCATCCGCATGTCAGAACCGAAACGGAATCCTCCGGCACCTGACTGCGGTACGCGTTGTACATTTTCACCTGACCATGCTGATAGCTCTTTTGCCATCTTAAGCTCAAAACCCGAACCCTTATTTCTTGCGCCTCTACCTTGACTAGCCATTACTTAACCCACTCCTCTATAGCTGCTTTGTACTCTTCCTTGCCTTGTCGAAGTATTTCCATGTTACGGTTATGAATGAACTTCCCTGTTAACTCATGTAACTTCATGACTTGTTCTTCATTCAAGTTGATATAGCATGACGTTTCTCCATCAATAAAGTTGCTTTCATGTATGCTTAACCCTAACCATTTTTTATCGACATAATCTTCTTCTGTTACATTCATAACAATACGATGGTCTTCTTCGTCGTGCATGGTAGCTTGTATTGTAAACACCATGTCTTCGTTTTCGATGTATTTTCCGCACTGCTCACAAAAGTAACATTGGAAGTATCCGTCCTCTACAGCGTTAGGGTGCGTGCATTTAATATCTTTCATCACTTACCTCCTAAAAGGAAGAGAGGCTTACGCCTCTACACTCTCCGAATGTTGTTTAACAATTGCTTCCGCTTGTGCTTTTGTTAACTCGGCAACCTTCTTATCATGAGCCTCAGCTACTTCATCAAACATTTCTTGTGTAGCACCTAACTTAACTGCTACTTCTTCCAGTACGTGAACTGTTCGCATAGTACGTGTTAGCTGTTGTTCAAACTCACCTAAGATTTGAGAGAATGCGAATCGAGCTAATAATGTAGCATCTGCAATTGTAGCTCCTTTGTTTGCGAATACAGGGATGAATTGTTTGTGTTCGTCAGTTTGTGCTTCACCTGTAGCGATGTAGTCTAGGTAAACTTTCATTTCTTCTGGTGTAGCTGAGCCTTGCTCTAACATAAGTTGTACCGTTCGTTTCAGTTCCTCTACCTCTACAGTTAATTGTGCTTTCGTAAGTGCCTTTTGGTTTTTAGTCATGTTATTTAATCTCCTCTTTGTTTAGTTTTATGAAGTGGTCTCCATATTCTTCTAATTCATCTATGATGTTTAACATTGTTTGTGGTTCAAGGTGACTGACAATCACTCGCATACGCGCTTCCATAATAGCTTGAATTGCGTCTACGTGCTGTATTACACCTTCTAGTGAGTCTACAATTGCATCTCCTACATCGGTTACACTTACATTCATATTTGCGTACTGTTTTTGCAGCTGCAACATAGTATGACCATCGTTGTTTAACTTAGCCTCTATCATTCCATCAATGTAATCTGTAATTCGATTTTGCATTACTTCACCCCTGTACTCCCGTATTTACCTTCACCGCGTTCGGTTTCCGATAATTCTTCCTTATCTTCCACAACTTCGTAAACAGGTCGTACAATCTTCTGGAAGTGAATTTGCGCAACTTTTTCTCCCTTAGGAATGTAAACCGTTCCTCGTGGTACGTAGTCTACAAATAATGTGTGTTGCGCCGTTGGTTTCGGTGGAACCTTATCTACCCATGTAGCTGCGTCTTTCATGTTCAAGATTTCACCATTTTTTAGTAAGTTCTCAATTCGAGCTAAGTTACCTTCTCCGAACTCACCTGTATCTTTTCGCTTCTTCCATGCATTAAGCTCAATCATGTAGTCGTCAAAAGTTGACGGTTTGTTATACCCGAGAAACACCGCTTCCTCTTCGTAGAACTCACGTGCTTTCTGTAATACCTCTGTAGGAATCTCTGATACAGGGATTCGTTTACCATCAGATGTAAATGCGAAGTCTACTAAACTAGTATCTTGGAATGTGTTACGTAATAACACACCGATAGTACCTCGATACGTAGCCTCGATAATACCTGTTGCATTTGATAGGATTAAAGGCGTCTTGTACCCCATACCGCTGCGTGTGTTTAACTTCATACCATAACGAGCATCAAAATCAGTTGTGATGTTTGTCGGTACTAGAACTGATTTAAATGTAGCTGGTGGAACTAAACGACCTTCAGCTGCATATACATCATCACAGAAGTCATCTCCGTGTGCGTTGGTTGGTAATTTAGCATCTTGTCCTAAGAAAATCTTTACTGGAATCTCCGATACCTTTAGTTCGTCTGTCATATAATCTCCTCCTTATTTTATCTACTATTAAACTATATCACACGATTAATAGTTTGTCAACACTTTATTTTAAAAAGGTTTCCAATTTACTAGACCGTGTATTGTTACAGCATCCATACCGTGTTTCGAAATGGTTTCTGTCGTGTCATCGTAGAAGTCAGCAGCTGTACAATTTGCTAGGTATTTTAGATTCTCTGGAGAAAATAATCCATCTATCGAAGTACAGTAATAGTTACACGCTTGACAGATAAATAGTTTAGCTGCATACTCATCTGGATAATCTTTCTTTATCTTCTCAATGTTCATGTACGCGTTCTTCGTTTCTTCCATGCTCACCCCTCCTACATATATAGTAATTCTAGCTTTAGTATACCTTCAGCATCCGCCTTTATTGCGTTATTCACTCTAGCCCACGCATCTTGGAAACCGAGGTCATTGGCATCTTTATCGTCAGGACTATAAACAAAGTATACTTCCCTATCAGGTTCTTTCTCTCTTATGAGATTAGCTGTACGAATCATCTCTAGCTTGGCATCTCTGTCCAAGTATAGGTAGATTGGCTGTTTCCATTTCTGGGTAGACTTTAAGATTAAATCAATCTGGTCGTTCGTTACTTGCTTACCGAATGTAACTACTGCACCATCCCCTAAGGTCGTCATATTGAAGAACCCTTCCACAATGATAATCTTATGATTGTCTCCAACTCTGTCTAATCCCATTACAACGTCTTTCCTAGAATACTCCCAGTCCCTCGCTGTAGCGTTAAAAGATTTAATGTATGCATCTTTATCAATCGAGCGAGTATTCCAGTATACAGGCTTACCAGCGTTATCAAAAGTGAAGAATACGAGGCTGTTACGTAAAGTTAATGTCTTTTCGTTCTCTAGATACACAATCCCTTCTAACGTGTAATGCGCATCACAGTTTTTAATCTGTTCGAGCGATACACCACGACCGTGTAGATACTGTAAGAAAGGAAATGCCTCTGGATTATTAAAGTTGTCTAATAATCTCTTACAATTCGTAGGTGGTCGAGGACATTTCTTTTTCACATCTGGTTTTATTCCAGTATCGATATCTTGTCCTCTGTTTGCAATGAAGAGAAGCAATTGCTCCTCCTCAGTCAAGTCCGCTCCATATCTAGAGTGAGACATGTTACCTTTTCTGTATTCTTCTGGGTCATAGTCATAGCCTTCTAGTATTTCTCTTGACGCCTTGTACGTTACTTCATATAGTTTCATAACAAAGCTGATAGGGTTTCCTGACTCACCGCAACGCTTACACTGCCATAATCCTCTAGGATTCGTCTCTACATAAAACTTATGCTTATCGTTACCACAGAAAGGGCAGTTGAAACGCATCTCACCGTTTGCCGGAACACCTATACCTAATTCTTGCTCTACAAAATCCATGAACATTTCAACTCACCCTTTCTAGTCTTCTCGTTGATTATGAATAAATAATGCTACACTTCGCTCTCTTAACCTTGTTAATAGGTCCAGATACTCATTCATTTCTGTTTCGTCGTAAAAGCATTCACCATGGTCTACTGTAGCTGCTAACTCTTCTACTAATTTATTAATATAAGATTTATCCGACTTATGCACTTGTAACACCTGCTCGTGCGCTCATGCGAAGGTACGCATACGTCTCACCGAACAAACGAATACGATTCTTCTCTGTTGTTGTTGCCACTTCATGGAAGTTTAACTCTTCAATGTTAGAATAGATATCATTGTCTGACATCATGTGTCTTGAGTAGTAACGTGATTTAAGAACTGATTCTAATGCTCGTAGGTCTGTTAGTACTCGTTTAATAGATTCATCGTAGTCCCCTGTGAATACGTAGTTACTATCGTATGTTACATATCCGTTCTGTTTTGCCCACTTAAGTGTAGCTAAGTTCTTATTGAAGATATCCTGACTGAATGGGATACCGTTCTTCTGCGGTAACTTCTTTGCACGTTTAGCCCGTACTACTTTATATACGTCCACTGTAGCTAGCTTATCTTTTGTAATATACATAAACCCTCGTGCATCTGAGTGCTTGTATTCGTATCCGTTATTTAACGGGTACCAGAAGACCATATTAGTCTTCGGGAAGAAGTATGACACATCCGCCTTTTCATTGTTTGTATTCTCGAGCACTAGCTCGATACTCTCCTCTGAGTGATTTTTAATTTTCATTTACTTTTTTCTCTCCTCTGTTTTAATTTTAGAAATTCCCGTGTTGTCTTTTGTAACTGTTATAACCTTCTCGAATAAGGATTTAAAATGACTAGATTGTGTGATTACGAACACTGTACCAACTTTATTAGCGATGTCTTTCAATACTTCAATAGATGACTCAATACCTTTTTCATCTAAAGCATCGAAGAACTCATCACATACAACAAAGTTCGTATAGTGTGACACGATATCCTGTAATGCAAGAGAAATAGCTAGGTCAGCACGTTTCTTTTCCCCTCCAGATGCTAACTTGTAGTTCTTACCCCCTACACGGTTGGTTACCTGCACATCAAACTTGTCCGAGTATGTCTTATCTTTCTTAAGTGTACGAGTAGTGAAGTTCAACTCCATGTTTTCCCCTGCTAAACGTTTAAGGAACTCGTTACCTTTTTTATTAAGCTCCGGCGTGATTAAGTCTAGTACGTGAGATTTAACTCCGTCGTTAGAGAATACTTTAACAACATCTTCATCTTCTAGTTTCTCTTTCTCTAGTGCGATAATCTCCTTGTCCACTTTAGCAATAGCATCTGACCATTTCTTACGCTCAGCTGTACGTGGTTTTGGCTCCGGTGTTTCTTGCAGCATTTCCAATCGCGATACAACCGCATCCTTGTTATTCTTTAACAATTGTAACTGATGCTCATAGTTTCGGATGTTGTTATCTAGTTTTGTTATATGCTGCTGGATACCTTGAATCTGTTGTAATACTTCTCGTTGTTCTTTCTTCTTAGCGTCTAGTGCCGCAGTTGCCTTTTGCATAAGCGCTACATAAGGTTCACCTTTAGCTCGAAGTTGTTTAAGATTGTTAACTACTACTGCAACCTTGGATTTGATGTTGTTTTGCTCCGTAGTAACGTGAGTGATATCCATAGAAGAACCACACACTGGGCAAGTATCAGTAGTGTCAAGAGACTTATAGTCTTTAAGGAGTCTGTTCTTTTCCATCTCTAGTTCTTTATCTTTATTAGAGAACTTTTGTAGGATTTCCTGCACCTTCTGTACATTATCTTCTTCTTTACTCATATCTATATTCGCTATCTCGTTTATTTGTTCTTCCAGTAACTTCTTGGTATCTCTATCTTTCTCGATGAGACCAAAGTTAGCTGCTGGATAGTCATTTAGTTCTTTTATCGCTAGTTCTAATTGCTTACGCCCGTTGATGATATTATTTTTCGTAGATTCATAGTTCGCTTTATCATTCTGCTCCAGCACATCTACCTGAGATAGCTCCCATTGCAGCTTCTCTTTTTCTTTCTTCTTATCTTCAATCTTACCTTCTGTCTCAGTAACTTTGTCTTTAGCAATCTGTTGCGCTGTAGAGTAGACGTCTAGCTTTAAAACGGACTCTAGTATTTCTTTCTTCTTACTATCTGTTAAAGATGCAAAAGAACCAATACCTTCTCCTTGTGCGAATAGAATACTATTGATGAAGGTTAGATGTGAGATACCGACAAGCTGCTCGATAAGTGCGTCTGTACCTGTGTTACTTTTCTCGGTAATGTTAGTTCCGTTACGATATACCAGCACCTTATTACCAAACTTACTATGCTTTCGATATCTAGAAATCTCGTAACGGTCGTCACCATCTCGTCCAATAAGGGTTACTTCAGTATCTTTACCGACCTTATCGTTTACAACGTCGTCACTGCCGCCACCCTTGGAAATCTTGTTATATAAAACCCAACGAATCGGCTCAGCTACTAGAGATGATTTACCCGCTCCGTTAGATTCGAATTTGTCATCACTCTTATTCTCCCCTTCTATCAAAATAAGACCTTGATTCTCTAAGGGAATCTCAGCGTCGTTGATAGCTAGGAAGTTCTTTACAATTAACTTCTCCCAAATCATTCATACTCCTCCTTATAGTCATGCCAATTGCACTCGTATGCGTTAATTGCGTCTTCAGCCATTTGCTCAACCTCACGTTGACTGATGTTCTTACCGTCGATACGACTATACCATCCGTCCCACGCATCAAAAAATACTGTTTCTTTCTCGTAGAAACCATCTATAATTCTCTTTAATAGAGATGTATAGTTTGTTGGCTTAGCCATGTTATCTCCTCCTTTATTTGATGTAAACCAAATATATCATAATACCATAAAAAAGTCAAGAAAAAAAGACTATTATTTAAAATAGTCTTCGTCTACTGTACCATACCAGAATTGGTTTTGATATGTTACTTTCGTGAACGCTGTTCTAAGACCGGATGAGTCCTTCTCGTTTGCGATGTACAGTATCTCATGAATATAGTAAACACCATCTACCTCAGATGTTGAAGAGTCTTCTCTATATTTCCCTCCAATAACCAAGTCATCAAATGCTATATCTTCTAAAAGAGGTGTAGCTTGTTGCTCTAACTCAGTTTTGATTGCCTTCTGGTTAGCTGCAAGGTCGTCAAGCGTATCTTTAGCAAAGATGAATGTACCATTATGAACCTGTGCTTCTAACTGTTCTTTTAGTTCTTCTTCTCTTTTTCTAAGTTTGTCTAACCTACTCATTATCAATCTCCGCCTTTCGCTGTTTAGCCTCTTTAATAATTGCTAGTGCCTTACTCTTAGTATGCGTAAAGAACTCGTCCGTGTATGCATCGACAATATCTTCCTCGGTAGAGTCTACCTTGATATCGATACGTACTTCAGATTTAAATTCCCTCTGTACTTCGATACGGGCTGTTGGTACGTCCTCTGTAATCGCAGCTACCTCTACAGCTAGCTCTTGTGGGATGACAAACCGTACATAGTGGTCTTTCACAGTTTGCTCAGTATTCTCGTCAATCTCTGTAATCGTGATGAACTGCTTATTAGGAATCTCAATGAATGTAGGTTTCTCATAATATTCCCCATTCACTAAGAATACCCCTTTTACTTGCCCTTCATCAGAGAAGCTTTCTTGTAGTGTATTACCACAATAAAATACACTGTCCCATTTACCTATATATTGTCGCTTATGATAATGTCCTAGAACAATATACGTGAATGAGTCTGGGTTTAGGTCAGCGATACTGAACGCTCCACCTAATCGGTGTGAGTGTCGTCCTGTCTCGCTACCATCTACGCCGAGGTGAGCTACTAACATTGTGAGTCTTTCTTCTTGTTCTGCCTCTACTGCAAATCTGTCAATCTGTTCTTTTACAAAGTCAACATCATCAGAGTAAGACACAGGATAGATGACTACACTGTCCGTCTGGAAGCTTTCGAAGTTATCCAGTACAAATACATTATTAATAGCTTTAAACTGCTCTAACGAGTGCTCAGGTAGTCTAGAAGAGTCCTGCTGGTCATGGTTACCTACTATCATGAACAGTTCGATATCAGGTCGCTTGTCCATGTTCTCCTTAATTGCATTGAATCCCATGTTGAATACTAGAGACTCTACACGTTTACGAGCGTGATAGTAATCCCCTGCAAATACGATATGCGCATTATGCTCATCCGCTAATTCAAAGATTTTATCAATCGTGTTCCACTGAGCTACTAGTCTATCAGTAGCTTCAATTTCCTTACCGTTGTAGGTAAAGATTTGTGGTTTAGCGAATGTACTCCAGTTGTGCCAATGGAAGTCCGAGAAGCAAATAATATTATTCCGCATTAGGGTGCTCCTCCTCTAGATGGTAATTTGTAACTACTACTTCTTTACCGTTCTTGAAAGTGATTACTAGAGCACCAGACTTGTTTGAGCGGTAATAATCTTTGATTTCCTTACCCTCATATCGAATCTCACCTGTACCTCTTTGAGCCCAGATTGTAACTCCTCGTTTTTCTGCTGCTGTTTTATCTGATTTCTCTTTTGGTTTCTCTTCAGACTTACTAGCTGCACATCCAGTAATTGCACCAACTACTAGAGTACTAGTTAACGCTAAAGCTGCTAATTTCTTTTTCATGTTATTTCCCTCCGACTGCTTTATTTATTTCATCGCTTAAGTTAGGCATAGCCACTTTAGATTGAGGTTGCTTCTGCTTACCTTTACCAAAGTCCATACCATCGTTCTCAATCTCTGCAAGTAATGCTCTGTGTGCTTTTTCTTCCGCTGATGTTTGATTACCGGAACCTTCATCAAACTTGTAATCTCGTATTAACTGTCTTGTCCCATCTACAACAAAGCCTAGCATCTTATCGTATACACCTTCTGGAGGATTTCGGACCTTATCCGCGTACATACGAAGGAACCCTGCTTTGTATTCTTCTGGATATTGGTTGACAATCAATACCAACTCACAAGCATTCTTCTTACGTACCGAACCTTCCATGTGTTCTGATGTACGAATGATTGCATTATAAGCCGAACGGTTAAGCTGTGAAGCTGCCCACGTTACTACGTTAAAGTCTTGTGCTACACGTCGAACCTCTTCAAATAGTTTACCACCATCATCAGATTCGTTACCTGTTGCATTAGGGTTTCGTAATAGTTCTGGGTAATCGATAATCAGTACGTCTACCGGAATCCCTAAACGTAACATCGCATCGGACAGTAATTGTTCAATCTTTGCTAGTGTAATAGTTTGCGGTGAATAACGAGAGAATAGTAAGTTACCAAGTTTACCCTTAAGCTTATTATAGATAGCTTGTCTCTTTTGGAACTTCTCTTCATCTAGGTTATCCCCATCGATAATGTCCCCACGAGTCTGTGCTAACATAGATTGCTCGAATCGTAGTGTCATACGGTCTTTCTTTTCCTCTAACGCTACGTACAGAACGTTATAACCTTTCTTAACGTACATCGTAGCAAGATTGGTCATGAATAGTGTTTTACCAGAACCAGATAAGGCAGCAATTAATCCTAGCTCACCTTTAGCTAGTCCACCACCATTTAATCTATCTAACTCGCGATACCCTGTAGAAATCGTGTTACTTTGGATTGATGATAAGAGTGCTCGTTTCTCCATCTCATCGTAAAGAACGTTGAAGATTTCGTTTTGTCCTCCAGTTACATCTAACGCTTCTACATTACGAAGGTCATCAATAACTTTCTTCTGGAACTCTTCATCGTCTAATCGCATAGCAGATTTCTTCAAAATGTCAAGACGTAAGTGCTTCTTAATGTAAGCTTCAATAGATTCGTCGATTACACTATCGTCACTCATATCTCGTACCTCATACAGACTTGATACAGCCTCATAATACTTCTGTTGCTTTTCTGCATCGGCTCGTTGTCTATCTAGCTTTTGCTCCACTAATGATAGTAACGTAGCCTCAGTAGCAAGAGATGAATTACTCTTGTAAAAATGCTGGATGACTTGAGAAATCTCCACGTACATGTGGTTCTCTTCTAATGTTGCCTTAGGAAGAATAGGTAAAATCTCCTTTGCAAATGAAGGTGACTCTACCCCTTTCCTAAGTATTTCTTTAATAATTGGTTTCATTAAATCTCCCCTCTCCTAGTATGTTACTACTATATCACACTTTTAAATTAATGTCAACCAAAACCTTGACTTGTAACCCACATTATGATATGTCGACCATGTTCGTAACAATCATGAGGAATACATTCTTTGTACTCATCATTAAAGACATACCCGCCGTGCCACCAGTCATCGAACATAGTAGCTGCTTCATATGAATGCTTTAAGGCTTCCCCGTACGCTTCCTTGTATTTAGCATCCATTATAATAGCAGTCTCTTTATTTAATCGGTCCATCTGTTCTTCACTAAGTTCACCAGTAGTAATTAGCACTACCATAATTTCATCTCCTCGTCAATAGCTGCTTGGATATCATCAGCCAAAATAGAATCCTTCTTAATCTGTTCTGCTTTAATCTCTTCACGTTTTAAATCTAGTTCGGTTTTCTTGATGTTGTACTTAGGCGTGTACCCATCAATATTAGAAATGAAGTTATCTTGCTCTAGTACAAATGGAGAGAACTCACGTGTAATTGCATCAATATCTAATTGACTAAACTTGGTTACAGGTACCGTGTTGAATCCAACTTCCTTGAATGCTGCATGTAGGTTGTCCCATGAAATGTAATTACCTTTATACTCTTGGATTAAATCTACTAAATTGAAGAAGTTGCGGTACTTATCAATCTCAATCATATCTCGTAATATCTTGTTCCACTCTGTCATTGTACCTTCTGCATTAGGAAGTAGGTATTTACCCATCGTATGACAAACCTTGTTATACCAATCTGTATCTTTATTAATAGCCGACTTCGGATTGTCATACTTTGTCGAATTGCTCAGGTCCGCCAAAGTAGTACTAAACATAGCCGACATAAATAGTTCTGTCTTCGTAACATCTCTTGTTCCTCTTGTCAATAGCAATGTTTGTCGAACAATGAAATCTTTAATTGCACGTTGTGAAGTCTCACTAATACCTTTCGCTTCCATTGTTTCGCTAACATTATTAAAGTAGTTCAACATACTTAAACCTTTGTTTGTTGTAGGTGCAAAGAATGCGTCATACTTTCGTTCTAATGTGTAGTCATTATAGTTCGTAGATGTTAGTGCATATTGACACATGCTGATGATTACATCGAATGCATACTTATCGTAGTTAGCTGTAGCCTTCCAGTGTCGGAGCTCCCCTTTATCACAGTACTTAATATGATTCTTGTAAATCTCCATACCTTCAGCAGATTTAAGTGTACTCAAGTAAGGTAGCGAGTTGTTCTTACCACCTAGTCTACCAGTGACAAGCGCATAACGATTCATCTGCGCACTAAGGTACGTACCAATATCGATACCCTCTTCTTCACACATTTTAATAAAGTTCTTGAAGTACGTCATCTCTTTAGAACCGAATACACCATCTTTAAACGGTGAGTAGTTCTGGTTGATTTGAGGAATCTTACGGGTCATAACGATGTATGAGCTATCCTCTTTATTCGATTCAACGTTCTTTTCATGACGTTTATTGTGGGATTCGATAGCTAAATAAGCATAGCGAGTGTACATAATCGACACAATGTATGCTTTAAAGTCTTCTACTGCTGTAGGTGACTTCTTAAACGTATCCCATCGAGGAATAACACCTTCGATAATGTCATTGTTTGCTAGATTGTAAGCACTATCAACAGCACGACGTTTCAATAAATCAGCTTCAATTTGCTTGCTGTTACGGCGCTTACGGTCAGTTTTAGGTTTACGTTTTGGAGCCATAGCTAGTACTTCACCTTTAATTTCCTCTGTAGTACGTTGCTCAGGTTTCGTACCGTTAACTAAAGATGATTCTTCAGACGTAGCAAACTGAACAAACTCTTGGTTGAACACGACTAATGTCTTTCCTCCGCGACCGGATTTAGACTCGACATCGCATACTCCCATCTCTTTTAGTTTGTTTAACTGCGTGCTAATAGTGCTAACAGACTTACCGACTAATTTACTCATCTCAGTCTTAGTCATTAGTACCGTCTTATCGATTGTTGTTTTAGCTATTTCCGTTAACTCAACCAGTAACTGGTGACAGCTAACACCACCGTTTTTAAAGAACGATGTATTAATATAAATGTTTTGGTTCATAGTAGTTTCCATGTTCTCTTCTCCTTATTATTTAGTTATACACCCTAGATAGATTTATAGCATAGACAGTATACCACATATGTTAGTGCATGTCAAGATGTTTTGTGAATTGTCTGTTAAAGGACGTATTTAGTTGTGTATAACTATTATAACACAGGATTAAAATTCGAGGTTTTCCTCGTCCATAAATTGCTTATCGAAGTAGAACTTACTCATAAGCTTGTCCACTACTCCGTGGAAGTAAGCAAAGATAGATTTCTGGAATCGTGTACCAGCTTTCATTTTCATAACTAACTCTTTAAGCGCGATGTAACCAATGTGGGCTTCCTGTTCTTTAGTGAATGCTGCTGTTGTATTGTTTTGTAACACTACTCTCCATAGCTCTTCGATTGTTTTTGCTTTAGAGAAATAAGAGTTTGCTAGATTAGTGAAACGTGGATTTACCCAGTGAGCTACAAATTCCGCACTCTTTAAGTTGTTTACTGTATCTTCAGTAGAGATATTATTATTACGTTGTTTATATGTTTTAAATGTTTTTGTTTTAAGGTCTTGAGTAGTTGTTTTTTTAGTCGGACATTTAACAGGTGTTTTTGCAGGTTCCTTGTTGGACTCTTCCTCTTTTACGATTGGTAGAATAGTAACGATATTTGATGTCTGTCTCATATCTGAAGGACGTTTCATATCGTACTCCTTTACCATACCTAAATCACGAAGACGAATCATTAATCGTTGAATCGTTTTATAACTAACTTCTAAAATCTTAGACATAGAACGTTTCGTTAAAAAGCTCACGCCGAAGTACTTGCAGCTATGTTCTTTAATAACCATGATAAGTTTCGATAAGTTCTTCTTCATATCTCCGCGAACATCCAACTTCTTAATTTCATCACGGTAAACACGAACTACCTCGTTCATTTCATCTACATTTTTAAATGTTACTAAACTATTATATGTTTCCTCACATGCAACTAACTCGATGTTTGTTCTAGCCATCTGTAACTACCTCCGTTGTTTTTGTAATATAGTACGAAGTATATAATAGAAAAAGAGAAATAGCAACAACTATTTCTCTTAGTAGGACAAATACTATTAAATTTTAACTAGTTTCACATCGAACTTTTCTTCTTTATAGAGGCGCAAACGCTCTTTACTATGGGATTTTAGTATGCGGTGCGTCATGTCAACGAAATCGAAAATTACAGTTTGGTTTCCGTCCACTCCGTTAAGACGAAGTCCACGACCAATACGCTGTAGAATCTGTCTCATCGATTTACCACCGTTAAGTAAAACCATACACCCAATCGAGTTGATAGAGATACCCTCATCGATAATGGTAGATGCTACCAAGAAGTGAAGCTCGTTATTATCGAATCTAGTTAATAGTTCGGTACGCTCTTCCAGTGTAAGTTCCCCATGAAGGAATCCAACTTCGTAACCTTTTTCTTGCAACATTTCAACAGCTCTGTTACCATGTTCAATATGAGTAACTGTGAGGACAACTCCAGCTTTTTTAGCTTCATAGAATGTGATTGCCATCTTAACACCTAGTCCAGTACGATAATCATTTTCTGCAATGCCCAGCTTATACGCTTCTAGATAGTTCTCCGCAAGCTCAATACTTCTAGGTTCTTTAACCTCTAATACTCGAATTCTAGGTTTAGAAGAAATACCTCGCTTAATCATTTCATCATTTGATACTTTGGCGATGATGTTACCGAACAATGCTTCTAGTCGATGTTTCATGATTACGTCTTTAGGGTCAACAGTACCTGTAAGACCGATACGGTATTGTGCATTTTCCATAGCTAATACATTGTTGTACCAAGTATCACCTTTTGCACGTTGACACTCATCGGCAATTAGTACGCGAACGGAATTGACAAAATCGTTAGCTTGCTTCCACTTGTCGAAGTTCTTTTTATTCTTCTTCTCTAGAACTTTCTCAAATTTAACTTTGAACCCCATGAGCTCCATCTGTACTTTAGCTTGTGAATACGTATTATCGTAAGCTAGTACTGTAAGAGCCTCCTCAATTTCTAAGTCATTCTTCGTTTTAGGCGTCCAGTTCTTTAGGAAGTTCTTAATAAGAGTTTTAGTATTAACTGTTCCTATAAATCTAGGCGCAATGTCCTCACTCATTTTTTTGAACATTCTCTCTTTTGCCGTTAGTGATACACCCTTCTTCGGGTCCGATAATGCAGATGCAAGTGAAGGGCTCATTGCGAATACTAGTTTCTTATTCTTTACATCAAATTTACCCTCACCAATTAGTCCTGTTTCTTTAATGTCAATACCCAAACCTTCACAAATGGAGTCACGTGCTTGCTGCAAGATATCCTTCGAGTGAACCATGAAGCATATTCTTTCATCGTTGTCAAGTAGTGGCTGGAGTATCTTGATTAACCCTGTTGCTTGGAATGTTTTACCTGCATTTGTAGCTAGGTTGACAACTCCAGTTTGTTCTGCTAAGGACTGTTTAACCGATGCGTACTGGTAGTCATGAAGCGTAAGTACTTCACCCTTTTTCATAACTGTAATTGCCTCATCGATAGAATCTTGGTGAATCAGTGGTGATGGTCTATCATCTTCAATGGTATATGTCAACATCTTTATATATGTCTGCATATGACGTATACCTTCTAGGAATTTATCAAGAAACCCTGTAGGGAATTTATCGTTCTTCATATCATAGTAATCTGTAATACCGTCCCAATGCCCTAGTTTGTATACTCGTGAATGAATTGCGTTCGGGTCCTTAAGTCCAAGTTGATGGTGCATGTATTCTCTTACTTCATCTTGTAGTTTTACGTTATTCTGGAAGTCTACTGTTGTGTAGCTATTACCTACTCTAATTATCATTTAACTCTCTCCTCTGCTTTTGTATAAATTAAGTATAGCAGAGTTAAAATTTATAAAGAAAAAAGAGTCCACTAAGTAGTAGACTCTTTCGCTTTTTTAAGCAATGCCTCCAGCTCTGCTTTCATCTTCGCAACATCCTCTAAGTCTTGCTTAAGCTTGATAGAATTGCGTAAATCTTGATTTTGTTGTTCCATTTGTCTTTCCATCTCAGCGGTTGGTACAAAGACCAACGCGCCGGATGCTGCTCTATATTCTGACATGTTATTCCTCCTATGGTCGAATTCTTTGAATTACTGAAGCAGTTAACTTCTTGACACGTGGTCGAACCAATCGGTTAGGTGCAGTCAACTCTAGTTTGTAGCGGATTGCCTTATACGTTTTCTTATCACTTTCTGGCTTACCATCCAACTGTGTATCTAGGTTAACAGTGTATACAAATCTGTTAAACTCTTGGTTGTCTGGTTCCACCTTAAGATACGTATCAGGTATTTGAATCCACTTGAACGAACCGTCTGGGTTAAGCGCACTGTCTAGTTGTACGTATGGAGTAACCTTCGTGTTCGATGGAAGACTTGCACTATATGCTAGCGTCAATGTATCAAACGGAGCTTCTGGCTGTTCTGTATTGAGTGATGTGTACGTAGCCTTTTGTTTACTTACGAAGTTAACAAATAGTAAGTCATCCATAGATAGCATTGGTGAGATATATCTATTTGTCTTAAATGTTGCTCGTAACTTCGCTTCTTTAACTAGGAACGGTGTAGGCTGGCTCGCATAGTTTGCTAGAGGCAACCATTCCATGTTGTTGATATTACCTGAGCTGTTGGATGGTAGAACCTTAACTTCCCACTTACAACCTGTGTTGTCTGGTGTTAAATATGATGCCATTAACAGTAAACCGTTAGAATCGATATTACGCATTACATCGAACTCGATTGTAGGGTCTTTATCTAAGTTAAACTCTGCTGAGTAAACCTTAAACTTCAAGTCTGTTGATTGGTGAACTGACCAAGATACTGCGTTAGATGAACTGAATAGTACACCGTTAACGTATGGCTGGGATGTTACTACAGAACCATCTGCGATATTTGTTTCACCCATTGTAGCTGTCCACATGTTGTACTTTGCACTGTCTGTAATGAATACCACACAGTAGTTAACTCCAGCTTCAACCATTAACGGGTCGTCTAATGCAATCTTCGTTTCTACTAAACCAGTATCCGATATGTTAATCTGGTCTGGCTTTAGAACACGTTCTGCATACACTGTTCGGTTCGGGTTACCGCCATCAGACAATCCACGAATCTGCATGATGATAGGCAGCTTTTCATCTTTTGATGCGAAGTAAACTCCGATAGATGACACAACACGTGCTGCTGGGAATACGAACGATTGTGCTAATGGGTCATACAGCTGGAACGTTACGTGAGTACGTGTAATCGTATCAGTTGTAATCTTAGCTGTACCCTGTGCAGAGAATGTTGTAATAGCTCGTCCATCCCCAATTGGTTTGTTCGGGTCACCTTTCGCGTTTGTGATAACTACCTCACGAGTACCAGTACGGATGTTTTGTGGAATCTTAAATGTACCACGGATAACTCCGTCTTTATCTGCTTTAGCTGTACCAGCCATACCACCAGTGTGACCTGTATCAGGTGTTACTGCTGTTCGAACACCATCAAATAGGATGTAGTAGTCAGATGTTAATGGTGCGAATCCATCTGCTCTAAACTTAACATCAATCTGACGCATGTACTCAATCATCTCACTACGAGTTGTTTGAGCTGAGCTCCACATTTCACCTTCTGCTTTATCTGTCTTAGACCAACCAAGAGATGCCTCGTTCCACTGTGCTCCACCTAGTAAGTTGGTATTATCTACTAACCACTGGTTGTAGTCATTTAACTGTCCGAACTCTCCGTCTCCTTGGTGAGCCCACCAACGGTTTATACGAGTACTAGTAAACTCTTCATTGTACAACGTAACACGAGATTCGTCAATCCAGTTATCAGCAGATGGAGTTAATGAAATTGTACCGTTTGCTTGGAATACTTGGTACGGGTTGACGTTCATAGGACTAGTCGCGATGTTCTGAACAATCTCCGCTGTCTCTTTAAATGGTGCTGTGATAATACGACCATTCACACCCCATGCTTTGGCATTTGATTCTCCTTCTAGGAACGTAGGTCGAATCTTTTTATCATCTGGTGTTTCTGTAGGGATTGTAATATGCGCATCGTCAAAGCTGTAAGATACGTCAGTCAAGTCCTTATCGATACGAGAGAAGTCTGTAAATGGGTCTACAAAGATTCCTCGCAGTCTCAATGGTTCTTGTCCTTTTTGTGCTACACGCTCTAATGCTAATACTGCTTGGTTCGCCTCTACATGCTCTAGTCTAGCTTTCATAAGCTGTAGGTCTTCAAATCGTAGTCTCGTTACTGCTGTGTTCTTAACGATAGCTTTCTCCGAGTCTGGGAAAATATGAATGTTACCTAGCTTTAATGATAATGGGTCCAAGTTACGAGGGATTGTTGCTTGTCCTTCTTCAGCTGGTTCCCCTTGGTGCACGTGGATGTTACCTTTTGCGTCTAATGCTACGATGTCCTCTCGAGATAATGTGATTTCAAAGTCAACACGAGTGATAGCATTTGCAATTGGCTGCTCTTTGATGAACGTGATAGTTGTTGTTCCACCGATACCGTTGTCATTAGCTTTATACGCTTGTGTGTAGTCTATTTTATCTGCAAGGATTTTATCATATGTGAAACTTGCAGTATATGCTGTACCTGCTGTTGGTCGTTTAGGGTCTGCAATTGTTTTACCGTCAACGACTTCACCTGCTACAACCCAGTGGATATACGATATACCGCCACGAGTAACAAAGTAGTAATCTTGGTTGTGCTTGTAAGTTACTGTGTTTGTTTTTACAATCGAGCCTTCACCTTTGATATTCGTATATTGGTTTGGTAATGCATCATCATCCCCTGTAGCAGCTCTCGTCATAGCCTGTACCGGACTTTGGTACTGTGACGACATGAAGTTTATCTTATTGACAAACATGCTGTTTAACACAATAGGTTTATTCGGTTGTGTTGTGTAAGTAGAATTAGTAATAGCTGTCGTATGACGCTCTTTTGGGATTTGTATTAGAGTAGTAGATGGCTTTTCTACACGCCAACCATTAACGTGAGCCACACCTTTATCGACTACTAGAGTGATATAGTTACGTGAGCTATTAGCTGGCTCTTCTTTGATGTACATTTCGAATCCGTTAATCTGATATGAACCAAGAGTCTCGCTGTCGAATGTAGCGATTGCTTTATTAACTAAATCAGAATCCGGTGTAACAGCTTTTGTAAATAACTGCCCATCATCGAATACATAGATTGTAGTTGCATTAGGGTCGTTATACGTAAGCTCTACTTTCTCTTCTAGTCTATCAGCACCTTCAGATAAATAGTTCTCTACATCCTGTGTTAAGTCTAGTAACGTTGGGTCCATTGCTGCTGTTACAATTCTAGATGTTAACTTAACTCCAATTTCCTCATGACCTTTACCAGTGAACTTATCTAACGTTTGCTCTTCGAACGTTCTAATCTTACCTGCAAGATATAGTTTACCTTTACGGACTTTAATGCCTGTAATTGCTGATGCAGGGTCTGCGTTCGCTCGTAGGAACTGGAAGTTCATGTCATCTTGGATAGAACCATCTTTAAAGATGCTATCACCCAGAGCACCTAAATAGTGGTTCTGGATGGACTGCAACTCATTTAACTCAGATTGTTGTAAGGCTTTGTCACCTTGGAACAGGACCTGAGTCCTGTTCTGAGTGGCATCGAATCTATCGTAATAAGGTTTATCTCTGTACGTGTTTTGAGGCATATTTCAATCTCCTATTCTTTCGTTATTTTTATCATAGATTCATGGATGATATCTAACTCGTCTATTCTTTCTTGCTTGTTGTTACCTTCAATATAGGGGATAGTGCCACCTTTGTTAATCATGATGTTTCTTAACTGTACTGTCTTGTTAAGATTCGTAGGCGTATCAACAAATCGTATACGTCCCATTGTACCTGTTGTATTAGCTAACGCTTGTGCAGAGAAAGTGTATCTTGTCCACTCTTTTGTAATGTTCATTAGAGGACTGTTTTTCTCGTAGTATCCGTTAACGTAGAAGAATAATCTCAGGTACATTTGAACATCGGTGTCATCTGTTCTCATCTCCACAGATATTGTTACGTCATCCCCACCTTTGATGTCTGTCCATACCTCATTATATGAACCTAATTGAAGGAACGCATCTCGTGGTTCGATACACTTAAGCTCACCATAACCCTGCGCTTGTGTATACGTACACTTTGTAACTCGAGACATACGAGGCATGTTGAACAGTGTAAATACTTCACTATCTCCATACGGGAAGTTTGTATCTACGTTACTGTTGATTACCTTATTCTTGTTGTACGATGGTAGATACTCTGCAATTCTATTAGCTGGAGTAAAGTTAGCTAGTTGTTCTGGTAGCATTACATCTTGGAATCCACCTTCCGGATTAACATTACCAAACTCGCTAATGTACACTCCACGATATCCTTTGTTATCTAACATACCGCCCTTGATGTTAGCTGAGTAATAGACATGGTCTGCGCCCTCTGCGTTTATCTTATCTTGAGGAATCATGTACCACTCTTTATCAGCAAACTTGATTTTCGGGAACGGCTTAGGTGAATTAGGATTAACCTTAGCTACTGGTATAATCTTCTCCATTCGCTTATAACCTATTATATCATTATCTACTAATGTATAATATGTGCGGTCCTTGTTTTTAGCTAGGTACGTAATAAGCTCTTGCGTATCGTACAAGTGGCTAGGTGCGCCAATATCTTCCGGAGCAATCTTCCACGGGTCTCTAACATCCTGCCCTACGTACACAGAAGGATAACCTACATAAACGTAGTCACCGAAACACTGGATGTATATACCTGCTGTCAATGATTTGTATACAGATGGTGTTAGTACAACCCAGTTGTACATACGTCCCTTGAAATTTTTAATATTATCTGTACGCTGCCATGACCCATAATATTGATACGTTCCATCGTTTAGTGCCGCTTGTAATTCTGTACCTACACGGTTAGAACCATTACCCAAGTTTATCGGTACCGCATTTACTAGTTCGACGTCTACGGCAATTGTAATAGGTTTACCTAGATGTTTGAGTAAGTCGCTAGAGATAGTATACTGGGCGTTCTGGTTCATTGTATATTGGCTTACTAAATACTCTTCCGGAGCTTGCTCATAAGGGACATTGATGTCTCCAGCAGGTTTTTTAATCAGCATATAGTTAGCGAACTCGAATGTACCTCCAGCTGGAAGTGTACCTACCTCGAAACGTAGTGCAGAAGCGGGCGCCATCATACCTGCTGTTATGGTTGTCTCTATTGCAAATCTCTGCCACTGGTTAGTAACCCTACCAAACTTGGTTCCGTTGTTAGGTGCGTAAGTCCAGTAGAACTCTAGTTCTCGTGAATCTGTAGAAGATAGCTCAGGTATTCTACAGTCTATGCTAAGCACAACTTTATCTCCTACTTTAAGGATATCTCGGCTACTCAACGTCTCTGTCTTATATCTTAACGAACCCCAGTTAGTAGAAGTATAGGCTACCGTGCCACCGTTATACTTTCTGTTAGTGATAAACGATACGTTATTGTGCCATATGTTAGAACCTTTGTTTGGTTCAGATGCGCCGTACCCTACACCCCAATCCTTCGTCCAAAGAAGTAGATTTCTGTTTTCTCCTTTTGGGATAGAACTTGGATTCGGTAAAGATAATCCAACGCGTAGTTCGCTATACGTTAACTCAATTGCAGCTCGTGTTGTTGTTGCATCCGTATTCCGCCCTCTTACAGCTAGTCTGATGTACCCCTCTTCGTCGACGATAGAGTTTCTCCATGATACCGGAACGTCTATTCTGTGGTCTGAGTTGACAAAGTTTAACGTGTTGTTTGTATCCATCGCCTGTAAAATAACCCATCGTTTTTGACCTACGTTATAATACGACATTTCAAACCCAGAAGATTTAGCTCCTGCGGAAGTTAATACACCTCGAGCAATCATCCTAAAACCTAAGTCTGATAACAGATTCTTGGAGATTTGTACTCTACCTTGATGGTCATCTACTCCTCTAAATATATGAGGTCCTATCGCCTTCTCTATTACATCGGGAAGATAGTAAGACGCCATGATAAACGGAGACTGCGTTAACTTTGTTGGGTCTTGCTCAACAGAGATATAGCTTGTATCACTATTAGTCTGCAACTTATCGTAATCAGTAGCAGGTATTGGTTTCCAAGATGGGTCGTCAGGTAACGGAGTAGTAGGAAAACCTGTTGTGGTGAATACCGTTGTTCCCCGTTTGAATTCTACTCGTGTAGAGAACAGGTCTGTCTTTAACTCTGTTTTAGCATCTGTTGCGGTATGTGGTACGCCTGTTACTGCAATGTAAACATAGCCATCTTGACAAATGTAATTTTCTATGTTATCAGGAGTCAACACGATTGCGTCATTTATTAAACCAGTCTGAGAAGAGATGACAATCGTATCTTTCTGGTCCCAGTCATTCTTTAAAGCGTCCCATCTTCGTGAACTAAAGTACATGCGGTCACTCTCGTTTGCTGTAGCAGATATCTTTACTGATACTCTTAGGTTTCGAATAAGACCACGAATGTATTCTTGTTTTTCTTTTAATGTAGGTTTGTTATTAAAAAAGTTAGCGCCATATCTATCCGTGAACACTTTGAAAATATCAAATTGCATGATTTGTGATGGGAAAGATAAAAGTGTACTACTAGAAGGTGTGATTAACTCTACACCATCTGCTGTCTTTAACTTGTCTAAATCTGGCTGCTTATACCAGTCTGCATTATTTAGCGCCCAATAATCACCTTTAACTACCTTCAAGTTAGTAATGGTCACTGTCCCATCCAAGTAGTCAGAACGAACACCAATACCGTTAAAAGGTACATAAGAAGGAGGAAGATATATTTTCTTTGTAACTCTACCTTTTAGGTTATTCTTGCTAATAGCTGTACTAGAGAATAATGGATACGGATTAGTTCCTTGCAGTCTAAGTGATGCTCGTGGGTCTATTTCGGCATTAGGGTCTTTAGGTACAAACTCGTAGTCATATGCAACAGTTATTGTGTTGTCATCTGCATCTGCGGATGAACCTGCAACAAATGTAGTAGCGACTGTTGTTTGGTTAGTAAGACCTGTAACGGTATACGTGATAGGCGACTTAGGTACAAGTAAATTAGTACCTCCTATAATGTCTGTAACAGGTACACCAGATAATGGGTAACTTACTGATTGAGCTGGTAGGTTTGTAAAGTTATTCGCATTTAACGCAGTTGGAACCTCATCATATACGTCTAATCTAGCTCCCTTAAGTGTTACTGTCCCAATAAGACCTCGTGTAATAAAATTAATCCAAACCTTGTCTACAGTTCTATTAGGGTCAATGGTGTAATCAGACTCTAAGACTACGTCCGAGTAATTAAAGTCTGGAATTGGGTCGATTTTACCTACACCGTATTTAGGACTATTAGTAGGTAGCTCACGACACTGATACCACATATCAACTCCTGTTGTGTACTTAACGCGAAGTTCCATGCCAATCCAGTATTGCGTACTACTATCCCCGTCAGTTTTTATCTGTGTAATGTCTTTCATAAGGTTAAGTCGCATTTTAATACGACGCTTGTTAATTAGCTTAGCGGTTTCTACAGGTAACTCAATCTGCTCAGACGCAGGGTTAGATGTTAAACTAGAGTGTGTACGACTAACTATTTTATTCGCAACATCAGCTGGGAAAGCAGTTGTAGTAGTTTGTAACGTATTGGTATTTGTGAATACGTTTCTTGGGTGCATTAATGTTGTCTTCTCCGCGGATGAAGGAATCATACCAATACCTGCTGGTCTCCACATTTCTAACCAGATGTTCGACTTCGTAGCGTAGTTACGGTTTCTAAGGATTTTAGCTTCTTGGATTACATAGTCAGAACGCTTACGGTTAGGAATTCTTGTCAGTTTAGCTGTAACACCTGCTGCCTTAAACTTACGGATTTCATCGATAATTTCAACTGGAACATGATTAGTAAATCGTACATCGATTACTGCTGATGTGTAGTAACGACCTAATAGATGGTCAGGACCATTTAACTTAGATTTGTTTAAGAAGAATACATTCTTGAAAGGTTCATAGATTTCCACATCTGCTTCTGGGTCGTCTAACCATTTCTCAATAGCATCTTTAATTGAGCCAATTGTTCCTCGCTCTGTTAGAATCCAGTTAATGATACGGCGACGGTAATCCTCATCGGCTTCATTATCCTTACGGTACACACCGAAGATGTTCCCGTACTCATCTAACCATTCTCCTGTAGCAGTCTCTAGATTCGCATCGTTGATTAACTCCATTGCGTCCTTCTCTGCATCTGTAAAAGCGTCCTCTATAGAAGTAACGACAGCTGTGTGGCTGTCGTTAACTTTACCTAACATTGATTTCCAAAGTGGATGTAAATATTTAATAAAACTCATATATGCCCTCCTATTTTAAGTTTACTTTGACTGTACCTGCTCGAATTATCTCGCTACCTTTTGTTAATAGATTGGAAGGTGGCTTCTTATAGATTACGTCGTAAACTAATCTTTTATCTACATCTTTAATTATACAAGATAAGTCTGTCATGATAAGGTCTTGGGACACCTGCATACCATTTAGATAGTTTTCAATAGCGAATCTGATACGTGTGTTTAGTGCATCCGTGATAGCTGCTTTCGGTTCGATAATTACATCCACATCAACATCTACTGCTAATCGTGTTACAGGTTTTACATCTACTCGGATACCTGCTGCTCGATAGTTTTCTAGAGACTTTTCAATAGCTGTCTTCACGTTATCGGGAAGGTCTCCGTTATTATCATGTGCATATACGTTAACCTTACCTGTGAACTCCTCGATGTATACTCCAGATACTTCTGGTACTAATCGTGTACCATACTCTAACGCTGGCTTTGTACCCTTACTTAATGACTCAATGTACTGACGGAATCTAGCTCTAAGTAGTTCTAGCGGTTCCTCATCTTGACCAGTCTGTACGGCTGATTTATTTGTAGCCGATTTAATATTCGTGATAGGCGTAACCATGATATCAATCGCATTAGCTGGAACGTTACCAATTGTTCCGGACTGTGTACAGTATACTTGTACAACTGCTGTTACCGCTCCTTGAGGAATGTAGTAGTCTTCTAGAGTCTCGTAGATGTTTGCGTACTCTGGATAACTAGATGTGAATCTTGTACCTCGAGGGATTGGCTGGATTACCTGTGTTGGGTTATTAAGTGTAATCGTAATTGGAGTGTATGCTTTCTGTGGCAGCTTACGCTCGAACCCGAAAGAGCTGTATACACCCTTAGAGATAGCTTCTAATAGATTCTCCTCTGTCATTACATAGAACGCCTCTAACTCTGTTGCAACGGCTTCATAGATAGCTCTAATCGCAGAACCAACAGAGAAGTCATTTATCTTATCGGTAGACGTTAAAGTCTTATCGACCATCTTTCTATAAATCTGACTCATACTTTTAAATTTCATGTTGACCTCCTAGTTTAATAGTGATATAATACCACTAGTGTTAGCACTTACGGCGAAGGTGAAAGCTTCCTCTGTCGTAATTGTGTATATTGACATTTCTACGGTAAGTGTGTTACCATCAAAAGTGTTAGTACCTCGCTCTACATGCTTTACCCTTCCATCAGTACGAATGCAACGTTCTATTTCGTTAACCGCACGTAATGCGACTTCTTCAGTTTTTTTACTCCCCATGATGTCTGCTAACACAGAACCATAGTTAGGGTGATTTAGATAACTCCCTTTAGGTGTCAATAATCGTATTAGTATAGATTGTTTTAAGTTTTCAATACCTCTACAAGTCTTCAAATCTTTCTTATAACTTGTAATTTCTGGATGACTTACATCCCAGCCATTTCCGTTGAACCCTAATATCTCTCCATCAAATCCAGCAGCCCCATTATCGTCTAATGCTGGTAGAACATCGATGTCCATACCTAATGTGATATCGTAAATGTTAGCTGCATTAAATTTATCACTGTATCGCATGGATGTTAATACTGTAGCTCTGTTGTCATCGTTAACAGCAAATGTTAATGTGTCACCTACAGTTAGTAAGTGTTCTGGATTCTTCATTTTCTCAGCGACCGTATTAACTATGTACGGATATCTGAGTTTGTTAAATTCTGCTAGCTCTCTCCATCGCTGTGCATCACCTAGTTTGTGTTGTGCGATAGATTGTAGAGTATCGCCGCTTGCAATTATCTTTTCAATATACTGTGCCAATTATCGCACCTCCAATCCAAACGTTGTTATTGATTCTACTTGATTCTCCATGTAACCAAACGAAAGTTCAAATCCTCTAAACGCCTCAATCATGTGACGATACTTACGCTCAGTAGATAAGTAGTCTGTAATATAGTTTACATTCTCTCTAACTCGCATGAAGTCTTTTCGTGTCAAATATGAAATGTCAGAAGATTCACTCTCTATTGTGTAGAGGATAGCAAATGCCTCTAGAACAGTTGATACGATTAACGTATACATTCTCGGGTTTGTACTAGATAAGTCAGAGCTTCTTGTTAATGCTACTACTGTGTTTTCATCTACATCTAACGTATTCGTTGCTATTTGTTCCGCTCTAATTTTCTTGAGTACTAACATCGCAACAGCAGATAGTGCAAATGTAGGCGTGTATAACTCAGATTTAAACATCGGTGAGTCATTCATTGTATTAAACGGGATTACTCCATTCTCCATTGGATACACACCGGAGCAGAATGAAACTAACACTTCCGGCTTAGATTGTACTTCTTTCATATTAACTCCACCTTCCATAGTAACCTATACTATATCCAAGTCCTGTCGTACCATAATTATAGGCACTACCGTTTGAAATTTGAGGATTCACAGCTGCGTTATCGTCCTTTGGTCTGTAACCTCCTCCGTTACCTTTATTATACACGTCATCTCCTACAGAACCATCACCAGAAGGTCTAGTTGGAATAGGTACGCTTGTCTCTCCGTTAGGGAATGGTGTAGGTAGTTTAGGATAATTAGGAGATGGTCGGTAATTACCTGAGTCCGGTAGTGTTGGGAATCTATTACCTATCTCTGGGTTTACTACATCTGCATCAGCTGGTTCTGATGACGCACGGATGATTATAAATTTCATACTATATCGATACAGTAATGGTGACTGTGCATCTTGTGAAATAGTAATACCTTCTGGTGCTAGTGTTACGATGTGACTCTCATCATTCGTAAAGTTATGAAAGAAGAATTCATTTTTAGATAGCTTACCATTACCACCAGTAGATGCAAAGTCTGCAATGAACTTCTTCATCTCTTTAATCTTGTTAACACCTCTATCGGACGCTTGACCTGTTGGGTTAAACCCTGTTGTACCAGAGATTGTTAATGTAGGGATATCATCTTGGAAGTCCTCTACGATAATACGACTCTTTGTTTTTAATGCTGTAGTTCTGTGTGGTCTCGATTCTTCCATTGACTCTGGGTTTAATGCGAATCGGAATGTTCTACCGCCTACTTCAAAGGCAATACGCTGTAATCTAGATTTACCATTAGCAATCGTCATTTAGTTTCCTCCCTTTCTCGTTTGTAATATAGCAGATAAAGAAAAAGAAGGGAGCTATTCGCCCACCTTCTCTCCCTCTGTTTCTTCAGTTGGTTCTGCTTTATTCTGAGCTGCATTATACATCTCAATCAGATTTTGGTTCTCCTCCATCAGCTGTCTCACTAGTGCCTGTGTCACTAGGTTCTCCTTCGTTAGGTCCTGTACTTTCGCTTCCAGTACCATCAGGTAATATTTGTCCTGTACTTGAATCTGGTTCTCCTGCATTATCTCTAACTCCTTCTATCGTTGAATTTGGGTCAAAAGAATACCAATCTAGCGCTAGTATACCTTTTGTAGTTTTCGCTGTCATAATTACCTCATTAAGCCTAATTAACTTCGTATCTAGTGCGTCTTTGTAAGAGATGACCTTTTCAAATAAATCTATGAATTCTTCTCTTGTATGAGTTACTACACCAGAATCCTCAGTTAGTATATCCACTGATTTCTTTGGTGTCGTTTGGAGTAACACACGGATACCAATCATGTCAACTTGTTTATTTATCGTGATATTATACATTCGAAGTGTTTCTGGATGAATAAATCCTGCCTCGATTTCCATCTGATGTATTTCCTCGGTCTCTGCTAGTTTAAGTGTTTTATGGACTTGCAGAATCATATCCATGGTTACTTCGTTAAATGGAATACCAAAATTGTTAGCTAGGTCTAGTACAATCATATTCTTAAATTCGTACGGCAAGCTTTCATAACCATTGCGTAAAAGCTGCTCTTCATATGGTTTCTTAAAAATCATGTAAGTCACTCCTTAGTTTGGGTATTTTAGTTTAGGTACTGCTGTGAGTTCTGCTGGGTCTGCTTTGTAAGTCGTTAAGTAGAAGCGCATTTCACCTAATACCACTTTTGTAAGCTGTGCTCTTATTATAACCCATATTTTCTTTTCGAAGTCTATAGGGTTCATTGTATCTACCGGATACATCTCGACATAAGGTACATCTGTAGGTACGTATGACCAACCTGACTTACGTTGTAAGAAACCTGCTTCCATCATCTGTACGTTATATTGTGAAAGTACTGTACCATCGTGAGCGTACATATCTGCTGCTAGCTTTTCCCAAACATCCTTGATTGTAGATTTCCTAGCGTTATAGTCGTAAGATACCTCGTAATACTTTTGTAATGTTGTCATTTTTTTGCCTCCTCTAATTTTGTGAGTCTTGCATTTGCTTCTTGTAGCCCTTTCCATAGAATGCTTGACATAGCGTAATCTTTGATTGCAGTGTCGTCGTCATTTGTCATGAGACTAAGAGATTTATTGATTAGGACACCTATGTCTTTTTTGAGTTTATTATGGTTAGGTTGTCGATATTCATCTTTGTAATCATAAGAGTATACGTTGTTACTATTTATGATATCTGTTGCACTAATTTCTAGTAATTCTACATTCTCCTTGTACTCTGGTCTAGATGGATTCGCACCTGCGTTATTCGAAAAGATATTCTCGAAGTAAGCTGTCATCCTTCCACCGTTTGTCGAGTTGGTGAATGCCATCGCGCCGTTTGGTGCCATGTTAGACGCGTTTTTATTCATCTTGTAGTTAACTCCGCCAAGTGTAACCGTAGTTATGTTAGGGTCATTATCAGCTACTAAGCTTAGTAGTATCGCCGCATTATAGGAACCATCAGACTTCTTCTGGAATACTCCCCATGTGTTTTCCCAGATAACTCCTGTTTGCGGTTTTATATTACCATAAGCATCTGTGAAAGTGCCTTGTGTACTACTAGTGTATAATGACCCACCTAGACGTAAATCTGATGAGTTTCCTAGTTGGTAGAAAATGTTCTTATCGCTCATCATGATTCTATCATCTTTTATTCTAAACGAAACATACTGTGAATTGGCTGCGGATGGATTATTCTCTGCACCAGTTTTTGGGAATAGTAGAACCTGTGTCTTAACGTTATCACTAACGTATGCTGAACCTGTTACCTGTAACTTATTCTCTCCATTACCTGCAACAGGTATCGTGTTAACACCTAATGACTGTGTCTTAGCATCCATAAACGCAATAGGCGTACCTTTGTTTAGAATGAAGGTAGTTTTTACTTCTGGAGACACTTTATCTTTTATTGTAACCTCGACCTCATAAATCTTATCAACGTCAAATATTACAGATGTTGTTGTAGCTTCGTAAGTGTTTGTTCCTTTCGTAATGGTTGCGAAACTTACGGAGTTGTTAAATGTTCCACCTAAAACTCGACTTCTAAACGACTTAGTAACAATATCGTTTTTGTTCTGTCCACTTATTGTTAGTGGTGCGTAGGCGCCTGATGCTGTTACTTTTGTGCTCGCTTCGAAGTTATTCTGCCTAGCTCCCGTACCTATAACTGTTGGAGGTGTATACGGTATCATGGTAACACCAGTAGAGACAGGTGCAGACATACCTCGTGTGTCTATAGCAGATACGGTACAAGATGTATTTGCAGATGCGTTTACCGTACCGAAGTTAGCTACGACGTTACCTGATGCTGGTGGTGTTACGGGAACTGTCACACCGTTAATCGTAAAGTCATAACGTGTTATTGTCGCGCCCAACTTAGCTACCGCTCTGTTTGCTGCTGGAACGGTAACTGAAACAGTTGACTGCCCTTGGATAATCATAGATGAGTTACCTGTTATAGCAGTGGTAACAGAGTTCGTATCAACAGCAGGGAATGAACCAGAAAATGTAGGTGCGATGTTCATTCTTGAAATGTCTATTCCGCCATTTGAGTATGCGGGCATAACGTTATTGGTATTAAGAACGACTCCTTCACACATTGTATCAACTTGATAGGTTACCAGTCTGGCTGTTCTGTCTGGCATCGTATCCGTTGCTATTTTATCCTGTTCCGCTTGAGTGAAGGATATGTCAAACTGCTCAGCAGTAGGTGTGTAAATCTTTCTAAATTTTGCAGTATCTGCCGCTGGTGGATTACCATTACCATCATAGTTCATATGCACACAGACGTGAACTCTATATTGTAATCTACTATCATATGCGCCTATCCTTGCTCTTACAACCTCATTTACAAATAGTGCAGGACAAGATATGAACCCTAAGCTGGGACGATAATACCTTCCTTCCGGACCCCACCGTTTACCTCCTATCTGGTTTCCGTTAGCATCGTAGGTTACGGCGGTTGCCCATAGTGCCATCTCACTTCGGTTCCCTAAAGCCTGTGCTAGTTTCTGTCGAAGTGCTGGTACAGCACTAAAGTACGCGCGTGTTCCTACTCTTGTTTGCGTATCAATTAAGGTGTCCGCACCACTAGTGTTTTTAGCCCACAACTCAACTGTGTGATAAAATGTACTATTGTTTACGTTTAAATCAATCCAGATATCATTCGGTAGTGTCGCAGACGGTTGTGATGCTACTGTACTCTCTCGAGCTATTTTGTCTGCTACGACATCCCCACCATTATTGTGTAAGGCGAATACATCGGTATCCTTACCTACAGATAACCTAAACCTTAAATCACCATTGGCATCATGAGCCTGTTCCCATGATGCATTAAGTACTTGTGTACCTTGCCCTCCGTTAGGGTTTGTGAATGAGAAGTACTGCGTATTCCTTGCTTGCTCACCGAATGATGAGTATAGGTAGAATGTAAATGTACCTTTTGTAGCACCTGACCAGTTGTTCGTTCGGTAGAAGTATACCGAAACGTTAATCCTACTAACGTTTCGGTTAGGGTCTGCCCAAGCGTCCCAATAACATCTACCTTCGACATAAGGGTTCGTTGTACCTATTATAAAAGAACCACTTGCCATTAAATTCCCTCCCTAGTAGTTTGAGATAAACGCCCAACCTGCGTTGTTTGCATTCTCTACGCGTAGTATCTTGATTGGTCCCATGTTTATCTCATTTTCTGCTCTCAACTTCTTAGTCCAAGTTTCATCACCATCCAGTCGGAAAATTTCTTCTGGTTTACCATCCTTAATATAGTAACCTGCAAATTTCTCCGGCGTTATAACGGTATAACCAATCTCGTTACCATCCTTGTCAACCTGAGATACACGGATACCATTTAAGTTCATGCGGACGTTTGTGTTATAGTTCTCACCAGTAGCCATTGTCCACTTGATAGGTTTTTTACCTATGTTAACCATTATACCCGAAATCTGTGCGGTACACTTAGGAGAGGCTGTTAACAGAAGTCTTACCTTACTCGTTGTTGGTGTAAACTCAAAGTAAGAAGGCATGAACGCACTATGCTTAATGCTACTATTATCCTCTAACTGACCACCACTAATTGTTACCCAGTGACTGTCATTAGTTGGATTGTCTACAGTAGGTCTTTGGAGCTCGATGTTGAATCTGTACGTACTATCTCCTGCGGTCATCTTCTGTAGGAAGTAGCTGATAGTGTACGGTTGGTTAGGGATAACATTTAGTACTTGACCGATTACTGTAGCTGTGTTATTTGTAGCTGCGTTAAACATGAACCCACTTGTGAAACCTAATGCGTCAAGAGCGTTAGTTTGTATACTTTCTGGTAAGTTGTAAGCTGTGTTAGATACTGCATCCCAGAATGTAAACGTCTCCTTCTTTAATATAGGGCTAACAGACTTGTCAAAACCGATAGAATTCTTTACGATGTTCATACCGCCTGATGCGAAGAATGCTGCTGTCCATGAACGGTCTAACTGTTCGATTTCTGACTTCTGCACATATGGTGTGAAGTCGATATTCTTCATGGCATCCTCTAACGCTTTCTTCTGTTCTGCATCTTTTTGAGCTAACTCGTCTTTTGTAGCTAAGTTAGTCAAGTCACCTTTATCTGCTTTACCTTGAAGGTCTGTAACATTTGCTTTGTCCTGTAACCCTAACTCGTACTCACGTGAACTAAACACAACACTCTTAATGGAATCTGTCTCTACTTTCGTCTCTGCATTAGCTATACGACGTTCAAGTACAGGTATAAGGTACCTAGTGTCCTCTTGAGCGGTTGCTAAGTTATTACCATACATAAATGTACCGTCTTTATCGAAAAACGGAGGAGTCCAATCTACGTACGCATAACGGATAACTGTAGGTGAAACACCTTCTGGGTCACCGATTAAATCAATAGCTCCAGTAAATGAGCAATAAGAATCGTACTGTGAGTTAAGCGCGTAAACGATTTGCCATTGCTGTCCTGTCTGTTTTGACTTTATAGGAGGCGCAATCTCAACGGGTCTCTTGTACGTATCAGTAGCGGCAATTTCTCCTCTGTTTATAATCGCTAGGTCCTTTTGAGTGTACCCTATTGGAGTGAAGTTAGGTGCAACTCCGCTAGTAGCGTTATAAGGCGGGAATGAGTAAATAGTAGCTCCACTAGGCGCTGTTTGTTGAACTGGTTCGCCTTGGAATAACTTCCATCCACGTAAGAAGAATGCTACGTCTTGACCTTTTACTTGATACGTGCTAGTAACGTTCATCTCATCCGCAGATACTAAAAATGATATATTCGCGTTAGCATAGTCTACTTTGAACTGGTCTGGTTGCGTAAAGTTTCCTGTAACTAAACGACTAAGCTCTACCCCTTTACCATTAGCCATACGAACCGTACCGTTATTTAGTATAGGTTTATCTGCAAAATTGTTTAGTTGTACTTGAATGTATCGTTTTCCACCAATAGACACGTTTTGGTTTTGGATGGCAATAGAGTAACCTGTGTCTAGAAGTATATCCGCGAATCTATTAACCTTGGTAGGTTGTCCGTCTTCTGTCCAGTAGAACTCATCTCGAATAGTACCGTCACCATGGAACACTTCCTGTATCGTCATTGACGAACGTGTTGTATCTGTAGTTCCGTTTTTAGCTGTGTAAAATGTAGGTAATGTTACACCTGCGATAGCTCTATTTCGATTGTAGTACACGTCATTACCGTTTGCATCCTTATCGTCCGGACGAGGGGAGTACTCAATTGTCTCCTCTGTAACACCTTTTGCAATCATCATATTCCATACTTTTAAGGTACCTGACAAACCGTCTACTCGCATATTCACGTGAGTAAATGTGTTGCCGCCTACAGGTGTTCTAGTGAACAACATTACGCCGTTGTTGTTGGAATCGGAAAATTCAATGGTAGGGGTTAATGTCGGATAAGGATTGTTTCCTTGCATCCACATTTTACCTGTTATTGGTTTAGTACCGTCCGGTACAACACTCCAGTAGAATCCTATGATTGTAGTGTTGTTTATCATCTCTATTGAGTTTCCACCACTAAACGCATAAATGTTGTTTGTTTGGTTTGTAGCACCAGTACCTTTCACTTCAAAAGGATTAATCGTCCCATTAAGTAGGTTAATCCCACCAACCTGTAAGTTGTTCTTAGTATTACCCTTAAAACTCGGTAAAGCTATTGTTGTAACTTTAGGTGAAATAGAAGTTGTCGGTACTCGTAAGTCAGCAGTCGAGTGTTGCCCCGTTTTACTAATCTTACCAATCTCTGCGTTAACATCTTTGATTCTATCATCCGTATATGTCTTCTGTTTCTGCTGCACAAGAACAGTTAACGATGCATAAGCATTCTCGTAATCCGCCCACGCTTTATCCCATGTAGTACGTACTACATCCATGACTACATCAGAAGAAGTATCCCACGGGTAAACTGTATTTCTACCAGAACCTGTTTTAAGAGCTCTCAGATACGTTCTAAGCGCGTCGTAAGCTGCGGTTAGGTTTTTGTACGCTGCGTCGTTTACAGGGTCTATAGCGATGTCTCTAGCCTGTTTACGGATAGCGTAGAACTGACCTTTACCCCATGTGTCTGCGTCTAACTGAGCTGATGTCTTCATATCTTGAGAACCTGATAGAGATTCACCTGTAATGTCTGCTAGCTTAGTTTTAACTAATCCACGCTCAAAACGAGTTAGATAGTTATCATTACCAAGTGCATCCATGTTCCAGTTAGTGTTATCCGTATCACGTTTTGTATCTTCTGGGGCTGGAACCCAGTCAGAAGGAATAACACCTTTGACAACCATGTGAGACTTAACTTCTAGTTGTCCTCCGGCTCCAATGTCTGTGAAACTTGTTGGTTCTACACGAACAGTCTTAGATGTACTATTAGGGTCGTTTGCAGTGTCTAGGAATAATTGTGTTACAGGGAATGTACCCCACACCATCTTCCATTGTTGTGTCGCGCGCATTTGTACAGGGGTTCCAGTGACTGGTTTACCGTCAGTCTCTTTGTCTTTCATTTCGAAACCAATTGTTCCATTACCACCATCGCGGTTATCTGTCACATATAGTCTAATAGGTATGCCTTTATCAGGACTTGTTCCGCCTACGGTTCTCACGTAACACACGTAAGTTACCATATCACCAACAGATAATAGACCGCTTCCAGCAAGTTTACTAGATTTGTACTTAACTCCGCCCCATACGCTTTGCGTATACGATATCCATGTATCCTGATTCGTAGCGTTTTGTGGTGAAGGTTTAACTCCTGTTTTTGGTGGTGTTCCTGATGTGTCACCTGACATAACCCATGCGCCTGATATGTTTCCTTGAGGTGTTGAGTTATTAGGGTCTGTTGGGTTGTTAGAATTCTGTGCACCAAAGTCACGAGAACCAATTAATAAGTTACGAATGTTAACGTCAAATCTATTAATCTCAATCCATTTACCTTGCTGCCACATCCATACGATACCTGTTCCACGGTCATACCATAGTGCACCTTCACGTGGATTTGTTGGCTCAACGTTACCAACTGTGATATCTTGTATGTTCGCAATTGTAACACTACCTGTAGCCACTGGTGGATTCTTGTAGTCACAGAAGAATGTAGCTCTATCGATTACATCAGCAGCATTGATATTGAATGAGCGACCTACGTTCTTATGAGCGTTGTTCCACGCTGTATCTGCTGCTGTGTTATTGGAAACACGAGTCCAGATGAAATCTGCTACAGCCACTGTACTTGTTACATCTTCCGTACCTTTAGTAACCTTAGCTGTAATCGTAGAATTAACTCCGCCGTTGACAAATATCAGACCATTAGACGATGTAACTTCTACCTTGTACGGTAAGTTCTTAACTGTACTGTCAATCTGGTTTTTGATGTCGTCTAAGGCTGTTGATGTCTCTTCTTGTGTCTTCTCAATCTTCATATTCAAGTCAAGGAACTGCTGTGTTACTTGCTCAGAACTAACCTTGATAGAAACCATGTTGTACAGCTGAGTGATTACTGCACTCTGGTGCAGTGATTCTTTGTTTGCGTAGTTTACTGCGTTCTCAAATGCTTCAACGATACGCTGTTCGTAACTAGCATCAGCTGCTTTATCCATCGCTGTTAACCAAGAAGCAAGGTCATTTAGATATGTTTCTGCGGCAGTTGAGATGTCTTTCTTGTCTTGTGCTGTCAAGTTACCATCTTGCATAGCTGCCATAACAGTTGTCTTCAATGCAGTATGGTCCGAGTTAAGCTTATCGAACCACTTTTTAACAGCTACTTTCTGCTCATCAGTTAAGAACGGGTCTAGTAAAATCGTTTGTGCGGCACCGTCTAGTGTTATCTTTTTGTTGTCGATGTCATCTAACAACTTCGATATTTGCAATTTGTTAGCATCTGTAATAGGATTCGTGTTGACATCGTTAGCAATATATTTTACTAGTTCCTCAATAGATTTCTGTAGACTATCTTTGCTCTTACGCGCGTTGTCTTTCATCTCTTTAACTTTGGCTTCAATCTCAGCAGTGTCGATGTAGTAAGTGTCTTTCTCTACTTTTGTTTCAAGACCACCTTCAATCTCAGACATTGTAATTTTTAATAAAGAGAATTGATTATTAATCTGTTTTATGATATTCTCTAACTCAGGAGAGATACCTCCACCAGAACCACCAGAACCGATTGGCTTACCGTTTACAAGTACACCTTCATCAGTAATCTCCATTTTCGTCTTAGGATTCTGTAACACTACGTTACCGTCCTTTAAGATTTCGATAGAAGATAGGTCGCTAGATTCTTCTTCTGGATTCTCCGTATCATTCTTCTTAACGATTGAGTAAGAGCCATCTGGTCTTAGTTCTTGGTACGTGATTCCTCCACCACTAAGATGACGAGAACCTAATCGGAATGTACCATCTGCTTTTACAAAGAAAGTTGTACGATGGTTATCATATATGCTTTGGTGAACGTACAGTACTGTTGGTGCATCAGGAGATTCTGGTTCGATAAGCTCTCCATTTGCATAACGAGAATGTGGAAGGTCCATATAATCGAAATGCGCGTCTTGTACGTACATGTTCTCTTGGTCACGGTCTGTTGAAATTAAGAATGTTTTACCAGAGAATGTTACTTCGCGGTTACCACGACCATCAACGTTTTCATAAGTCATAGATGGGTATAGATTAAAAGTGTTCCAAAGTTCTTGTTGAATAGACTCGATTGAATCGTCAGCTGATGTGAAGTCCGTACGAGTTAATTGTTGTTGGTCATCTGTCTTGCCGTAGATGTTAATTACGATTGGCGTATCAACTTGTCCATCGATAAATCCGATTAGTACACGAGTACCTACAGTTACTAATGTTGTAGAACCATAGATGTTACCGTTAGCTGTACGACCAGACATATGTGTTGGTAGCATAGCTGAGTACTTACCGTTATCGTTAGGGTTTTTAGCTGTAGAGTTATTTTCTCTTACTGTGATAACGTCGACTGTATTATATTTATAGTTGACTTTTACGACATCAGCAAGAGAGAGAGTAACAAGATTGTTACCCTCCTTATATTTACGTTTTACTTCTTTACCGAGTTGTGATTGAAATCTCATTGTTTCTAAAGGTTCAAATTCTACCATATTTCTCATCCTCCCTTAATAAAATTAATTATAGCACAATCATCCAGTAAAGCGTCTGATGTGTCCGTTAAACACTCGCTGCCAATATGAACTAGTGATATCTTCCTCAGTGATTCCCTTATCTTGTGAACCTATGAAACGATTGTTACCAGTATAGATTACGATATGCCCATCAGACTTATACGTATCAAACCATATGATGTCTCCAACCTGAGCTTGAGCCAATGCAGCTTTCTTATCTCCTCCGCGAGGACTGATAAGTTGGAGTCTTGAGTCCGTCTTTATAGTATCTGTTGTCATCCCATGCTCTCCACCTTTGAGGTCGACACCATTTAGGTTAAATATCCACCAGATGAATGATGAACAGTCAGTCTTGATTGGGGATTTAGTGAATGGGTTACCACCGGAACGACCTCCACCGAATACATAGACAGATGGTTTAGTTGTCATCTCTTTCGCGATAGCTACTGCATTCATTGCTACTGGTCCACCTGCAACAACTCCGCCTGTACCTCCAGTATTTCCTCCTTGTCCTCCACCAGCCATCTGTGCCTCTCGAGCAGCTTTCGCTTTCTCTAGTAATGTAGCTAGTGTATCCTCACCTAAGTAACCGCCTTTGAAGTCTTCCGATTTACCCCATAGGTTTGTGAATCTACTAGCTCCTCTATTTTGTAATCCGCGAGTAACCCCGATGATAGTAGAGTATCCGTTTGTGTAGCTAAATTCATGCTGTATAGATTCAATATAGAACTCCCATTTTGTCTCTTGCTCGAAGTCTTCGTAGTACAGTTTTGCGCCAACACGGAAGGCTGGGTTACCTAGCACACGAATATCTCCAGAGTAGAAGTTAGGATTCTCACAATACCAGTTATACAATCTATCAGTAAACGTTTTTAACTTAACGCTATCTGGAGATTTTTCATTATTAGTTGATTGGTTGACATCTCCAGTTGCAGATGATATAATCTGTTTATACTTATCCGGATTAAACTTCTCATCCGCAATCGCATCGATGATATTGTTTGTCATAGACACAGTCATTGATGGGAATTGTGTCTTCAGAGAAGCAGACATTTCGGACTTCTTCTTACGGATAGTCTCCTTATCCATGAAACCTTGCTGGTTGATGTACAGTAACAGTTCATCATAGGTTGGTTGCTTAGCAGTATTCCCAGTATTGTTAGCGGCGTTACCAGTGTTCACATTACCATTTTGTGCTTTGTTAGCAGCTAGTAAATATCTATTAGAGGCATCTAGTCTCTTGTATCCGTACTTCTTAATAAGTTCTGGATGGAAACGAGGATATACCCCTAAATCTAAACTAGTAAACTCCGCGATGTTTGGTGCATCCACGCAATAAACTGAGAAAGCTTCGTTATCATTTCTACTGTAAGACTCCTGCAATACAATATCACTCGTTATCTCGTAAGAATGTAAGGCTTCCCATTTGTCTTTATCGAATGGTGTTGGTCGCATTAATGCAATACATCGACCATCTTTAGTGAACTCGAAGTACAGCTCATTAAAAGGTTTAGCTACAATGTCTTCTAAGAACTGTCTCATAGAACCTTGGTAGTTTACGAATGGTGATGGGTCTTGTAATGATTCATCAGATTCCCAGCTCTTAAACTCATGTGTGAAATAGTCTTGTAGACCTGTACCGTTTGCGAACTCATATTGCGCATATTTATACAAGAATCGGTCCATTAACTCATTACCTATTCCTGCGGCAGTGTTACCAGAGAACTTTAGACCTTGTTCCATTCCATCAGGTAACCATCCAATGTCAGGGGAAATAGATGCGAATTGTTGGATTACACCAACTTGGAAATTGATTAATGCTTTTGTCATCGCTTGTCCTGTCACACGATACACAAGTGTACCATTCGCGTATTCTCCATCTTTCTTTATATCTGAGATTAATCCAACCATTATCCACGGATTGTCCGGAACCTTGTCAGTTACATCTGGTATAGCTTTGATACGGATTAAATCGTTAGGTCCGATAACTTTATCCCACTTATCTTGTGCCGTTACAATTAGCGAGAAAGCTGGACTATCGTCTGCCATTGCATTTTTAGTAGATAGAGATAGGATTGCATTGTCAAAGTTCTTTGTCGTCAATGTTTCTCCTGTATCATATTGGATTTCATAAGTAGTTTTTTCTGTAATTAAGTCAACCTCTATACGAGGATATCTAGCAACTATCGTAGTCATGTATTTTCCTCCTTTTGTATACTACTAATATAACAGAAAAAGGATGGGTGAGCTATGCCCACACCACCCTATTAAGCTATTGTCATCTCCCTAGAATAGAATCCTAACAAGCTTCCAATATCTTTTCCTGCTTTCTTCATATCCGAGCTATTCTTCAGCTTGTCGGATACTTTCTCATCTCCTCTCACGTTGACGTTAATCGTTGCTTGAACATTACCGCTACCGCTTCCCTTAGGAGCACCAGCCATGATAGAAGCAATGTTTGGAGCCCACGTTGCATTCGTTGCGTAACCTGCTGCTTTCATCTTGTCTAGAGTGGTATTACCTTTTCCATAGTACTTCTCGGATATCCACTTCGCTCCACCCATGATTCCTTTTTCGGCAGCCGAACCTGTTCCGTCTTTGAATTCATAAGCACTTGAGTACGGACTGTCATCGAACGCGCCAATCCCGAAGAAGTTTCCTTTATCTCTAGCAATCTTAGATGTACCCCATCCAGATTCTTCTGCTGCGTGAGCAATCAGATAACGAGGGTCTAATCCGTACTCTTGTCCTGCTTTAAGGAACGTAGCACCCATACCTCTCATCATAGAATCTTTAGGAGCTTTGGAGTTAATCCAATTGTCAAGGTCTTCTGCTGTTAGGTTTTGGTCTGTGAATCCTAAGTCATGCTGCTGAAGGTTACTAGAAGTCCACTTCTGACCATCTGCTAGGAATTGTAACTTACCTCCACCTGTGAAGCCATTTATGCCACCACCAGCTCCAGCAGTTCCGCCACCACCTACTCCCATGATACCATTCTGTGCTCTAGCCTGTGCAAGAATCTGCTCAGCTCGTGTTAGTACACGTTCGTACATAGAGATGTTTTCACGTTCGTAAGATAGGTTGTCTCCTTTCTTCGCTTCGTTAGCTTTCTTGGTATTTGTATTCTCCTTATCCGTCATTGTCTGGATTTGATTCTCTTGACCAGAAGATATACCTAGTTGAGATGCTAAGGCTCCGGATGAGATTCCTAACGCTGAAGCCATTGAATTAATTTGACTCATGTTAGAAGGGTCTGTGATACCTTTTGACATCTGTGCCTGTAACGCTGATGAGCCAACTGCTCCAGTAGTACCTGCGGCGGCTGCTACTGCGGCTGCTGAAGCGGATGCATCTCCTTTAGGTTTACTATCAAACCATCCACCGATAGTCTCACCGATACCAGAACCAGCCCAACCACCTGCAATCGCACCGCCGATACCACCAACTGCTGTACCGATTGGACCAAGGAATGAACCAAACGCTGCTCCTGCTGCTGCACCACCTAGAACACCACCACCGAGTCCACCTACTGCGGAACCTACGGCTGCACCTTTCTGTTCTTCTGGAGCTTGCATGATTTCACTAGCACCCATAAGGATACCAAGAGGTAGCATTAACTTACCTGCACCTTTCATGAGACCTTTACCTACACCTGCAAATTTACTTCCTCCGGCTGCTGCGCCCGCTGCCGTTCCTGCGGCTCCACCTGCTGCTGCTACTCCGGCTGCTCCTTCTGCTGCGGCTGCACCAGCGGCTCCTGCTGCACCTGCACCAGCGGCTCCTGCTGCACCTGCTCCAGTAGCTGCGGCACCGACACCGCCTCCACCGCCGCCTCCACCGCGACCGCCTTTACCAAACTTACTAGCTGCGCCTTTCTTCAGTAAGCTAGCACCACCAAACATTAGTGTTGAACCTGCAACTGCTGCTGTAAATGCTACTACTGCTGCGATTGCTGCATACATAGGAGCTGGTAGTCCGCCTAGTGCTGCGTTTGCTTCGCGTAGTTTACTCCCCATGTCATTTAACTCAGTAGCTTGTTTAGCTGTAGATGCTTCTGATGCGTTGTCTATTGATGCTTTGGAGTCAGAGTATGCTTTGTCACGTTTAGCAGATTCGATAGAACCATCTTTTAATCCTTCTTTCATGACCTTATCGATGTTCTCTTTTGTTAGGCTCTTAGGGTCCATACCTAACAAACCACCTGCTTGTTGTGAAGACATATTAACTCCCATTCTGGATGCCAATGTAGCTAATACTTCGGCTTGCTCTTCTTTGTCTCCAGAAGGCGCTTGAGCTTTAGCTGCCTCGATAAGTGTGCTTAAGTTATCAGGGTCAGAGATACCTTTCTCCATTTGCTTACGTAACTGTGCTCGACCTTTCATACCTTGATACTTTGTACCTTGACCGAACAGTACGCGCATTTGTGGGTCATTGAATCCTTCTCGGATACCATTATCAAGCTGCTCCATTAGAGCTCCACCTTTTGTACCCTGTAAAGATGATACTCCAGTTGCAGATATGGTTGATTGAAGACCCATTGCTCTCATCATCTCTTGGTTCGAGACTGTTCTATTTTGTGACATAGAAGTTAAGATACCGTTTAATGCTTTAAGCTGGTCTTTCTCACGACCTACAGCACCAGATTGTTTCATAGCTCCAAGGAAGGCATTTTGGATTTGTTTCGTTTGGTTACCATCTGCGGCACCAGAGCGATAAGCTGTGTTGAAGAAGTCCTTAACTTCGTCAGAACCTATTCCAGTAGCTCTTGCAAATGTTGCTTGACCTGTAGTAGCTGCTTTCAAATCTTCAGCACCATGGTAGCCATTAGCAGTTAAATAGTTTGATTGGAACTCCATCATCTCTTGTCCAGTGAATCCTAAATGTTCGCCTAAACCAGAACGCATTGTTGCTGTACGATTAGGTCTCCAGTTTGCACCTACTGCACCTGTTTGCTGTCCTACGTACATTTCATCAGGTCTCATAGCTTTACTGTGGTTACCACCGTCACTATATAACTTACCGATAGTAGCTGTGATTGCGCCACCGATTGCTAATGCAATTGCAGGAGCACGTTCATACATCATACCCCTCATCGTACCACGTTCTGGTTTAACAGACACGTTAGCATCTAGTAAGGACTGATTGAACTTTTCCATGTTAGATGTTGCCTCATCAAGAGAGTTGTTAAGTTTCTTACGTGCTGTTAACTCTGCATCGATACCTTCTAACTGTCGCATTAACTTCTTACGTTCTTCACCTTCACGAGCTGTTAGACCTTTCTTACTATTTAGTCTATCTAACTCTTTACTGATACCAGTAGCTTGACCTGATAGTTCTAGTACTCTCGCTCGGTTATCTGTCTTTATTCCACCGTACGTCTGTTGAACTGTTTTACGGTCTCCTGTAAAGTTCGAGTACTGTTGGAATGACATATAACCAGATGCAGATGCTCTACGAGATAAGCTCTCCGAACGTCTATTAAGCTTAGAAATCTCTTTCAGTTGCATTAACGCTTGGTTTAAGCCGTTTGTCGCCTCGTTCTGCCCCGTTAAGAACTTATCTACAGCCTTTTCCATATCTTCAGCGGTAGACTTGTTACGACCCATCATAGAGGGGCTAGAATTACCTTGTGCATCTTTACGGTTCGTTTTCAAGTTATCGGTATATTGTTGACCTCTATCTACCATAGCTTTACGGTGATTGTCAAATTGTTTGTTCATGGAATTAATCTGTCTCTCCATGTTCTTCAACATCTGACCGAATGAGTCTGTAACCTTACCACCTTGAACTGATGTCTTGGCATTGTTAATTACTTTGCTGTCATTAAATTCCTTACGACTTACTTTACCGCTATATTTGCTAAGGTCTTTTAAAATACGTTGCATCTTCTGGTACTCAGCATTAACCTCTTTTGCTGCTTTTAATGTAGCAAGCATTTCTTTCTCTGTACGGTCTCCACCAGTAGCATCGATGTCTTTATTTAGCTTTTGTAATTTAGAGAGCTCAGCTTCTAACGACTTAATACTCTTGGCGGCTTTACCGACCTCAGCCTCTACATCGAAAATATACTTTTCCCTTTTAGCCATTTTTCCACATCCTTATATCTAAAATAAGAGAGGGTTACCCCTCTCTCTAAAGAACATCGTAATCGTCGTCATCGTCTTCAAATGCTGCGATTGCTGCATCCATTGCTTGTTTGTTGAGCCTGTGCTCTTCATCCATAACAACTTCTCCTGCACGCTCGCGGTCATCAATGAAATCTTTGTTAGACGTTGCACCTGATTCCAACTCTCTCGCTCTTTGTTCTGCCTTAGCCAACTGATTCGCGATATGGTTAGCAACTTCGGCTTCACGAGAAGTCATTCCACCGTTTTCTAGATGCTCGTTGTAACCTTCAATGCCATCAAACTTACCTTCTAGGTCTGCTCTGTCTTTAGCTGCTGTCATCGCATTAACCTGTCTAGCAATATCATCCATATCATGACCGTCTTTAACAAGTTGCCATTCTCCTGCTTCCTTGTTCCAAACTTCTTCATCGAATGAACTATCGTAGTTTTCATCTTCAACCTGTACGCCTCTACGAGCTCTCTCAATAGCTTTCGCGTCTTCCTCTAATGAGTAAAGCATTAACTCGACTTGTGCATCATCTAAGGCTAAGAATCGGGGGTCTGTAGGTGGCATGTTAAGCGTCTTGATAAGTACCCACATGTTTCTCATATATGGTTCCTTAGCTAACTGCTTTAGCCCACCGTACTGTTTGACCTTACTTTCGAAAGGTACTCAACCATTCTGCAAAATCGACACCGATTAAATACAAGATGTCTAGATTGTAAATGTTCTCGTCCTTTTCTAAATATTCTGGTAATTCTCTTCCGCAAATTCTTAAGATTGCAAGAGTCTGATAAACGACTACATAGTATTGAGATGAGTAAAGGTTCATACCATCTAAGTATCTAGCAGTCTTGGCTTGAATCTTACCACTCTCAATTGCGTTCGGTGCTTGGATATGAACTGTAAACTCGATGTTGTATTCTGGTAGATTATAATGTTTGATGAACATATCGTTTTTACCGCGCATGATTCTATCGATAAGTTGTCGCTTCTCCTGTGATTGCTGCTCTTGTACCTCTTCTCGCGTCAGCTCTTTGCTTTCACCTTCATGTACTTCTTCATACTCTTTATTCATTTCCATAATTATACCTCCTGTTTTATCTTCTCTAATATAGTACTTATATAAATAGTATAACAAAAAAGACCATCTCCCTTGAGAGACAGTCCCTTTACTAGTTTAAGATTGTTACTTTAACAGTTCGTACGCCCCAGTTATTAGACTGAGAAGCTGATGGCATTAGCACATCAATTCTATTACCTTTAATCGCTCCACCAGTATCACTAGCGATTGCTGTTCCGTATCCTTCTACGTGAACCTTAGAACCTAGTGGAATTACTCGTGGGTCAACTGCGATAATCTTAGCTGATGGATTTGCTGTTAAGTCGAATCCAGTTGCCGTTAGTACTCGTCCACCATAAGTACCACCGTTCTCCGATGGATGCGCAGTATATGCTGTTGCTTTCACTACGATTGTTTTACCTTGTGGTGTAGTCTCTCTGTAAGACTCATCTTGTACTTTCTTCGGTTGTGGTTGATTTAAATCAACTTGTAGGTATCCTAGTAATTGAATGTTCTGGTTCGCTGTTCCTTTATAACCTTCAATACCGTATTGTGCTGCTAGATTGCTACGTGTTCCAAAGTCATATGATTCTCCTTTTGCATGTAGGAAATCTACTACACTAGCTTCTTCTGCTGATGCTGCTCCGGCACCTAAAAGTAATCCTGTACCTAATACTAAACCTGTTAACGTGTTCCTTAGTTTTTTCATCTCATCAAAACTCCTTTGTTTGTTTTTGTCCTTCTTAATAGTAATATACCGCACCGAGTTAGATATTATATTAATGTAACAGTTTTGTAATATTACTGTAAAATCATAGCAAAAAGAGGATGCCATATGACACCCTCTCGTAACTTAGTAACGTATATTACGCACAACTCGCGGTTTTATTACCTGCATACCTTTTTCTATTTCGTCATAACCGTCAAATATTCTATACTTAAATCTCTCTTCTGTACTAAGGTCGTGGTAACGTTGGTCTTCTATAACCCCAAAGAATATTAATTCCTTTTCACTAGGGTACAAGGTTATTAATGAAGGTAGTGACTTATGCGGCTTACTTAGTGTCCATGCTTCATATTCAAACCCTGCTGCTTCTAAAGCCTCGTCTATTGTTTTCTTCATTAAGTCTTCCTTCTCTTGCATTTGCTGTCGGATATATTCCGTCGTCGCTCGATTCATAATGTTGATAGCGTCTTGTGCTGCTAGGTCTGGTTTGAACTCTTCCCAAGTAAATTTTACTGCATCTGGTCTTACATTGTACATTTTTGTTGTCATAATATCTCCTCCTCTTTGGTATAATTTGACTGTAACAGATTTATACTTTTCTGTCAATAAAAAAAAAAGAGACCTCTCAGAAGTCTCTGTTCTCTCTTGTTCGTTCAATTAGTTCTCTTACTTCTCTTAGTGCTTGAGCTCTCGCCATGTACTTCTCTATCTTCGCATCAATCTCTTCATCTGTGTAATAATAATTCTCTCTGTCTTTTTCTGCGTCTCTAGACCATTCATAACATAACCCAATCCAACCGCCACAAACTTTATAAATAAACTTAACGTCATCCTCTAAATTCTTTTTCTTATTCTTTAAGTCGTGGTTCTCGTATTCTAACTCAACAATCTTTTCAATCTGTTCCTTAATTGTTTCATCCTTAAAGTTCATCATATTATCCACTAAGCTACCTAAGTTAAATTCTGTCATTTTAACTACCTCCTAATATTTGTTGAGGTAATCGTATCATGGTAGTTTTTAATTGTCAACATAAAAAAAAAATAGAACCCCGAAGGATTCTATTAGTTTGAACGAACGTTTGCTGATGTTAAGAAGTAGAAACGTGCGCTCTCTGAGCTGATTTCACCTACAGATACAGTCTCGCTGTAAGTATCGATTGAGCAACCACGGTACGCGATTACTACCTCAGAGGTAATGTTATCATATAGAACGATGTCCATGATATCCATTTGTAATACTTCTTCACCAAGAGCGGCGAAACCTAATGCAGCTAAGTTCTCCTTACGCATACGGAAACGGTCAACTGTTACAGTACCTTCATATCGTAAGTAAACGTGCTCTTTAGGCATGATAGAACCAATCTCGTAAACACCAGTTGTACCGAATGAACGCTCTGAACTGATTGACTGTGCACGAGCGATTGGTACGTTCTTAATCATGAAGTAGACGGTATTTGCGGATTGGACAGTTTGGTTAGCTAAACTTGCCATTAACAATCACTCCTATAATTTATTTAGAAGGAACCCCGAAGGGCTCCTATTAAGCTTGTATTGCGTTGTCCTTGTAGTTTAAGAATACGTTGATGTAGTCTAATCCACGAGTTGGCTGAACACCGACATTGATGATTGCTGTGTTACCATTGATGATTACTTGAACATCCTCTGGGTTGTAAGAAACGATTAAGCCGCCTACTCCAGTTTGTTTGTCAAGGAATGACTCTACAGCGTTTTTGATGATAGAAGCAGAAGTGTTACGGATACGTGTACCTATGAAGCTATCATCTAGCATCATACGAATATCTGTAGCTAAGAAGTCAGAAGTTTCACCTAATGACATTCTGTTCTGTACTACATCTTCTACGTTGTTATAAGTCGTTGGGTCAGATACGATACGGAATGTAGAGATGTCACGGTTACGGATGTAAGATGTCATTACTACACCAGATGCATCTAACTGGTCTAACTGGTCACTATCAAACTTAACTAGCAATTTCTCGATGTTCATTTTCTTGTAAGTGATAGGAGTACCAATTTCTAATCCAGATGCTAAACCTGCGACTTGTGCTGCGTACATGTAAGCTGGAAGCTTAACTACTCGACCATCCATCATACGACGTTCTACAGAGTCACCGATTAAGCAAACACGAGGAGAACGGATACCAGCTTGACGAGAGCGAAGTTTATCAAATGTCTCTGCGATACCACCACCAACGAATCCGCGTAATTGGTTACCACCAGTAGACTCACTACGTAAGAAGTGTGCTAACTCCGCATGTACACCTTCGTTAGATGTTAAAGGAACAACATAGTATCCACCACAGTTAGCAATCTCGTCGAATAGCTTGTCCCATCCAGTAGAAAGTGGTTTTGTTTCTCCACCAGCTAAGTAAGAGATAGCTACTGTTGCGGGAACTTTTCCAGCTGGGTCAACTGAAGCCGATACGTATGGGTCAGCTGCAAGAACTGCTACTAAATCAGCTCCGATAGCTGTTACAGCTACTGCTGGTGCTTCTTTTACTTCTGTTGACTCTAACGCGTCTAAGAACTCAGTTGAGATGTTTTTGTAACCACCTACGTTATTCATAGAAGCTGTAAAGTTAACCATGTTGTTGATATCTTCTACAAGGACGTTAACGTCTTTGTAAAGACCTTCGCCTAATGGGAATGTACGAAGTACTGCTGCTGTTTGCTCATCCTTACCTTCTTTGATGACTAACTCAGTAGATTTTTTAGTCTCTGCACTAACTTTAATCTCGATAGATGCATATGCAGTCTCACCTGTCCCTTTATGCGAAACTGAGAAGATATTACCGACATCTTGGTAAGTGTTTTGGTAACGGTCTTTGACGAAGTAGACTGTTACATCTTTACCTTTAGTCGCTACGCCGTTTAATCCTTTGTGTTCTTTCATTTCTACTTGGATACCATTTGCATCTACACCGTATAGTTTAGATGTAAATGTTAAACCTTCAGCAGTTAATTTAGCTTGTTTTGCATCGTCAGAACGCATTGCGTAAATCTTACCTGCACCACGAGCCTCTGTCGCTGGGTTCCAAGCGATTTCGATTGCATCGACAAGTTCACCACCGCGGAAGTAAGTACGAGCTTGTGCTAAGTTTGTTACTTCTTCATATTTATGTGGTTCACCACCATCAGCTGGACCAATTAAGATAAGAGGTTTTTCACTAAGGGTGTTCGCTGAACGTAAAGCTGTTGAATCCACAAATACCTCAGTACGTGGACGTTTTCTATTGTAGCCATATGAAAGTGCCATGTGTCATTTCTCCTTTTCTATTATGAGTTTTGGTAAGCTTTAAAGGCTTTCTCGAAATCGTTAATGTCGTACATATAGTGACTGCCATACATGTGCGCTTTAAAACCTGCTAGGTAAGCGTCTGACACCTTGTGAGTGCCTTTTGCCATGTTTAGATAATCATCGATGTAGACTAACGATAGAGGTTGTGGCTTCTTAGCTTCCGATTTTATTTTCTTGGTTTCTTTAACTTCTTCCTTAACTTCTGCCATTACATTTTTCCTCCCTGTTACTTAACGTTTAGTTTATTTTTAAGGACGATATTTTCTATTTTTTCTAGAATTGGAACGTCCAGACTATATGAAGTCGTATACGTTACTATTGTTTCTCGACCGTATAGAATCTCCGGTGCTTCAGTACCATCTTTAGAGTTTAATTCTTCCATCTGACCGTACCGTATGCCTTGTAACAGATGATTGGTTTGTTCTTCTGGTTTACTACGCATATAGATTAGTACGGCTTTCAAAAGTAGGTCTAAACACCTTACTGTGTCCATGTTGGTTGAGATAACAAGGATGCTATAATGTTCGGTAGAAGTGAAACCAGAACGAACACCAAACTCACCAACTCTATTAGCCTTTATTGATGCCTCGTTATACCAGACTGTGAATCCTCCTAGTCCTTCTAAATCAGGAGAGTAGTTGAAGTAGATTCTATTACCTTCGCAAACTATATTATCCTTATCTGTAAAAGTTACGTTACTGACTGACTCCATAGATGCTACAGGATAGTCGACTTCAAAGTACATTCTTTCATCGGAAAGTATCTTCACATCACATACCTGCGACCTCATCCTTACTTCGGGATTATCGTACGTACTCTCCAGATTGTTCAATGAAGTGTGCGATTCCTCTCCCTCTCGTAATGAAATGTAAATCGTTCCTTGCATTTGCTGCTTTGTTTGCGGCATCGTATAAACGATAGGTATTTCTTTCGGTGCAGTCTGTAAGTACTCATCATAGACATAAGCCTTGATAAACTTATTTCTTACACTATCTTGAACCTCTTTTAATAGTTCCTCTATAATATAGCGGTTGTCCAAGAGCATTCCTAATGTTCGTTCTATCTCACTTTTAATGTAAGTATCTATACTCGGTAACATGAAGTTCCTCCTTTCTACATATTCTTCATGTTGTACTTCATAAGCCTATTAACGTTTGCTACGAAGGTCTTTGATGTGTTTGCTACTGTTACTTTATCTCGGTTCACTATCCAGCTAGTAGGAGATGAATTATTCGATACACGTCTAAATGCTACATAATCATGTCGACCTTTACCTGATGCAATCTTTGTGATAGTATTAGATTTAGGCTTATAGTTTAGTAGTGGTGCATCTGATACTCCTCGATTATCGTATAGGTAATCAGATATGATATTAATCTTCTGTTGTCCGCCCATATCGACTGCTCTTAGCTGGTCGTACATTCTTCGGGACATTCCACGAGCTTTTCTTCTAATCGGTACATCCAAGTACCAACCACCATTTTTACTAAACTTACGCTTAGGACTTTTAGCAAACATTGGTTTTAAATCTACTACTCCCATACCTATTAATCGTTTCTCAGTAACCTCTAAATACTTCGGACGTTGTTTAAGTTCATAACCTTCCGGAAGTGACTCGGAGAGCTGCTTAGCTGTCGATTGTAGGGCTTGCTGCTGCAATGCCTTACCAATGTTATTAAGAGCTCTCGAAGTGTCTTGTCCGCCGCGTAGGAGCTTTGGAACCTTCCGTGGTTTTCTTGGTTTCCTAGCCAAGGTTACCGAAGAATCCGTTCATACCATTTGGGTTTAGAGGTCGTTTGGAATCTAACTGTTCTCTAGCAACTTCGTTAGATATACCTTGTGAGAATGCTTCTTTGTCGATAAATAGGTCTTCACGCTTAAGCAATAGCTTCTGGTACGTGTTATGTTGGGAGAAGTCCATATCACGTGCGTAACGATGTTCTTTTAATAAGTCAGCTACAAGATATCTCAATGTTGTTAATACGTTGAGTGATATATTTTTACCTAGCATACTAGCGTCTGGGTAAATTCTATTTGTCTTGTAATCAATACGGAAGTGTGTACCTTCAAATATCTCACCATCGATACTCATCGCCAAGTCTACGGATTGAACATCGTAAACTAGATACAATCCATGTTTGATACGCTTGTCCGTTACATCGAATAAGATAGACTGTGATAGCTTGGCGTTAGGTACCGTTATTCTATCTCGGAATGCAATACGTTGGCTCCGGTCTGGAGTACCTATAGCGGTTCCTGTATCGCTTATACCAAGGTCGTCATTGATAGCTCCTTTGGCTTGTGATTGAACCATCATTGTCATCTGTACTGGTGGTCTAAATGATATACCTCTACCGTGGCAGATTCGACAAGTAGGGTCCGGCTGAGCTGTATCCTTATCCTTACACGGACAAAGGAAGGATTTCTCCCAGAGGACTTTCTGAGAGAATGTGTCAATATGCTGGTCTAAGTCCGGAAGCCTATTTGTTGCTTGTGCTATCTGCTGGAGCATAATTGGCTTTTCTGCCATTCTGTTCGCCTCCTAATCACTTAACTGAGCTAGTGTCGATGTAGTATGGTGGGTTTGCAGGATTACCGCTAGCTAGTGCAGGTGTAACCAGTTTCCTGATATCTATGATTTCTTGTGTTCTACCCAGTTCGTGTGTGCAAGTCTCCACATGGTTGTAATAGATAGACTCTACTATTTCGCCTGTACCTTCTAATTCTTTCTCTTTCTCTGCTAGTAGTTTTTTGGCGTTCTCTAGGTTACGCTCACTTGGCTCTTTAGCTAGATACGCGAACTGTACGTAGTCGTTAAATGGTCCGTTCTCAAACACACTACCTTCCTGATGGAGCGTACTTGTGTAATTCTCGTAGTATTTTATAACTTCTTTACATTTTTTAAGTTCCTCTTGAAGTTGCGGCTCTTGTTTAAGTCTGTCGATTTCTAATTGCTTTTGAGAGTTATCCCATTCAAGTGTGTTTATCTCTGATTTTTGCTTCTCTATCGTGGATTCTAACTCTACAACCTTATCTGCTAACGATATATTCTCGTTAAACTCACCTACTGTCATTTTGAAAAATGCTTCTCTTGACTCTAAACTTGCGTGTGGTTCCATTTCCATTCCTCCTATATGATTCCTAAATTTACTCCGTAATGAGATTTTAGTCCTTTGTATAGGTCTTCGATGTCTCTATCTAATTGCATGATATCAGCTGATGCTCCACCATACATAGCAGACTGAGTTGTATTAATCTTCTGGAATACACCATCGATTTGTGTTGTCATCTCTGCAATACCAGCACCAACGATAAGTCTTCCCCATTGTTGCAGGATTTCTTTTAATGCTAGCTTAATAACTAATGTCCATAAGTCAGGAGACAGTTCCCAGTCCTCTGTGACGCCTCTGCGTTTAGGTGGTAATAGTCCAGCAACATATTCCACGTGGAATAGTTGTGGTGCGTACTCTCCGCCTACTAGAGAAGGGATACCAGATATCATAGGGTAACCTGAGTAGATGTTTGATAGGCTTAGATTTTGTCCTTGTGAGGATAGTAGCATCGTAGGCATTAACTCTACATGACCCTCTAATGTATATACTCTCCACCATTTAGGAGGATAAGAGAATACTGTACCTCCACCATATTCCATCTTCATCTTCTCTAACTGGATTACAGGGCGCTTACGCGTTCTTATGAAGTTATAAGAGTCAAAGTCATTACGATAGAAATCGGCATGCTCTTCGACGTATCGAGGGATGATAACGATGTCAAGCATTTTCTCTGCTTGTGCGATACCTTGTTCAATCTTAGCTTCATAGAATGCATCCGGAAGGAATTCTCCTGTAGTTGGATTCTTTACGTCGATACCAAAGTGGTTTAGTTTAACCGCATCAACTGTAAACCCAAAATCAGCTAGCGTCAGTTTATCTACCTCAGCTAGCTCGATTCGTTGTTTATTATTATGTTGATACGGGCTGCCGCTCTCTGGCTCTACTAAGTGAGCTCCCATATCAATACCTCCTTATTTTTCTTCTTTAGGTGCAGCTTTAGCTTTAGGTGGTGTCTTCGGTTTAGCTGGAGCTTTAGGCTTCTCAGGTTCTGGTTCCGTAAACTCGTAATCTGCTACTGCTGATAGAGCACGTTCCTGTTCTAATGTCAAGCCTTGTGCGATACCATCCTTATCGAAGTAGACATCACCGAAAATAGTTGCTGTTTTGTAATCACCATAATAAATACTTTTTAACATTTACATTTCCTCCTAGTTTAGATATAATAAAAGGAGCAGAATTTTATCTGCTCCTATTTAGTTGTTATTCAATTGTCATCGAACTATTCAATTAGTTTCTTAGATAACTAGTTCCGGTTTCGTTTGGTGTAATATAACACACTCGTAGGTTTACTAGTTATTTAGAAATTGGCACTATGCCTTATCATTATCCCTTAAAGGGTCTTACCATCCGATTAAGGACGGTAAGTTACATCAGCAGCTAAAGCTGGGATGTATTGAACGTTACGGATACGAACCCATTTCTTCGGAGCGTAAAGAGCTAAAGCACCGTACCAAAGGACTGTGAATGTAGTTGTAGCGTTCATTTGCGCTAATGGTAATTTCATCATTGGAAGTAACTCTAGTAAGCTAAGAACTTGTGGAGTCATTTCACCAACGAACACATCAGTTGTTTCTGGGATTGTTTCGTTGCGGTCGATTACTACTAACTCATCTTGGTCGTTACGTTTTGAAACTGGGAAACGAGCGATTAAGAAGTAGTGACCTGTTTCGTTACCACGACGGTATACAGAGATGAACTGTGGAGATGCTTGGTATAAGTTAGCTAGTTTAACAGTTAACTTAACTTCGCTCTCAGCTTCTGCAACTGTAGCAATAACTTCTTGAGATGGTAATGATTCTGCATCGTCAGAGTGAACTACAACTTTGTAAGATTGCTCTTTGATATCTTCCGGACGGAATTTACCTTTACCTTTTGCAACTGTAGCTACAACTGATGCTGGAGCTTGAGGAGCGTTAGGCTCAATCATACGACCTTCTACTAAGATATTATCGTTCTCCATGATTGTTGAACCGTGAAGTGTGATAGCACCGCGTGTAGATAAGAATTGATTGATAGAGAATCCAGTAGAGAATCCACCAGCTTGTGACGGTTGAATTACACGTTGACGGTCTAATAGATTGTTAGTGAAATCCGCTTGCACCCCAATCGGCATAAACGCATCTGTAGCGCGACCGTAGCCTTTACCAACAATAACTGCTGCTTTGTTTAAAACTTCTTCAGTTAAACGTTTACCAGCTAAGTCAATTACGTTTGTCTCTTTGTCAATTAATTTACCTAATCCATCAAACTCTAAACCTGCTTGACTATCATCTTCAGCTGATAATGATGCATCTCCGTAAAAAATACCCCACTCGATAGATTTTGCAATAACAGAGATTGCATCTTCTGTCAAGATTGACATTGGGTCAGCGATGTTGTTCACAAGACCTGCTGCGATAGATTGTTGTTTAGTGTCAGATAAGAACTTCATCTGTACTGTCTTTTGACGGATGTTAGGGTCGTTGATACTAGCTACCCCTACCTCACGTACGAAACGAGAATGACCTGTTCGACCGTGTTGATTAAATACCGCATACTTCGCAACAGTTGAATTTACTTGTTGCTTATTAATCATTGGATAAATCGTGAAGTCTGCATTGTCGAAAGCAAGCATTTTCACTTGGTCTTCTAGTAACTCACGGCGTAATGCAGCTGCGTTTTGTTGCGTGTCTGGCGTGATACCTGTACCAGTTGTAAACGACTTGCTTACAATCTCAGCTAACTGGGCTTCAGCTTGCTCAGGCAACTTAACCTCTTTTTCTTTTTCTACTTTTACTTCAGTCATTATTTTATCTTCCTTTCAAAGTGGTTTATATTTTATTCACAATATTCAAAATATTCTGTTTCCTCACTATAAAACTAGTATATCATAACAAGAGGAGGTAGCTTAGGAGGAGTCCACTACAACCTCTTCTGTACTTAATATAACACTTCTTACTACCTGTTTCTAATTAGTAGCGACCTTCTACAATTGCTTTAACAGCAGCTGTGTCTCGTTCGCTCGCGTATCCGCCTTTAACACGGTTAACTACGCCGAATAAGAAGCTCTTTTCTGTTTGGTTTGCTTTACCAGACGCTACATAATCTACTACAGCACCTACATGGTCAGCAGCTTTAAATACTACTTCTTCCACTTCCTCTTCTACCTCAGTAGCTTCTGGAGCGTTAGCAGATTTCTCAACATACTCTACGCCTTTACCGTCTAAGTCTTCGTCGTCATTAGCTGATTTAGCAACAGCTTCTGGAACAACTACAACTTCCTCTTCTACTTTGGTTTCGGGAACGTCTAGCTCTACTTTGCCTTCATCCTCTTTAACTTCTTCAACAACTTCAGCTTCTTGAACCTCTTTAGCTTTTAATTCTTCGAAGTGCTTAGCGATATTCTCAATCATTGGTAGAACAGACTTCTCAATACGTTCTAATCGCTCTGCTACGTTCTCTTGATTCTTAGCAACAGCTGTAGTAGATTTAACAACTGATTCTAGGAATGTAATAAACTCTGCACCCGTTGGTAAGGCTTCAGCAGACTTAGCTACCTTCTCATCTTTTTTCTCTTTCTTTTCTTTGTCTTTGTCCTCGTCTTCTTCGTCAGATTTCTCTACATCTTCTTTTTCATCTTCCTCGTCAGACTTTTCGACTTCCTCCTTATCTTTTTCTTTCTCGTCTTTCTTATCTTCTTTCTTAGCAGATTTTTCTACAACTTCCTCTTCTGCTTTTTCTTCTTCCTTAACCTCTTCCTCTTTTTCCTCTTCTTTTACTTCTTCGACCTTTTCTTCTTCTTTCACTTCTACTTCCTCCTCAACTTTAACTGGGTCTGGAACAATTACCTCTGTTTGGGCTAATTCCATAGACTTTGTTACCTCTTCAAGTTCCTTGTTTAATCCTTCAATCGATACTGTCATTTTATAGTCTCCTTTAACATTTTATTTTTGACTGTTTCTAAGGCTTCATCTCTCGACATGCCTTTTGATAGCTGTAAAAATAGAACTGCACTTTCTGGTTTATTTCTTCCCATGTCATCTAAGTGTCTACCAATCTTGCTCCAAACGTCTTTAAATTCTTTATCCGTTTTACCTTTCAACGTCCAAGTTAAATTGTAAAGACTTCTAGCAAATTGTTCTGGACTTAGTGCACCTGCATTGATAGAATCTTCTGGTGTGATTGCGTAACCTGCTGTAAATGATTTAGCGAAATGTTCCCAAACTGCATTAGGGTTAGCAGGGTTTGTTGTTACTGCAACATTCGTTACACGTAACTTACGCATAATGCGAGGGTCGTCTGGGTCACGCGCTAGACAGAATCCCTCAACTGAGAATCCTAGTGTTCTAGGTACCCCAGAAGTTTTAATGTTGTTTGCCAAGTCCCACATACTTTTAGCGTACGGGTTCTCTTTATATAATTTACATTCTACATACAATCCGATTTCTTCATCGATGTATGTTCCGTCTGTCGGGACGCCTACTTTGTAAAAGTCTCCCTGCTTATGCTCATAGTTGATATAACCATGGTTCATAAAATAAGAGATGTCGATTCCTTTAGGGTCCACGATATCGTCTTGTCTATCTAAGTGTTGAGTTGTCGCGTATCCACGTAGATACCAAGAGCGCTCATCAGGAGAGTCGTCGTTCTTTTTAATAGATTCTTCAATATCAATCGGAACGAACATGGTAAATGCTCCTGTGTGTTTATCAACTAGTGTTTGCATCTCTCGTCTCCTTTCTAGAGGTACTTCCCTTAATATAGCAAAAGTACCTCTTTGTTTGGAGTTTTATCTAAAAATTCCGACAACTTTGTCTTTAATATCCCATACACCATAGTAGATTCCCATGGATAGGTATACTAGAAACTCGAATGCTTTATCGCGCATTATTTCTTACCTCGCTTTGCATCTTCATTTACTGTTGCCTTATTCTCACTCTTGCCGCCTTGCTTCATTGCAGTTCCGGATTTAACACCTTTAACTTGTCCGTCCTGCTTAGGTTTTCCTACATTGCCGTTAACGGCGTCAGACTTACCATTCATACCTTGCTGCTTCATCTCGGACATCTCTTTGTCATCTGATTGGGCTTCAGCTGCTTGCTGTTGAGCAATCATTTTCTCTTGCATGATTTGTCCTTTAGATTGAACATGGTATGGACTGTTGATTACATCTCCACCTTCGATTGCGCCGTATCCTAAGATAGCTCTTGCCTCGTTGAACGTTAATCCAACTTGAGTTCGAAGTTCTAGTAACTCTAGCGCTTCTTTCTCTGTAGCGGCGTCTCCACCTACGAATTGGAATAGGTACTCATCACCGAATTGTCGGATGATGTATTTGTTGATTGTATCTTCGATGAACTTAAGTAATGGTTCTAAACCTTTGTCACGAGAGATACGATTCTTCTCTTTAGCAGATGTCTCGTTTAATGAGCTACCTGATGACCCTGTAGCGCCGCCTCGGTTAGGGAAGTTAATCTCAGATGGGTCGATTGCAAAAATACTACACATAACGTTGATAAGGTAGTTTAACCATCTTTCGAATTCCATATCTTTAGACGACTGAGTCATATTGATGAAGTTTACATCTTCAGCAGATACAACTGGAATCTTCCAAGCACCATTTACACCAGAGAACATTGATTGCCATTCACGTCGGAATGACTGTAATGCAGAACGTGATTGTTCTTGTCCTGTCTTAATGTGTAATAAGCCTCTTGTCGTCCCGCCCTGCGCGAAGTAACGAGCGTTGAATAGTTCGGTATTCTCATGATACTGAAGATGCTGTAAGCATATCTCTAGCTCGCTATAACCGTATCGACCAACTGTGATGTCGGTCCTCGGGTTGTGCACCTCCCAAGCCATCTCGTTAGCTTTGAATGATGCGACCTTTTGACTATCGATAATCTGTACGTACTTGTAAGCATCTTTACCTTTTGGTAACTTACCGTTTGAATCGACAGCGGTGTAAATGGTAGAGGCATCACGTGCAGCAAATCGAGCTAATTGCTTTTCTTTGTTGTAGATTAATTCGAAGTTAACCTTATCGTAAATTAATCTGTCACGTGTTATCTTCTTAATGAACGTTCTAAACGTGTCTCTCGTCAAGTCTCCGTTGTTTACACCCGTGTACTCTAGGAAAGTCTCAATCTCTTTAATCTTCGCTTCCTCCGCCTTGCTAGGGGTCTTTAACGGGTCCTTAAGTCGAACCTCGTATCCGACACCTTTAGTTGAGTACCGCGATGGAGTACAGAACATCGATACTTGATTGACACGCGTGTTTATGATAGCGTTGACGATAATGTTCTTTCTGGACCATGTCTTAAGAGTATCTAGTAATCGATAATCCCCATCTCTTGATGGTGCTTCTTTATAATCTGGGTTGACTGTCATGGATGTCAGATAAGGTTCTTCATAACCTTTCGTTCTACCAATATCCTTTTTGTCTCCCGATTTAGATACCACTTCTTGTTCTAGTCCGTTAATCATGACTGAGAATTCACCCATGTCCTCAGGATTCAAAATATCCATCTTTGACAATGTGGTTGGTTTCTTCTTTCTAAACCACTTAAACGGATTCATCTATCTTCCACCTTTTCTATTATTCGCTACTAAAAATCTTCCTAGCGTTCTTTACATCATAGTAATCAAATAAAACAACTTCCCCTAAACTATCTTCTAGTTTCACTTTAGAATCATCCTCGTCTGACAATCCTAAGAGTTTATATCGGTTATTTTCTAGGAATATATAAACGGTAACCTGTTTACCGCCTAATAGTTTATAATACGTAACTACTTCAATCCAAGAATAACCGCGAGATAATAAAGTTTTAGCTGTTTTCCATTTTGCATCAGTTATATGAATTGACAAATGGTTACACCTCTATCTTGTATAATATAATGGTTACTCGTATGTATTAATTATAGCATTCTCTAATATTATGTAAGGTTTGTGGGCATAAGAAATCCCCACACCATTTAGGCGCAGGGAGAAGTACTACAGTAGAATTGTGCTTGCTCCATTATCTTGTACTTTCGTACTAGGTAATGAACGATTGAAGTCTATTTTTGTGTAGGAGTTGTTCGCTGTAATATCTACAAACTTAGATGTAGGTATTAAAGATATATCCCAGAGCATACCATCGAATCGGTTATGTTGTCCACTTACCTTTAAGACTTTTGTAGTTGCAGTAGATGGTTGTAGTTGCAAACCTGAGAAGATGTTACCGCTACATTCGTTCGGTATTGTTTCGCTACTGTCAATCGTAATCATTTCTACACAGTCTTCTATAGAGATGTTATTGAATCGGTTAGCGTTCACCCATGCCATTCCAGTAGATGGAGCCTTAGCTTCTAGTTCTATACCTTTTCTTAAACCTACTAGTTTGATATTCGATGTATCTACAAATGAAATCTCATGGTCAGTTCCTCCAGAGTAGAATCGGATACCTACACCTTTATGAGAACCTGTCCAGTTGAGAACTACTCCATCTTTTATCGCTGTCTTATTCCATGTATTGTAATATTTATTTTTACCATCTAGATAAAAGACAGGTGAATCGAAAGTTGGAGCATCGATAGCTATGAATGGATTTGTAACAGAAGCATTACGCCCTATTAATAGGACTGGGAAATTACCACCAATAACTAATCTTGAGCGATAGCCGAACAGTAATTCTACATCATTTAACAAAGTAAGAGATGACTCTAGGTAATAATCTTTCTCTTCTAGCATTACGGTCTTTGATGAAGAAGTTGGTAAAGCTGCTGCATTGATAGCATTCTGTATCTTGACAGCCTCGGTAATCCCACTAAAATCCTTCACATATATCATATATTGCCCCCTTAAATAGTTTTATTCCCATCACTTATTAATATAGCAGAAAGAGGGCATGAAAAAGCTCCACCTCATGATTAAGGCGGAGCAATTTAACGAGGATAACGAGATTCGAACTCGTGCTTCACGGTAGACAGCCGTGCGTGTTTACCTCTACACTATATCCCCAAGATTGGAATCGCATAGGGGGCTCGAACCCCTAAATCCTCGGTAGAAAGCCGAGTGTGTTAGCCAATTTCACCAATGCGACATATAAGCGTGCTAGGTAGGAATCGAACCTACGACACAGTGGTTAACAGCCACCAGCTCTACCGACTGAGCTACAAGCACATAATATAAAAGACACTCTCCCCGCACGATACGTATGAGGAGAGATAAGAAAATTTAAAAAGAGGGGTTGAACAAACATGTTACCGCATACTTGTTCGAAAGGGTGTATAACAAACAAAAGAAAAAGTGATATCCGTTCAGTCGGAGGAGAGAACATTGATATCTAGGGTTGTAAGGGGGAGCAACCCTTACACTATCCATATACCATTATCTGAACAAAAAGTCAATACACATTTGAAAATATTTTATATTTATTTGACAAAGGTAATTTACTTATATAAAATTAAAACATACAGCTGAACCGAATGTTTATGTTTTACGAATTTTTCTATATATTATATTGTTAAATATATATTATTACTAATTAATTAGTTATTATATATTATATATTATTAAACTATATATAAATAGAAGACTAGTTAAAACATAAACCCCCAACTCCGTCGGTGGTTTTAAATAAGAAGATGAATATACTAATAATATAATATATTTATTAACAAAAGAGAATGAACAGCATCAGATTAGGTTTACAATCTGTCAGTTAGTGTATTATAAATTACATCAAATTTTACATAATAGTTACGTGTTTTAAACACTTGATATGACTGGGTTTGTAAGGGTTTTTTGTAAAAAAGCAAATGTTTTAATTACACTAAAAAATACACTAAGCATTACGCCTAGTGTATCAGTTTGTTAACGATATACAACTTTGAATGATTGGATATTTTGTGCGACGATATAAACTGCATCTGCTTTAACTTTAGGTGCAGGAAAAGCTTCTAATACAACCGAACCGGAACCACGGATTGCGTTACCAATAACAGCCTCAGGTTTATCGGTGATACCCGCTGTATGGAAATGGTCGAAGTGTAAAAACCATTTAGCTCCATTCAGCATCGTTACCTCTACATCAAATTCTCTCATTATAAAAGACCTCCTATTTATTTGCTAAACTAAAGATGTAACTTAGTAGACCACCAAGAACAACCATTAATGCATTCTCAACTAAAGCTCGTTGTTTATCACTCCCTTTCTCTCCACGCATCTCTACAGCACTAAGTTTCTGATTCAATACTTCAATCTTGTAAGCTAGCTGTGATTGTTTTTCCCCGTTAAGCGCAACACTCTTATCTAACTCATGAACAATATCTTCCAATTCCTTAACTACCTCATTCATTTCGTCAGACGTGTTAGCGTGGTCTCTTAAAATCCGCTCAATCTCTTTAATCTTACTCTCTAAATCTACAGCTTTCATATAAACCCTCCATTCAAGACTCAGTTTCCGTTCGTTATACCTCCATTATACCACGTACCATACAATTCACAGCGAGCTAGACGTGCTTAACACCTCCTTTATCACGAGAAGTCGTCAGTGAACTAACTATTACCGTCGACATAACTCCGTTTTTAAAAGCAACTGAGTCGTACTTCTGCGCATTGAAGAGGATGATATCTGCTATAATAGAGGTATACACGATAACAATGAACGATAACGCTTTTACCGTCGGCATCAATAGCCTAAAAACAACTCCACGATGCAGTATAGAAGCTGTTATAAAGGACATGTATGATGCAACAACGTAGAAGATTATCGTAAAGACGATAGCTAACACTGTGTATAGCATACAGATACCTTCTTCCCACATTCGATGTGTTTAATATAGCGGTTACTTCTCAAGAAAATACACTAACTTCTATATTAGAAACAGTAAAAATATTTCTCAATGGAGGTTATTGTCAAATGTGGGGTAAACATACACGAGAGAAGTTTATTATTATGCTAGTTTCACAAGTTATTGGGTACGAAGCAGTGTACCTGTTTGCGCAACATCACTCAAACGTACATGTAACTACAGCCTTATCTGTAGGTTCGGGTGTTGTTACGGCTTGTCTCAGTCTATTTTTATACGATTTAGCTATTAAGATGGAAAACAGAAGAATACGAGACAGATTAGAGAGTATCACACATCAACATAAAATTTAGGGAGGCTTTAAAAATGAGAGATGTATTAGAAGAAATGTATGAATCGGTACAGGATTACGTGGAAACAAACTTAATGGTTACACTCGACGACCATAAGGAAGAAATCACACCTTCGTACACAATTGGAAGCAATAAAGTATTGGATGCAGAAGGCTACTGCAAAATGAAAAATGATTATAAACATGTCTTGACACTTGTTATGACAAAGATGGCTGTAGACTACTATAACAAACCACATTTCCAAGACAAAGAACCTGCAACAGTTAGAAATATTTTTCATAAATACGATACAGAGTTAGAGAGTGCTATTGTTCGTGAAGGACTAAGCTATACAACTGAGCTATTAGACCACTTATTAGCTGAGATGGTGTTGGAACTTCCATTCACTTATGCGAATGCCTTATTCAAACACGAGAAGCCTCACGAAGAGTATTTAGAGAATGTACTACCTGCGTATGAGCCGTTCATACTGTTCTTAAATGCAGAGTAAGCAGCAAGTATTAAAGAAAAGGAAGTACCTGTTTAGCATCGCTAAGACACGGAACAGCTTTAATAAAGGTGACAAGCGAGTACACACTCCTCGTATATGTTCTGCTTGCGGGAGAGCCTTAGCTGAGTTCTCCCCAGAAAAGCAGAAGTACGTAACGGCAGTCACACACTTCCATTGCAAAATAGAGGCGTATATATCGTTAAATGTTTGCAAAGATGTCCAGAGCTGCTACAGGTACCTTAAAAAGAAAGGAGAGCTAGAAGATGGCGATGGTTGATAACATTAAAAGAAATATGAAGACCAAGAGTAACTTATTTGATGCACAAGAGGAACTTCGTCAGAGCCTTAACTTAGGCTTCTCGGAGTTGATGTTACAGTTTGCTAACCGTGTGCAGAACGGTGATATCAAAATCGATAACGTAGCAGATGCTGTACGAGCATTCGGCGTATTCAAAGAGCTAAATGGTATCGAGGATGTAATGGCTGGTCAGAACAAGTCAGGTGCTTTACCAGAGCTTAATATGCGTCAAGAGAAAGTTGTTGATGACTTCGTTCGAGAAGGCACATTAATCAAAACCGATGAGGATGGAGAAGAAAGAATCGATATTGGTAGTTTGCAAGATGATGATGTAGCTAAGATGATTCGCGACATGGACATCGCACAAAATACAGAGAACGAGGAGACATTCTAATGAAGAGACCTTGGAATATCGAAATTAACCCAGAACCTGTTTATGGACCTGTGAGGGTTGTTAAAAAGTCTCGTGCTATGGGACTTAGCGAAATGAAATTAGAAGACTACAATGTTCTAGCTAAAGAACGAAGTGCAATATTTAATAATGTCGTTCTGGGAATACCGTATGATAGGAAGGAAGATTCGCAATGTCGAACATCACAGGAGAATTAATACAACGAATCGCAAAACAAACTTTTGGAAGAACAGACTTGACGAAAGAAGAATTAACGTATATACTGACAATGGTAAACTGTTCTTCTTATTTATTGAAGAATCATAGTGTTAAGTCACATCCAATTACATTCCACGTATCAGGTAAAGATGCTGCAAGGAAGCAAGCTCACCGTCCTTGGCAGGTAGACATCATTAATGATACTCACCCCGATAAAGCCGTAATCAAATCTCGTCAGCTAGGTCTGTCAGAGGTTGGTGTAGGTGAAATGATGCACTTCGCGGACATCCACAGTTACGCAGGTGTTAAATGTCTATATACGTTCCCGACGAATAGACAGATGAAAGACTTTGTATCTACGCGTATAAATCCGTTACTAGCTTCCGGATACTATGGTTCTATTACAGACCCTTACGTAGATTCACTAGACAAAAAGAAAATTAGAAATAGTTTCTTAATCTTCCGTTCTAGTTCTAAAGCAGCAGCAGTAGAGGGTATTGATATTGACTACCTTTCTATGGATGAGTACGACCGTGTACCAGCTTCAGCTGAGCAGTCTGCTATCGAGTCGATGGCATCATCTCAGTTTAAGATTATGCGTAGATGGTCAACGCCAACTGTACCGAACTACGGTATTCATAAATTATTTGAAGAGTCAGACCAACGTATTTATATGCACAAATGTGATGCATGTAATTACACACAAGAAATAGATTACGATTTAAACGTAGAGTGTTTAGACCCGTCAGGTGTCGATACACTTGCAAAGACAGTTCGAGATGGTACGTATCGTTTTATCTGTCAAAAGTGTAAGGCGCCTTTAGATAGATGGTATAACGGTTTATGGGTACCACGTTATGCGGACCGCTCATTAAACAACCAAGGTAAACGAGGATATTTAATATCTCAGTTAAATGCGGTATGGTTATCAGCTGATGATATTAAACGTAAAGAAATCAACTCGGAGTCAAAACAGCATTTCTATAACTACGTTTTAGGGTTCCCTTACCAAGACGTAGCGCTAGCTGTTCAACCAGACGATGTATTTGGGCATAAGAGAGAATACCTTCCTAAACCATTGCATAACCGAGGAGACTATAGATTCATAGCTGTAGGTATTGACTGGGGTAACCGTCACTGGGTTACTATACGAGGATTCCGCGATGACGGACGTATCGATTTAATCCGTATGTTCTCTATCGAACGTGCTCGTGGGGTAGCTAATATCGAGGCGGACTTATGGCAAGTTATCAATGAGATTTCCCCATATCAACCAGATATTATCTGTGCGGATATTGGTGACTCTGGTAACTACGTGGACAAGCTAATCCAGCACTTCGGTGAAGGTGTTGCTTACGGTGTTAAAGTTAACCCTAACCCGCGTTCAACAGGTCAAATCGTTCCAGTATGGTCTGAGAATAGAAACATGGTTACAGTTGATAAGTTAACACAGAATAAGAAACACATTGCTGATATGAAGATGGGTCGACTAGGATTCTATCAACAAGAAGACCAGCTGTTAAAACTGTATCTGGAGCATTGGCAAAACGTAGTTATCCGAGATGAGCAAGATGAGAAAACGAAAGAAATGTATCAGGTAATTATGGACAAGGGTCCTGACCATTTCGCGCAATCTTCTGTATATTCGATGGTTGGTATGGAACACATATTGGAGCCATATATTAAGAAAACTTTCGAGAATGCATTCGATTACACAGCGTTAGATGTTATGGGAACTTCTGCCAAACCGGATATCTTCGAAAAGGGCTGGTAAGTTCTGCTATATTATAAGTAATGGAACCATGACTATATGTTATGGTTCTTTATTTTATAGAAGGAGGACTACAATATGTCTAAATTAGTTAGAGATGAAATGTACTACAATATGTATATACCAGAAGGTGATTCTGGAAAAGGTAATGATGTTGATTTAACAGAGTACTACAAGAAACCAGAAGTTGATGGATTGCTAGAGAAGAAGGCAGATGTTTCGGCTCTTGATAAAAAGGCTAACACATCAGACATGACAACTGAGTTAGGTAAGAAAGCGGATAAAACTACAACGTATACCAAAACTGAAACAGATACCACATTTGCTAAAAAGACTGACATGACAACTGAGTTAGGTAAGAAAGCGGATAAGACTGTAACGTACACAAAAACAGAAGTGGATAACCTTTTAAAAGCGTTGTCTGATAGAGTGGCTGCTTTAGAGAAACCTGCTGGTTAATCTATTAGAAATAAAGTGAACCTGCCGCTATATTAGAAGAAGCCAAAAATAGAAAGGATGATTCATTGATGAATATCAATACACAGTACTTGGTAACTGACCCTGACCGTTTAGAAGTCATTGGACCTTACCCGTTAAATCCTACAGAGATTACGTTCCATAACACGTATAACGATGCATCCGCTTCAGCTGAAGTACGTAACGTTCGTAATAACTCTACAGGCACATCGTTCCATACGGCAGTTGATGACTTTGAAGTGCAACAAGTAGTACCATTTAATCGAAATGCTTGGCATGCAGGAGATGGTAATGGTGCAGGTAACCGTAACTCTATCGGTGTCGAAATCTGTTACTCTCTGAGTGGAGGAGAACGTTATCGTAAAGCTGAGTTAAATGCTATCGAGCATATCTCAGATTTAATGGTACGTTTCAATATCCCAATCTCTAAAGTTAAGACTCACCAAGAGCGTAACGGTAAATATTGCCCACACCGTATGTTAGATGAAGGTCGTGTAGGTTGGTTTAAAGCAGAATGTGAACGTCGTGCTAATGAGAAACGCAACGGTGGCGGCGGTACACCAACTCCAGAACCAAAACCTAAAGACCCAGCGCCAGCTCCAAAGCCACCATCTGGTGACTACGATTCTAGCTGGTTCACTAAAGAAACAGGAACTTTCGTAACAAATACTTCAATCAAGTTACGTACAGCACCATTCACAAGTGCAGGAGTAATCGCTACACTTCCGGCTGGTTCTACAGTTAACTACAATGGTTTTGGTATCGAATACGATGGTTATGTCTGGATTCGTCAACCACGTAGTAATGGATACGGCTACTTAGCTACTGGTGAATCTAAAGGCGGTAAACGCGTGAACTACTGGGGTACATTTAAGTAATAGATTAAAAGAATCCTTCGGGGTTCTTTTTTTTTTGTAAAAATATGTTGCATTTAATAGATTATCATGTTACTATAAGTTTGTAGCAAGGAACACAAACAAAAGGAGGAGAAACAAATGATTAAAGTAAACGATGAGTTAGTAGTAGTTACAGAGTTTCCTAATAAAGAAATTCTATTAAACGGTGGAGCAATTCAAGCAGCAGCGAGTCGTACTGACATCCCAGTTATCGAGTTTAAATACGAGGACAACAGCGACTTAATTAAATTAATGTTCGTTAAGCGCCATCTAGATAATCACGGTATCAGTGATAAAATGATTTTGAAAGTGCGATACATGCCTTACTCGCGAATGGATAGAGAAGAAGGTAACTCAGTATTCACACTTAAATATGTAGGTGAGTTTATCAATAGCTTAAACTTCCATAAAGTTATCATCATGGAGCCACACTCAAATGTGACGCCAGCTGTAGTGAATAAAACGTTATCAGTATTCCCTACTAAAGTTGACTACATGGAAAAGGTACTACGTATTATTAACTTTAATAAAAAAGAAGATTACTTGTTATTCCCAGATGCTGGTGCAGCAGGTAGATATAAAGATTTAAAAGGGTTCAAGACTTTAATAGGTCATAAAGAACGAGACTTCCAAACAGGAAACATCACAGGATTCTCAATTTTAGGTGATATGGAAAAAGGTAAAAAGGTACTAATTGTTGACGACCTAATTTCTAAAGGCGGAACATTCGTAGGATACTTCAACGGTAAGTACTCCGGAGCAGCTGTTACAGCTAAAGACATGGGTGCGGAGTTGGTTTACCTTCTTACTGCGCACTGTGAGAAAACAATATTTGATGGTGAGATTTTAAAGACACACTTTATCAATGAAGTGTTTACGTCAGATTCAATGTTAGACGAAACAGATGTACATCCTAAATTGACAATTTTAAAATAGTGGTTGACTAGATTAGAAAGTTATGGTAATCTAAGAGAGTAGAAAATAAAAAAAAAACGAAAAGAGGAATTCACTATGACAGCAACTAAAAACCCTATGTTAAGAACTGATTTTTACAAAACAGGACATGCTCCACAATATCCAGAAGGAACAGAGTACATTTACTCTACATGGACGCCTCGTTCTAACAAGTACATGCCTTATACAGATGGAGTTGTATCTTGGGGAATCCAAGGAATGATTAAAGAAGACTTAATCGACGCATTCGAAAACCATTTCTTCAATTTACCAGAACTTGTAGCGGTTCATCAGTATACTAGAATACTAAAGTATTCATTAGGTGCAGATAAGGCAGACGGAAGTCGTATTGCAGAGTTACATCGATTAGGATATCTTCCAGTTCGTATTAAGGCGGTCAAAGAAGGTACTGTAGTTCCGTTACGTACACCTATGATGACAATCGAGAATACTCATAAAGATTTCTTCTGGGTTACTAACTTCCTAGAAACTATTATTTCTAACCAGTTATGGCAAGCTATGACATCCGCAACGATTGCATATAACTACCGTAAAATTATGAACGGATTTGCAGAATTAACTATGGATAATCCGAAATTAGTTGAATGGTTACTTCATGACTTCTCTATGCGAGGAATGGGTTCGTTACAAACTACAGAGAAATCCGGTTCTGGTCATCTACTATCATTCGTAGGAACTGACAGCATTCCAGCTATCGTATATCTAGAAGAATACTATAACGCTAACGTAGAAACTGAGTTAGTTGCAGGTTCTGTTAGTGCGACTGAACATAGTGTGATGTGCGCATCAGCGGATGTAAACTTAGATGAAGAAGCGACATTCCGTCGACTATTAACTGAAGTCTATCCTACAGGTATTGTAAGTATCGTATCAGATTCATTTGACTTCTGGGATAACGTATCTCGCGTATTACCAAACTTAAAAGATATTATCACATCTCGTGATGGTAAACTAGTAATTCGACCAGACTCTGGTGTGCCGGAAGATATCTTATGTGGCGACCCTAACGCAGATAACAAGTGGGCTCGTATGGGACTAGTAGCATCATTAGCTGAAATCTTCGGATACACAGTTAATAGCAAAGGCTATAAAGTACTACCACCTTATATCGGAGCAATCTACGGGGATTCAATCACGTACGAACGCATGCAAGAAATTTACCAACGACTAGTTGATGCAGGATTCTCAATCGAAAATGTTGTATTAGGAGTGGGTTCTTACACTTATGCGTACAACACTCGTGACTCATTAGGATTCGCGATGAAGGCGACATGGGCGCAAGTTAAAGGTGAAGAGAAATTAATCCAGAAGAATCCTAAAACGGATGATGGTACTAAGAAATCAAACAAAGGTCGTGTAGCGGTAGTTGAACGTGATGGTAAGATTGAAACAATCGATAACATTAGCATTGACGATGCACCGATTGAAGGAGATTTACTAGAAACTGTATTTGAAGATGGTAAGCTAGTTCGTGAGCAATCACTAGCTGAAGTTCGTGAAATTCTAGCAAGCTATACAAAATAATATGAGCCCTACGGGGCTCTTTACTTTAGGGGGAGCAATAATGGATTACTTTATGATAGAAGAAAATGCAGTTAATAGGTTAGTTAGAGAGTGGAACACTTATGGGCAAATAGTAGTAGCTTACGATTTTGATAATACCGTGTATGACTACCACCAAGAAGGTCACGATTACAGTGAAGTTATTGAGCTTATTCACCAGCTTCACGAGGCGGGCGCGTACCTTATGGTGTACACAGCTAGACCAGAAACAGAGTTAGATAAGGTTAAAAACTATCTATTCAACCATAGAATCCCGTTTCATTCAGTTAATAAGATGCCGGACTTCCTTCCGTTCACAGAAAACAAGAAACTCTACTATAATATTTTACTAGATGACCGAGCAGGGTTAGAGAGTGCTGTGAATATTTTAAGAAAAGTGTTGACGGAGCGAAAATTATCTGGTAACATGTAGTTAACGAGGAGGAGATATACATGTTATTCAAATTTATAGTAGAGAGTTCAAATGGAAAGAGTTACGAGTTTACTAAGGCAGCAGATACAATGCAAGCAGCTGAAGGTAATATCGAACAAGAAGCACACACTCGTGGTATTATTGGAGAGTTAACAGTAGTAGAAAGATATAATTATGAGCTTGGCGGTAAATGGACAAGCCTAGAAGGAGAACCTTTCGAAGACTACGACATTGTTGAGCAAGCATTAACAGAAACTGTGGAACAAGAATATGCTGAGTATATTGAGCCAGAACCAGAGCTATTAGTTGAGGAGGCAGACGGTCAATTCTCATTATTCTAAACTATGTTATAATAGAATAGAGGTGATTAAATGAAATTTGTATTAGGTATTTTGGAAGTATTACTAGTAATCTTGCAGATTATTGTATGTGTTCCGTTACTACTAGTTATGGCTTTAATATCAGTAGCACTCGTTCTAGGAGCTATCGCATTCGGTCTAGTTTTGGTGGTTATTGCAGCTCCTTTCGTTTTGGTTGGAATGGGATATGACTATATTAAAGAGAGACTAAAGGGAAGACATTGATGTGTCAGGGTCTTTCGATGTCAACTATCTTATAGTGAAGGTTATAATAATTGCTTTACTAGGGTACACACTCGTGCTGTTCTTCGGAGTTAAGAAATCCGTAAAGGAGCACAAAGAAGAAGTAAGATATAGCGACTCGATAAAGAAGGCTATAGGAAAGCTTAGTGAAATTAAAAACGAAATTAAAGGAGACGATAACATGACGAAATTAGATACAAAGGTAGAAGGTATTAAAAATACGATGAGTTTAACAGATATCGTATCACGAAAAGCATCTGTAACTCAGTATGGTGAAGTAATTGACTTAGTAGCTCAGCTTATTAAAAATAGATTTGAAAACTACCAGTTTACTTTATACCCATCAACAGATGAGGAAAAGGTACCACACTTCATTCAAATTATCAGTAATTGGCATGATGACCCAGAACTTCACAAGAAGATTTTCGCTAAAGGTATGGACTATGGTGTTGATATGAAGATGCTGCAAGAAATGTTCCGACAACACATTGCTGATGGTCATGTAATCGATTTAGGTGGCGATGTAGTAGTTGTAACTGATGATGGTACTAACTCTAATCCTACTAATCTAAGCCCTATCCAGACCGGACTAGAAGGCTCTGAAGTAGCTGTTATTATTTCATTCGTTAAGAAAGAACACTACAAAGAGTGGGTTAAGAACACATTCGAAGAAGAAGAAAAAGTTAAAGAAAAACTACAATTGGTGGTGAACAACTAATGGAATTAGGTAAAGAGGTAAACGAAGAGGTTGCTTCCTCGATAGACGATGTTAAAGTAAGTAAGTTCCCATCACGACGAACATTCTTAGAAAATTTCATTCTATCAGTCGAGAAGTTTCAACGACGAGAGATTCTGGGAGGTACTGTGCTTGAGGGTTCAGTATTCCTTCCGGCTGAGATGGTCCAAGCTAAGGATACTGAAGTTGTCAAGATGATGCGTGCAGCTAAGACAATTAAGAATACCCCAGAGTTTAATACTAGTGTAGTTTTAGAGAGTAAGACTATTCCAGTAACAGCTGCGGTTAAAGTAACGGGTATCGAGATTGTGTTCGGATTCAATAAAGATAGTGATTTTAACGGTATACTAGACGTTGCAAATCAACTAAAGTAGAGATAGTTAATTCTATCTCTTTTTTTTATAAAAGTATTGACTTATATACTCCTATAGTGTATAGTAAGACTATACAAAAGAAAGGAGAGAACAAATGGCTAGAGAGAAAAATACACACGTAAAGGAGACCAGCCTGAGATGTAGTGAATGTAACCACGTTACAAGACTATGGAGAAGTGGAGGTCGGATGAAAAAGAGAGACCATACAAAAGACCTGCACTGTGTTAAGTGTAATAAGACAACGGCACATAAAGAGTTGAAGTTAGAAGAGGAAATACCTGCTTGGATTAGAGAGTTCCAAGAGAAACATGATATTGAGAGAGGGGATAGATAGAATGTTGAAGGTTACGAATGAACTATTAGATGTACAAGTTAAAGAAGCATACAAGTTACACGGGGTTACGGATGTGCAGAATGACCAAACGTTCCGAGAATTCATCCGCGAGAGTGAGAAAGCGTTCGGGATGGCTCCGCGTGACTTAGAATCACTAACGGACGAAGAATTAAATAACTACAGTGACTTCTTGGATGAATTATGGAACAAGTAAGTTTTATAATAACAGGCTTACTACTGCTCTATACATTTATTAGATGGGATTCACACAGAGACCCGTTTTTAAGCGGAGGAGCAGTAATAAGTTTGTATGAACGATGGAGCTTACAGTGCTGGGTTTTGGGACACTGGTGGTTTCTGATAAAGAAAGAATACGGAACATTCTCAACATATGAGACATACTTCTGTCCTGTATGTGGGAAAAAATATTTATATCATCGCTAAAGGAGCAAACAAATGACAACATTACAACAGATTAGAGAAAACGACGTAGACTATTTAACGAATGCCATGTTTAAGGATGTATTAACCCATGGTGAGCGTAGAGAGGACCGAACTGGGACAGGCACTATTAGTCTATTTAATGTGAATCACACATTCGATTGCAGCAACAAGTTCCCTGTAGTTACGAATAAGAAAGTACCGTTACGCGTAGTATTCGAAGAGCTTATGTGGTTCTTAAGTGGAAGTACGGACCTTAAGCGGTTGCTAGATAGAAATGTTCATATCTGGGATGCAGATGCATACCGATTCTATCAAGAACAAGGTGGAGAGTTAGATTTTGATAGTTTCATAGAGATGGCTAGTATCTATGGATTTGACTTAGGACCAATTTATGGTAAACAATGGACTGACTGGAACAGTGAAGGATTTAATCAGATTGAATGGGTTATTGAAGAGATTAAGAGAAACCCAGAATCAAGACGATTATATATCAGCGCGTGGCACCCAACGGCGTTCAAGAAGGCAGCATTACCTTGTTGTCACGTATCGTTCCAATTCTATGTGAGCAACAAAGATACTTTGAATCTTAAATTCTCAATGCGTTCTAACGATTTATTCTTAGGTTACGCATTCAATGTAAGCTCTTATGGGTACCTGTTATTCTTAGTAGCTGCTATGACTGGGTTAAAAGTAGGCTCATTAACATATGATGCAGGGGATGCACATATCTATTTAAACCATTTAAAGCAAGTAGAATTACAGATTTCTCGTAAACCGTTCCCGCAGCCGCAACTTAAAGTTAACGGTGTGAAAGAGAAGATTACAGATTATAAGTGGGAAGACATGGAGTTCACAGAGTATAAACACCACGAAACTATTAAAGGTCGCGTATCAGTGGGCGAGGTGAAGAAATAGTGACACCGTTCGAACAGGATATGCTTAGTTTATACCTTTGGACCGATAGACGCGCAAAGAACGGTCCGTTAACAAAGGACCAAGTAAAGTATATACTTCGAGAATTCAAACGAGCTGTTGAAGAGCAGTTTACAAACGAAATAGACATGCATAAGGAGGAAGTAAAATGAACAACGTACAATTGTTGATTAATGAGTTAAAGGACATGCAGGTATTATTTGACAAAGGGTTTATGAGTGCAGAGGAGTTCGAACGTATCAAAACCACGATTAACCAAGAAATCGAATTGGAGAGTGTAAACTAATGAGTTATAAAGATATGCATGCATCGTTTGAGAAGTTAGGGATTAAGCACAAAATTGCTATTACAGGGTTAGCTCGAACAGGTAAATCAACAGCAGCCGACTACGCTAGTGAAATGTATGGTTTCTACGTTTATGACATGAGTGATGACTTGAAGTTAGACTATGACGAAGACGCTATGAGAGGTCCATATGAATACGCTCAACATGACGGTAAACCTCGAGAAGGGTATCAATTATTCGGTCAATTAAAGCGATATGTGCATGGAGACGACTACTGGATTGATAAGGTGCAGCGACGCATTCACAATGACTCAGTTGCTATTAAACAAAGAAAACATGAATCCGGTGTTGGAATGTCACTAAGAAACAACCCACACCAGAAGGTTCTTTTAACTGGTCTTAGACAACCTAATGAGTTCGAATACGCTCGCGCAAATGGTTTTACTATAATTAGACTAGAAGTCGACGAAGACATCCGTATCGAGCGTATAAAGGCGTCTGGTGAGGTTGTAGACGAGAAGACTATTAAACACGAGACGGAAGCTACGTTAATGAACGAAAAAGTAGACTACGTGGTTAAGAATAATACAAATAATCCAGAGAACATGATTGATTGGTTGGATGAAATTATTAGAGACACTATTAATGAGGGGCGATTTTAATGAGTAAACGTGAAGAGCTAGAGAACAAGTTGTCAGACCTTAAAGAAAGTTTAGAAGTAGCGGAAGGCTTACTAGACGATGCAGATACAGAATGTAATGAAGCGGAGTATGAAGTTGAGAGCTTAAGGGAACAAAAGGCAGAACTAGAAAGCGAGTTAGAAGAAGTCGAGAATCAACTAGATAATATGAGAAGTAAGCTAAAAGATAGTGAAAGACAATATACGCGAATAGAAGAAAAGGTAGATAACCTAGAAGCAGAAATAGGTGAAGTAGAGTATGAGCTAGAGAACTTAGAAGAAGAGTAAAATCTTCTTCTTTTTTTTTTTGTATAAAAGTCTTGCAATCTATAAATCTATGTGGTAAGATTAGTTCATACCAAACAAGGAGGAGATATTAATGGATACAAGAGCGTTTGTAGTGTTTAATGAGATTAAGAAGTGGGAAGTTGAGCATGGCGAGTCCTTTATCGACTATTACGGGCATAACATTGAAGCTCCTGATTTTATGGAATGGGCATTAGAAAAGAAACTGATTACAGAAGACCAGTTCGCAGCTTGGGAAGATGCTTATCCATCACTAGAGGCAGATGACCCTAACTACTATATTTTCACAGATGACAAGGATGTTACGTGGGCGTTAGTTATCGACCAAGAACGAACAGAGGAATCTGAGGATAAAGGTCTAGTCTATCTATCAAATTACATTGCGGAACGAGACGATTTACTAGAAGAGTTTAGAGTTTTCATCGACGAGGAGGAATAGGATTGATTATCAGCAGCATCGTGGCACGAGACAGAAATGGTGGTATAGGATTAGACAATAAACTACTAATCCACCTACCAAAAGACCTAGCATGGTTTAGAAAGCAAACGATAGGAAAGGTAGTTGTGATGGGCTCTAAGACGCATCTGTCAATTGGTAAGTTCCTAGAGAAACGTGTCAACGTGGTATTAACTAGGAATAAAGAGTTCGTACCACTAGATAAAGATGTAATTGTATTCCACAACATTCACGAGATGTTGAACTACTTTAAAGATGAGAAAGAGATTATGGTTATTGGTGGAGGAGAAATCTATCGTCAATTCGCTCCTATGGTGAATAGGCATTATGTAACAGAAATCGATGCATTGTTTGGAGCAGATACGTTCTACCCTCCATTCGATACAAAAGTATACAAACGTTTCTTCAATAAAGGAGAGACTAGAGAAGTACATGAGCATAATGGAATAAAATACGAGTTTGCAATTTATAAAAAGGTGGATTGATAACATGGCATATATTGATGTTAATTTCGGACATGTAGAAGGAAGTAGATTTGATAGCGTGGTTGACGATTTAGCTTATGAGTTCGGGTATGAGGGTGAAGCGTGGGACATGGTTGTCGCTAGTGGTGACATGGAAATCCTAGCAGATTTCTTAGCTAGTGATGGTCTATCTGTAACATTAGATGGTGAGGACGTACTGTAATGGGTACTTTTTTAGAACTGGTAGGGGCTGTACTAGAGCTGTTAGGGCTCTGGGCAGCTTCACAAGACGAGGAGGACAAGTAATTGGATATCAAAATCGGAGATAAATATAAACTTACATCTGATACACATAACATTATTATCAATGAGAAAGTCATTCCGGTACAGAAGAAAGATGAGACGGATGCAGCTTTTGCAGAACGTAGCAAAATCGAAAAGTATAGCGCGACGGGGTACCACGCCAACTTAGAGAAGGCTTGTTTATACCTAATCGATAAGGTAGGCAAAGAAGACAAAGACACGATTCTAACGTTGGACATGCTGGTTCATGAAATCAGAAAAGCTAAAGAAGAGATAAAAGAAATGGGATTATCTTTAGAAAAGCCTTTACAAGACTAGCAATCTATGATAATATATAAATTGTAGAAAGTGGTGATGAGATGAGTAAGACCATATAGATTCACAGTCATCATAAACAATAAAAAACTCGGGGGTAGTTAACATGAATTTAACAGAAGTTAGAGATTTACTAAAAGACGTACTAGATGGTGGAAGAATGACAAAGGAAAATAAAGCTAAGCTGCAAGAAGCGTATGACCAAGTCCATGATAAGGTAGAAAAGAATAAATATAGAGATGAGCTAAGAAAGAGCGGAGAATTTGCAGATTATAGCGTATCAGCTATCATTAAGGATATGACAGGAGCTATGAATATCTTTAACAAGTACCCTAAAGCACATAACTCAGCTATCGATGATGTAAAGCATATAGATGGTATTCGTCAAGACATGTTCCATGATGCAGAATTCCTACGTAAAGGTAAAACAGTAGAAGAGAAAGCAGCTAAATGGGACGAGCTAGGACGAGCAGCTGAGAGACGTCGTGTAGCTAAAGAATTAATCGAGGCTACTAAGCCTATCAAGGCACTTATGGCTAAATATAAAAATCACGATTTAGCTAAAGATACTCGAGAGCTACTAGCACAACTACGAAACATCGAAAAGATTCAAAGTGAACGACAATACGAGCCTCGTGTACTAAACCACATGGAAGAGGCGTTTGCACAGGCGAAAGGGGTGAAACACTAATGTCTAAGTTCATTTATACTTGTGGTAATGCGCTAGGTACTATCTCTATATTTTGCATGGTCACAGAGGGGTTTGATTGGAAATTTGTAATTGGACTGGTTATATCGGCGTTGATTACAGTTAATTCACCGTACTCAATTAGAAGAAGGGATGAAAAATAATGACAAGACATGCACGATATAAACAACTAGGGAAATGTACGATTAAACAAGAGACCATCAACAGCGTTATGCTGCGAACACCTACGATTGAGGAGAATGTATTTGTATTTAAGAACATTGGCATTCTAGTAAAATCAAATAAGAAGGTGAGACCATGATTGAGTATAACACAGCAATGAAGATGAAGTTTGGTATGATTTTAGTAACTATCCTATATTGTACATTTAGTTTTGTAGACACACCGTATCAGTACAGATTGGCGATGTTCGGTCTACTAGCGTATCACCTGTACCTATTTTGGGAACAATATGTAATCCTACCAAAAGGAGCTGACTATAATGTTTAAGGTTCACGATAAAGCGGTAGTTAGGTTCTATAAAAGATACACTGGAGCAACTTATGTAGATGGTAAAGTTGTTAACATTGACGACGATGTTATAGTAGTTCATGTAGATAACCCTATCAAGAAGGAAGGAGAACCAAAAGTTAAATCATTCTTCTTCGATTCTAAAACACTAAAAGAGAAGAGTTCACGAGAATGGGATTCAAGATATCCCATGGAGTACGACATGGGATATGATAGAATTACTGTAGAACTTTTAAGTAAAAAAGAAGCACGTAAGTACAAATCAAAACATGTGTTAATCCATATGAAGAACGGGGAACAGTTAAGTTTATATCATGAGTATGAGTCTAGTATCGAAAGTCTACTAGAAGACGATAATAAGACATTAAAGTTCTTCAACTACGAGTTCACTAAGTCATTCGTGATTCGACTAGATGAAACAATTATGTTTGAGGAGGATGTAAAATGAATGCAGTAGGTATAGTTTGTGGACTAAACATTATAGCAATTATCGCTTGCTTGTTTGTGTTATGGGCAGAATACAATTACTTAGATACTATGTCTAAGATTATGATGTTAACTTTAGCAGCTACGAACGCTATTAGTCTACTAATTAACATGGGGTGGATACGATGAATAAGTGGTGTAAATGGTTCGGGCATAAACGAGGGGGAGTGTTACCGTGGAAACCTACGCCTCTAGGTATATCAAGAGGTTACGCAAAAGAGGGAGTGGAAGTTCTGTTTACTGTAGAATCACACTGCCCTAGATGTGGTGATAAAATCACAGAACTAAAATGGTTTAAATTAGAAGAATGGGAAAATAGATATACTTACAAAACGATGGGTTGTGAGTTCTTACTAAAAAGAGACTTAGATTAATTTCTAAGTTTTTTTTTATTTTCTCTTGTAATCTATGGAATAATATGCTATTATTTAATCATAAGGAGGAGGTACAAATGTTTAATTTAGATTTCGAGGGTAAATTAGTTGCTCGAGACCGCATCGAATGGGTAGACGGTTCACATAAGCAAGTCATAATGAGTGGGCAAACGGTTGAATACAGAGTCATAGCCCCATATACGGTACTATTAAAAGAGTACCCTCATGGAACGAAGTTTATGACAATGAGAATACAAACAGTTGAACTAGCATTTAGACCATGGGGAAGAGAGGAATGGTAATATGGAGTTTTTAGAGATTGATTTATTTAACAGATACTGGGTGTTCCATACGATAGAGTATTACCCTAGAGGGGATTTTAATGATATCGTCTTTACATCTGAACATTGGACTGATGTGGAACGACTTCTAAAAGAACCAGATATGGAGACATTGCAAGATTTCAATTTATTCTTACAAGACTACAACATTATGGTGTTCGACTCGGAAACGAAAGAAACATGGACTCCTCGTGGAGGTTGGACGGAGCACAGACCTAGAACAATAGAGAAGGTGGACTACTAATGGCAAAACATTCCTTGACATTTTATAACAACGGTGTTACAGTTAGAAAGTACGGAGGAACAGCAACAGATGTTGATTGGGTTCATAAAAGATTCCTTCGAGGAGAAACGACAGACCCGTTCTTTATGGAAGGTAATCTAGTTTTAGTTAGAAAGCAGAATGCTAGAAAGTATGTTTGTGGTAGATTCACAATAGATAAGGATGGAGTGATAACAGATGTTAGCGACAATGGAAAGACCGAAGCGGATGGAGCCAAAATTAACATCACTTGTGGATGAGTCGTATTATGTTTTAGTGTTAAATGGTGCACCTTACGGCTCTGGGCGCATGGACTACATGAAAGAATTAATATGGGACAGGCTGCTATGCTTTCCTAATAACAATGATGAGTTTAAAGTGTTAACTAAAGAACAAGCAAAGAAGGAGTTTATATATGTTTAGGGAAAAAATTAAAGTTGTCGATAAGAACGGTTTAGTAGGTTACCATTTTCATGAACAGTTAATGACATTCGGAACGCTGTATCAGGGCTGTGTTATCCATTTGCAAAAGGAGCCATATGTGGTTGAGATGCTGGAAGTTGACCATATGCATGTAGTTACAATAAAAGTACGGAGGTTAGGACGATGAAAGCAATTATAGATAGCGTAGATGAAACTGCTAAAATAATTCCATTTTTCTTAGCAGATAAGATTAGAATGAAGGTTATTGTTGGGGCTAGTAGTAGACAAATAAAGTTCTATAAAGAGGAAGTAGCGCAACTTATCGACGTTCTAACTAGAAAAGGCAGAGGGAAATACGCAAATCACTTTGAAGACGTAATCATCAGTATATCGCGTAGTGCATTCTTCACTAACAGTCTAATAATCACATTTTTAGTAATGGAAGGTGAAACTCCGGTGTTTATAGAATCGGTAGGTATTGCTGAAGAGGATTATGACGAACTAATAGAGTCTATTATCAAATGGTCAAGAAAAAGCGATTCACATATACTTTACTAATAAAGGAGATGTTAGGACGATGATTAGAGAGCACGATAGAGTATTCCTTATTGATTCGGGTATGAAGTACGAAGGTACTATTGGAATAGCTACAGGTAACGCGTATAAAGGTAAAGTACCAATTAGGTTCCCTCATACTAAAGAAGAAGGACTATTCGAACTAAGTAAAGTTAGATTACTAGAAAGACCTTTCCTAGATTTCTTTGACGCTATCAAGATTGCTGAGGAAGAGGATGTACTAGTTTGTGAGTACGCAGGATACCAAAACATTGTTTGCGATGATAAATACGCATTCACGTGGGAAGAGAGCCAAAAGACAGTTAAACTTATTGGTGAGTTTATCGGCATGAAATGGAAAATAGCTATTGACAATTAAAGATAAGTAGTGTAATATATAACTATAAGGAGGAGATAGCATGCTACAAATCGTAGATAACGAAAATAATGAAGGTACGTTAACAATTACCGATGCAGGAGATAGACTTAAGTTTAAGGTTAGTAATAATAATACGGACGAGCAGTATTCTATTAAACTAGGATATAAGAAACTTAAAAAGCTATCGGACAAGCTTACTGCCTTTCTAAACGCAGATGAGAGCGATATCGAAGATGGTACATCTATTATTATCGAAAAGAAAACTAAGTTCTTAGAAGTTGAGATTGCGTATGTAGATATAGGGTTCGTAGTAGGTACTATGGATGGTAGTAGACAGGGTGACTGGGAAGTTCTCACAGTTCAACACCATCATATCGAGAGTATTGTCAAAGAGATTGATGATAAGTTAATTTCTCTGGAGGAGGATTTACTAAATGTTTAAAATTGTAGATACAACTATGGAGGATGAGTTTATCGAGGGTAAGTTAACTAAGAAAGGTAACATAAAATTAACTGTTGTTGGTCGAGAACAGAGTGTATATGATGAAAAAACTACATTTAAATTCAAGTTTACTGATGAATATACAACTAGATTTGTACGATTGCTGGAGCACATTGCATTCGGAAAAGTTAGTGAAGATATAATGAATAGAAATGTATTCAATTTCGTAAATGCTCATAACGGAAGCCAAGTTAAGTTTAAGACACATGTATCTATGACAGGAGATACGGTAATGGTCAGTGTTGTCGAAGAGGATGACAGCGTAGCTAGAATAGTGACATTATCGACTACGCGAGAAGATGCACAATCAGCGGTTAACCTTATCGATATGAAAGCAGATGAATTATTAAAAAGAAGATACAAACAATAAGGAGGAGTTATAATGGATAAGTTAATATCAGTTGTTTCTAATGGGGAGCACGGAGCAGATAAGGACAAGTTAAATGTAGAGTATTATGGTAACGGGGATAGAGTAAAATTTACCGTAATCGAAGATATCGGTAATACATTCCCTTATGAAAAGAGCACTAAGCTCAGTTATAAACAACTAGAAAAGTTTATCTATAAGTTAACAAAAACAACAGAAAAGTTTAGGGAGAAACTAGACGATGACACAGTATCTAATGGATACATCTCTGTAAAAGAGAGATTCGTTAAGAAGAATAGTAGAGCGTCACTATCTGTATGGGCTAGTGGTGGGGAAATTGGCATAGCTGTAAATCCTGATAACGCGACATGCGCGGTAATGTTTATGACAATCAATAAGGCAGAGGATTTAACAATGCAGCTAATCGAATTAGCAGAACTATTAGAAGGAGGAAATTAATATGTTTATTATTCGTGATGTAGATTATGATGATTCATACTTGAGGGTTGACCTAGCATTAACAGGAATCGAGTTAATGTTTGTGGATGGACCGGAAGAAGATGACCAACTAACGGTGATACTAAATAACAAGCAGCTGCAACGAGTAGTAGATATTTTAGAAGGTAGAACTACTAAATCAATCGGTAACTATATACCACTACCTCAAATCAGCGAAAGAGAGGAACTGGATGTGTGCAACCTACGTTCATTTGAACAACACATGCTGACACTAGAAAGAGCAGCGCTAGGTGTAACATTCACTCCAGCAGATAAAGATTTACTAGTATCATTCATTAATCATTATCTGGAGCAATAACATGAATATTACTAGATACGACCATGCCGATAAGGGAGAGACTGTTAGATGTCTCTTCTTCGATACAAAAAGATATAGATTATTGTTTGCATTAGCAGAAACACTATGGTATACTAAAATCATAGATTTGAAGAGGTATCATTACATCGAGTATAACAAACAAAGAAAAGAGCTCTTCATATTCAAATTAGCGATTAGATGGGGGAGAAAGAAATGATTAAGAGTTTCGATTTTAATAGTGATAGTGAGAATATTTTCGCAACCATGCACCTACGACTAACAGACAAAGGTAAGTTTAAGTTAACGATTAGAGAGTATGAAACAGAAGAGAAAACAGGTCCTAACAGAAAGCAAACAGCTGTATTGGATGTATCAGAAACTCATAAGCTACTCTACAACTTAGAAAAGAAACTAAACGAGTACGCTCACCGTGCATCAACAATGACTATTATAAGAGAGTACTACTCATCAAATTATCTAGAAGGCGTATCAACTTGGATGCTAGAGGATAGAAGTATGTTCGGTATGGCAACGTTAGACCCAGTAGATATTCACAATGTAGCATTCTTCAAACTTAGAAAATTCCAAGAGGTAATCGATGCGGTGAGAATTATCGCTGTTAGACAGGAGGAGATGTCACGTGCCAAGACACTCAAGAAATAGGCAGCTACGCAAAATTAACTCTATCATGGCGACTGTAGGAGGCACACTAGAAATTAGACACAATATAGAAGGTGTGTACTTCATGGAGATGGATGAATCGTATGTAGAGATGCCATACGTACAGACAACGCATAAGGAATCACGTAAGCCGAATTACCGTATCAGAAATACAAAACGATACAAGATGGACAAGCTAGGAAACGTCCTACGAACTCCTAAGTCTACGTATCTATTCGGGGAGGTATATTTTAGAACGGACACACGTGTTTTCTTCTTCAACAAACCGAAACCAGATGCACATAAAGTAGAGATGCTGGATTGCAAGACTGGAGAGGACATATTTTGATTACGGTAGCTATCACCCTACTAATTATCGTAGGTGTAGTGATGATTGTTATGGGGTGCTTGTTTAAAAGCGACAAGTTGTCCCAGACATCTGCTATAGCCGCGGTAGGTTTCGGTCTAATCATATCGTGCTGGTCTATGTTTCTAGTACTAATGGTACTAATCTTCATTTTAGGAGGAGATATAAAATGAATTTTGAAGTAGGATGGATATCTCTAGTGAATAACACGATTATGGCAATTGTATTCTTCTTTCTCATTGTTATCACATATGATGAACTTAGATACTCGAAATTCGATATAACAAAAGATAAGTTGTGTGGCGTAGCGGCGTTAGTATTACTAGTAGTTTTATTCTTATGGACTTTAAAAGCAATAGGAGAGGTGCTTGGATTATGAGTCAATTATCAACAGTAGATGCAGTAATGCTATTCTTTCTAACGTGGGCGCAGGGATTAGCGTATATGGTATGTGCTTTTATGCTTTGTAAGGGGCTTTATACGACGATACAGAAGCTTTGCGAGAAACGTAGTATAATTAGTCGAGCTGGATGGTGCATGTCGTTAATCGTCATCCCAGCACTATTGTCATCTACACTATGGTTGTGGTGGGAATTCTTAGGAATGAGTGCAGCAGACACGATTCAACTATATCAAAACTATAAAACTTCCTAACGGGAGTTTTTTTTTTTTGTAGAAAAGTGTTGCAATTATAAAAATAGAATGGTATACTAAGAGTAACTTAAAGGGAGGTAGTAAATATGAGAAAATGGAAATGTGCACACACAACGTTAGGAACTAACAACTATGATATTCTTAAAATTAAAGTAAGTAAGAAAGGCAAATTGATTATCGCTATTGGGGAAGAGGAGCATAACAATAAAGAAAAAGTGAAGATTACACAAGAACAGGCACAAGAACTATCTAGTGGCATGGAAGATGTGCTAGAGCACGGACGATGCAACGTAATACAGGTTAATGATAACAAAAATATAGACGTAGATTTTATCGATTGTCTAGGAACGACACATTACTGCTTCGGTATCGAATCAGAGTACGACTTCGAATCAGTACATCTAGGAAAGGTTCAATTCGAACAAGTCTATGAACAAATACGACACTTCGGTATGGAAGGAGAGTTACTATGATTGGACCGCGTAAGATGTACCCATGCGAGCATAACACAGACTTTAACAATGGTGATGAATTCTTAATTGTAGGTGTAACAAAGAAAGGTAAACTATCACTTGTACACGTAGATAAAGATAGTACGGAACACGTTAAAGTTAATATCAAAGTTAAGGAAATTCACAAAATAGTAACAGGACTTAGAGACGTTTTGGAAGGAGATTGGAAAGCGTTCCAGTATGAGCAAGAAAAAGGTTACATTAACATAGAACGAGCAGACTGTGCGGGTGATAAGCAACACATCATTATACTATTAGAAAGTGAAGATGAAAACATGGGAACAGCTCATTTGTCTCAACACAATGCAGAGAATCTATTAAAAACAATAGAGAAGATTCTGCGAGATGGGAAGCTGTACCCGTAAACCGATAGAAGCAAATTTACAAACTATATTTTAGGAGGAGAGCAATATGTTCAAACTTAAACCAAAACTTAAATTCCCTTGCTTTTACAACGACCGAGCGTTCGACCAGAAAGATTTCCTTATCGTAAAGGAGACTAAGACTGGGATTAAATTTACCGTACAAGACAAGCTAAACGGAGTAGAAGTAGCAATCAATGTTCCTCTGCTAAACGCGATGGAGATACGAACAGCAATTAGTTCAGCTATGATAGGTACGATAGACGAACGTTTCGATATCAACCATAATGTAGGTATATGGGTACGTGACACTCGTGCGTATAACACCCCACTAGTATCACTACTACTAGTAGGGCTTAATGACTCCGAGAGTATCTGTATCACAACCAAGCAAGCATTGCAGCTAAACGACTTTATTAAGGAGGCGTATAACAATGGCAGTCGTATACAAGTGTGAGCACAACCAAGAGAACAATGATTTAGACCAAGTTAAATTGTCCGTAGTTAAGAATAAGTTAAAGTTCGTGTTCCGAGATGATGTACGAGACGTAAAGATTAATATAAAACTAGATAAGTATAAAGCGGAACTTATAGGGCGAGCTTTACATGATGAGATACACAAAGAAAGCGATGGTTACAAGTTAGGACTTACAAGAGATAGAGAGTTTGGCGTAATGCGTTCACACTGTGACTCTCACGAAAGACATCACATTATCTACGGACAGCAAGGGATTGCTCTTGTATCGGTACACTTGGATGATGATGACATTAAAGACCTACATGATAATATTATGAGCTTTGTAAAATACGGGGAGATATAAGGAGGCGAGACAAATGGAATGGAAGAATTGGAAACCGCGCTTCTATAATGGACAAGATGTATACATTATTACTTGGTTCGGTTATGAGTTGGTGATTTCTAAATGATTCTATTAGGGCAGATATTCTTTGTTGTATTTGCATGCTTTGGGTGGTATGCAATATCCTGCGCGGTAGCATTCTTGTTTATGTATCTGATGAACGCCTTCCAAGGTATGGGTTCTACCGTAATTGAAGATAACGATATCGCGGTCGGTGGGTTTATTGTGTGGATTATATCAGCAGTGATTTTATGCTTTACAATTTAATAGAGGGGTGTTATAATGACTATAGGAGAGTTAAAGTATTATATAAAGGACATGGATGATAAGCTAGACTTTATGGCATTCGACCATAAGACAGGAAAGTATACGTCATTCTCGTTAGTTAAAGAGGACTACAGTTTAGATATCGAAGTGAATATACTAGAGGAGGAACAATAATGTTAACAATAGAGACGTTGAACAATGGAGTTTTTGATGATTTAGTGATTATTACAACAGAGAGACATGAAGGTACATTGAATTACGGAGTAACAATTTTTGAACATAGAAATAACGATATCCAGTACGTGCAGCGAGCGATGTTAAATGAAGGGCAGATGCTAAAGTTAAAGTATAATATCGCACAGATTCTGGATGGTAAGACTAAAATCGGAGATGAACTATACGCGACTAGACAAGACAGAAGTAAAGCCGTATCAGTATTACACTCAACAAAAGAGAACATCGGGATTGCTATTACACCGAGACGTAACCTAAATGCAATTGCGTTTATGACGCATGCACAAGCAACAGAATTACTAGAATACTAGGAGGTAATCATGCGAGATTGGCTTGACATTAAAGAAGAAGTGTTAATTGACAAGATAGCCGTTGTAAAAGAACAAATGGATTTATGCACTGACAAGGCTGTTAGGGCGCACTTAATAGAAATAAGGGCGAAACATCTTAGGGAGTTGTATAGAGTCATAGAGAGAAAGGAGCGATTTAGACGTTATGAAAACAACACACGTTAAAACATTAATTCTACAAGAATTCGAGGTAGGTGCAACATATGACATCTGTGTACAAGTAGTATCTACAGGGGATACAAAGGACATGATAGACGTAGTAGTACAGTTAATTACAGATGACTACATCCGTGTGCAATATCCTACAGGAGCACCTGCAAACGTTTACTGGTTCGATATTAATTTCTTCACATACAAAGGAGTGAACTCAGGTGTCGTTCATTAATCAATTAGTTTGTGCGTTGTTCGGATGTAAAATGGAACATAAAGGTAGTACTGTTATGAAAAGGTTTACGATAAGGTACCATGTATGTAAGAGATGTAATTATCGTATGGAAGAAACAATCCACCATGACTTAATGATAGATAATAGGAGGGACTAAGATGAATCCAGAAGAACAAGAGTATTACGATATCGATGAAAAGAATCGCGTAGTGTTACGTATCATAGATTCTAGAGAGCTTAGCCTAGTAGAGAGAGGAAGACAATTAGGAGAGGCTATAGAAGACTGTGTAGTTAATAACCGTACCGAGTCTACCTTCCTAGAGATATTTGTTAAGGAACTAGCAATCCTACAACACCTACTAGGCAGACTTGATAACTTAAGAGAGTTAGACACAGAAGGTTATGATATTGTAGGTTATATAGAATCATATCTAAAGTGTAATAGTGCGGTAGACCAGATTAAACACTTAGGGAAACATAGTCTAAATATATGGAGTGTAGGAGCTGCTTATGAGAAGTTTATCTATGATAAGGCACTTATAGAATTTTATACTTCTATTTTAGAAGAATTCAATAAAATGGGTTGACTTTCCAATCACTCTGCTGTACTATAATAATATACAAAACAAAAGGGGGTGTTTACATGACATACCAACTGAAGTATGACCCATCAGCTAAGGTACGAGAATGTAAGAAGTGCGGTGTAGTGAAAGACATTGAGTCATTCGATAAGACAGGAACAATACGTCGAGATGGGTCTTACGGTAGAAAGTTTACATGTAGACTATGTGCAGAGGAAGCGAAAAAAGAAAGAAGTAGACGATACTATCAAAACAACAAAGAGCACGTTATTGCTAAAACCGATAAGTGGAAACGAGATAACAAAGAGCGAGTGAACGCCTCTAGACGAGAATGGTATTATAACAATAAAGATAGAGTTAAAGTTTACCATAAGAAGTACATGGAAGAAGGTAATGGTAAACAAAAGCAGAGAGAAGCAGTGCAGAGATTTAGAGCGAAACAAAAGGAGGGGCAACAATGAAAGTAGACGAGTTAGTAATAGCGTGTTCGGACTACCCAGAAGAATCTCAATTAACAGCAGGTATTCATGGTGATTACCTATACGTACTGTTAGAGGATGACAAAAGCATGCCTAGAGAGAAAAATGAGAATAACTTTGAGTTCTTTATCAATGAGGATACAGCTAAAGAAATGTATGAAACTCTTTCTGGTGATAACTTGACAAGTATCGATTACCACGGAAGTACGCACCCAGATAAAAATGGTAATAAATTCTATATATCTATACTGTCTACCATGTGCCAAGTATTACTAGTAGACTATGTAACTTACGTAGGGATAACCGCATCACGAGAAGATGCAATTAAGTTCCGAGAGTACTTGTGGATATTCATTAACAGAGAAGAAATAGGGGTGGAAGTATGAGATACACACGTAACAAGCAAATGGAGAAAGCAACGAAAGGTAAATGGAAAAATAACGGCAACTTACCTATAACACTCATGAACAAGTCTGAAACAGCATTGGACAAGTCCTTCCGATGGGAAAGTGGTTTTGAAGTAGAATCCGTACACCATAAAGGTAACTATCGTCAACAGAAATCATTTGGATTAGGTAAGTTTAACCCATTCTACATCTACACATTTGCACAAGTGTCATTCGAACGAAAAGGTACACCAGAGAAGACAAGAGTATACGTTTCACACCAAGCAAACGGAAGAGTTAAAGTAGAGGAAGTAATTACAGAAAGCTGGTGGAATAATGTACAGTAAACATAAATTCTATTGCCAACATCATAATAGTCAAGGTGTTCATGACGAGTTAGTTAAAGTACATCTTAAGTCAGAGTTTGAAATGGTTGTAAAGTACGAGGATACAGATTGTGAAACTAAGTTCAAACTAGTATTAAACAAACACCGTGTAGAGAGATTTATATCAATACTAGACACAGCAGGTGAATGTACAGATGGTTACGAGTCAGAGAAGATTGTAATGGAAGACGAAGATACGGAACTATCCATCTCTAATCAATACTGCGGCGGAGCCTTCCATCATGTAATCGAGTTTGAGAATGATGACAGATACGAATGCGTACACATATCAACCGATGACTTAGACTTAATGAGACACATTATCAAACAGTTAAATAGAAAGATGAACTACTAATGAAGGAGCTATTCGAATTCTATCTGTCACTAGCAGTTATTATTCTAATTGGGTATGCAGGGATTAATTCCATTGTGTACCTAATATGCTCATATATAGAATGGAGGAACAAAAGATGACTAGACATACACGTAATAAGCAGTTAAGAGATATTAACAAGAAGTTATATGGGTCGTATGAGATAAACATGTCAATGCCCACTAGTATCATGTATGAAAAAGGTTCTGGTAACCTCGATAAAGATTTCTTCTGGTTACGAAATCCTAGATGCGAAGTATCAGTTGAGCGCTGGAAGAAGAAACGATTCAACCGAAAAGAGAGATTTAAGGTTCATATGGAAGTCGAGAACTTAATTTTCTTCGGTAAGAATGGGTTCGTTAAGAGCAAATACAAATAAGGAGGGTTTATATGACACGGTATACACGTAACAGGCAGCTAGCTAATTTAGGCATTAAAGGGTATGTATTAAACGTACCAATACATGTAATGACAGAGCATCATCAATCTGAACATCGGTTAGATAACTCTTTCAAATGGAATAGGTACAGCATGCGGACATTATCTGCTGCGTACTGGAAAGGTAAACGTTTCAACAAGAAGACAGGTAAGGCGAACTGGAAAGTAAGAACAACAAAAGTAACGAACTATGTATCGTATAGAGCTAACGATAATAACCTATTCGGATTCACACATGTAGTGTAAAGGAGAGATTTATATGACAAGACATACACGTAATAGACAAATGGTAGAGGAACAACGGTTACATCCAAGGAAGTGTTTAAACCTACGAGATACAATGGACAATACAAATGTAACAATTGAGAGTATTTACCGTGAACCTATCGTGTGGGACTTAGACCCTAACTTCCATACAGAACGAGTCACCATTTACATTCACAGCTTCTTTAGAGACTTGTTACCACTAGCGTTACATCGTAAATCGAACAAAGTAGAAGAACGTACCGTAACGGTCTATTTCTTCACAAAGAAACAGAGCCATGTATCAGGTGAAGGTAGATACTTTAATAGAATCGTAGGGAGAGATAAACGTGGATTCCGTCATTATACAAATCGTCAGTTACCGGAACACATGCAAGGTATATTTGACAAAGAAGGATACAGACTAGCAATAGCTAATGGAGATGGAACATATTCTAGAACATACACTATAAAGTACACTAGAGAAAACTAATCAACGAGGAGGAGAAACATGTTAGCAATCGTTACAGTACTAGGTAGTATGGTAGTAGGATTAGTAGTCTTCTATCTTATCAGTGAAATGCTACTAGCAGTATTAGAATTCATGTTTAACGTGACAGATGAGACCATGGGTTACCGTATCATAGGCGGACTCATAATAGCGATTATTATATTCTCCTCTGTCATCTCTAAGTTACCATAATATGGAAGTACTCCATAACCAACGTTTAAAATTTTCTGGAAAATGATAGGGGGTGGGTTAATGGGTGTTATTCTAATTATACTAGGTATAGGACTTTTAGTATTATGGTATGTCGTTAATGACGAGGTAAATAAAGCACAGAAGATAAAAGACCAGATAGGATACAACCCTAGTACGTTCGACGAAATGATGAACTTTATACTCGCGATGTTAACTATCATTCTAACAATCCTATACGGCGTGTGTACAGTATGTTACTTTATGGGGGTGATATAGATGATAACATTATATATGCTTACTACCTTAATTGTAATGGGGTGGGGCGTTAAAGTCATCTGGGATATGTGTGAGGAAGTTATAACGGACCCAGACCCTCCAACAGACGGACAGGTCGTATATATCATTGTTATGGTAGTACTTGTATCATTTATGGAAATAGGTTTGTCAGGATTACTTGCAATGTTTTGGAGTATGTGGTAAAATATACTTATAAATAGATAGGGGGTAGGTATTATGGGACTTTTACTTGTAATATTAATAATAGGGGTAGGTAGTTACTATCTATACGGATTCGGACAATATGTAAGAAGTGGCGGTATTAGATTAAATGGAACAAGTGTTCTCATCTGTATTGCTACGGCATTAATTTTTTGTATGGTAATTTTTTGCTTCTGGGTACTTTCCTTTGCAGCAGGAATTTTGTAAAATAAAAGTATAGGGGGTGGGTATAGTGGATGATAAGATTAACTACTACGGAGTACTTACCTTTCTATGGTTTATCGTACTACTATTTGCGGGAGGGCTAATTGCTTACGTTTACGATAGCATTTAGTATATCAAATTTTTTTCACAGTCCAGAAAATTTTTACTTGAGGTAGAACGGTAGTAAACTACTACTTGACAAATTTATGGTTTTATGATAGGGGCGGGGTTATACCACATATCAAACCGTATGTCAAGTAAGCATATAAAAAAATAATTGTCAATAGGGTATAAAGGAGGGTCACCCCTCCCTATACTATTTATTCCATTTGCGCAAATTCTCAATCAAGTCTTCTGCGGCTCTTTGTAGGTCTCTAATAGCCGTATCTGTCTTATGCTCCTGCTTAACAACGCCGGACACAATAGCGCTAATACGCTTGGATACGTACGTAGCCTCTACCAGTGCCATATCATGTTTAACGCCCTTCATACCCTTGTCAATAAACGTCGAAGCGTCTATGATATGGACGTGCATATGAGCAGGTAATACAATTGAGTACGTTTGTCTAGTCTTATACATAGCACCAAGCACCTCAGCATGCTTGACAATTTGCTCCAGTTCAATAATGGCAAGTTCGATATTAGCGTTCATAATATCCCATCCTTTTATCTATATAATAGTGAGCTTACAATTATAAGGGACTTAACGCCCCGACTAGCAAGTGTATACGGACACTTGACCCTCAATGTCATAGTATTTAGCTAACTTAGTTCTCATTGCACGGGCAGCCTTGAGAGCTTCTTTCTCATCGTAATAAGTGCCAAAATATACCGTGAACATATAATCGCCAGTCGTGTCATATGCAGTGAATTCACAATCAAAGATGTCAGTGCCGTTGTCGTCCTCGCTATTATATACCATAACTGTATGATAGTCTACGTCTTCCCATTGCTCTGCAAGCTCCTCTTTATATTCCCCTTTAATCTCAGTAATATTCTTAACGTCTAAAGGTGCAGGAATAGCCTCTTTAACCTCATTCGCTAACTCCTCGCTGATTTCCTCTTTTGGCTCTGCTAATACAGTAATACGAGATTTAGCAACGTTAACTAAAACCCACTCATCCGTAGTCGTACGATTAACCCAAATGATATTAGTATCAAGACCGATATCAACGATGCGACCTGAGAAATAGTCACCGTTTGGACATTCAACGAATAATAGTTGTCCCATATGATAAGGTGCTTCTTTAACCTCTACTTCTTCAGTGATAAGCATAGCCACTACCACGTGATGCATATTAATAGTTTCTAATACGCCGCCTACGTTTAACCATAATAGAGTTTGTTTAGAAGTGAAGTCTGTCACATAACCTTTGTATTGATTGCCTGACATCATTGTAACCTCTACCACTTGTCCTAATTCGAATTGACCCATTTCAACACGTGTTTTCACTTCTTTTCCCTCCTCCTCGATTTTAACGATACCAGTATGATTGTATGATGCATCTACCATTTTAATTGCATGCTCTTCACTAGTAGCCATAACATAGCGAGTGTTTACCATACCATTTGCATGGTTGAAAGTAACCGTGAATTTACGTTCTTGTTTAGCAGGGATAAGCCCGCTTTCCATTAAAGCATTAACCGCGTTCGTGATATCACCTTCACCAGCTAGGATTGAAAGACCCGCGTTAACGTCTTCATATGCATTTGTTAAAGTAATAAGGTAACGTTTGTAATCAGTTAAGCGAATAGCGTTGTTAAGCTCCTTGTTTGTTGCTACCTCTGTAATTACCTCAAGATTGTTTTTGTATTCAGTTGCGATTGTCATATTCATCTACCATCCTTTTATGTATGCTAGCAAGGTGTTTCCCTGCTGCTCCTATAATATCTCATATTCCGACGGCAATTACAACCCTTTGACAAAAAGTAATTATATTCGCAATTGTCAGAATCTTTTATACAGTTAATTTGTCAGAATATAAGATTTACTTGACTTATAGCTATTACTATGATAACCACATATGCGCGCTCCTATGCAATGTAATAGGAGTTTTAAATTGTCTGATAGTCAGAATTATCTGATAACTTCCCATAACATATAATTGTCTATTTGTCAAATCTATTTTAAAGGCTCTAACAGCCCTTCTAAGCGATTCTAAGCTATAGCCCTAGTATTTGTATTGCCTAGCATCCTAACAGCCCGTACAGAGGAAATAGCCCTCTAAGCCAGTCATACCAAGGGCTCATAAATTGTCAGAATATTTAGTCATCTTATAATAGACAGAATTATCTGACTATTTGAATTATCTGACAAATAGCTCACACACGTATACCACACATCGAGCCAATTGTCAAGTTGACAATGTATTCAAAATAGTCAGATAACTTAACAGCAGCTCCTTATCAAACAATTGTCAGAATATTTAGAATAGGCTGACTATCATAATTGCTTGAATAGTTTGAATTGTCAGTTAATTCTATCGCAGTCTCTTATAATTGTCAGACTATTTAGACTATTCATAACATTCAAACTGTCAGAATATCCACAATAACACGAACATTATAATTGTCAGACTATTTTATCATTCGTAATTATCAGACAATTAAGATTAGTCAACTAATAATTCCCGAGGGTTTTTATCTAAATGTTCAGACTATTCATAATAATCCGAACAATAGCACAATTCACACTATTATGACAGTCAGACTATTAGCCGCCCCTACCGTTGTCAGACTATTTATACTATTCTTATTGTCAGAATATTTGCAATACTCTTTTAACTTGACAAATAGCCTCATCTGTGCTATTTATACGAGCTGCTAATTGTCAGAATATTTAGTTAGTCAGAATATGTATAAAAAACTTTTAATTTGTCTATGCTTGTATTATTGTCGTTTGATGTGCTATTCTGTTTAAGCAGGTCGATGCACATTTTGTAGATACCTGTTGTCGTAATTGTCTGACAATTGTCAGATAGTGCGATTGGCTCCGTGGGCGTAATTGCTCATGAGCTAAATGGACAAGCCATATAGTTGCCTATGCGTTCTAGGGAGCTACTAAGGATTTTCGGCTCTGTTCCAGTGAGCTACTAGGAGTTGTGCTTGCATTCCAGTGAGCTACTAGCAAAACCCCACATTATAGCAGGAAAGCCCTCACATTGTCGTGAAGGGCTTTTTTGTTGTTCTTATATATTTGTACCAGTTAGTTTGTAAAACGACGTGTAACGGAGTGTGAGGGTCCTTAAAACACCTGTACAAGTTTGTAATACTCGTATATATTTGTGTACAAGGGTGCAATCTGCTCTATCTAGCATGAACAGGGTATCAGAGAAAAACCTGAGGTAACCAAGTTGCACTTATTGAAAGGCTTCTTATTCGCACTCTGTCGCTGTGTTAT